CAGTGAAGCCTGTTGAGCCAGTAGGTCCTTGCAGTCCTGTTGGTCCTGTTGAGCCAGTCCCCGTAGGTCCAGTGAAGCCTGTTGAGCCAGTAGGTCCTTGCAGTCCTGTTGGTCCTGTTGAGCCAGTCCCCGTAGGTCCAGTGAAACCTGTGAAACCTGTAGGTCCTTGCAATCCTGTCGGACCTGTTGAGCCAGTCCCCGTAGGTCCAGTGAAGCCTGTTGAGCCAGTAGGTCCTTGCAGTCCTGTTGGTCCTGTTGAGCCAGTCCCCGTAGGTCCAGTGAAGCCTGTTGAGCCAGTAGGTCCTTGCAGTCCTGTTGGTCCTGTTGAGCCAGTTCCCGTAGGTCCAGTGAAACCTGTTGAGCCAGTAGGTCCTTGCAATCCTGTCGGTCCTGTGGAGCCAGTCCCCGTAGGTCCAGTGAAACCTGTGAAACCTGTAGGTCCTTGCAGTCCTGTCGGACCTGTTGAGCCAGTCCCCGTAGGTCCAGTGAAACCTGTGAAACCTGTAGGTCCTTGCACTCCTGTCGGACCTGTTGAGCCAGTCCCCGTAGGTCCAGTGAAACCTGTGAAACCTGTAGGTCCTTGCAGTCCTGTCGGACCTGTTGAGCCAGTCCCCGTAGGTCCAGTGAATCCTGTTAATCCAGGACCGGTTGGACCAATGTAACCTGTAGGACCAGTGGGACCGACAATACCGTTAGATGGACCAGTAGGACCTAAGAGTCCAGTGGGACCAGTAGCTCCAGTTAACCCAGGACCCGTAGGTCCTGTGTAACCAGTGTATCCTGTGAAACCGGTATACCCAGTCGTTCCAGTTAATCCGGGTCCAGTTGGGCCAAGATAACCTGTGGGCCCAGTAGGACCGACAATACCGTTAGATGGACCAGTAGGACCAACGACTCCAGTAGGACCTGTGTATCCAGTATATCCTGTTGATCCTTGGGATCCAGTGGGACCAGTAGGACCGACAATACCGTTAGATGGACCAGTAGGACCTAAGAGTCCAGTGGGACCAGTAGCTCCAGTTAAACCAGGACCCGTAGGTCCAGTAAAACCAGTATTACCTGATCCCCCGGTTTGAAAAAATATAAAACGTGATAATTCAGAAACTGTCCACAGCAAATTTGGAGGGTTATACGCTTGATGAATAACAGGTAATCCCTGCGAATTCAGTTCAAATAAGTACCCCAAAGCGTTGGGAGCAGGTCCACCGCCGTTTCCTGATTGGTCGATACTATTATTGAAACCACCCACATCTTCCACATCAACAACTGCAGATCCAACAGTCTTACTGTAAATAGTCTTTATACGAAACGACCCTCCGCCCGAAACATTTGATGCCCACATTCCTACCGCAATAGAATTGCCGTTATAAGAGTTATTCCCACTATTGTATCCTTGCCCAGTCGTGGTCAGTGTTGTTCTGTACACGTTTGGACTAACAGTGGACACAAGGGTGAACCTCACAGGCATACAAATAGGTGGGTTCAACACCATAATACTCTTAATTTAGAACTTGTAAATAAAGGTATAGCGCATAATTTGAGCTGTCGTTTGCAGTATATGGAAATGTAGTTTGGTTCATGTTGGAAAACTTGAGTACTCCGTTCAGTACAGTAATCAATACAGAGTTTCCTGCTGTTGTTGGGGCTCCCATTTGTCGCTGCTGGTTAATGTATGTGTTACTGGGAGAGTCGTAGTAATATGCAGTGTAAAGTATGATTGGAAGAACTCCGCCAGCTTTTGTAATGTTGTACTTATCTGCCAAATTAATCGTAAAAATTGTGTCATCAGACGTTCCATTTACGAACGTTCCAAGTGTAGCAAGACCACTTATTCCCACATTTCCACTTGTTGCATTGAACCCGTATACACCAATACCAAATTTCAACGTGGCAACAAATGATGAACTTCCTCCTCCGGCAGAAGGTGTTGCCCAAATTGTGTCATAATTGGTGGCCGAATTTTTTGTCAACACTTGACCCGAAGTTCCTCCTGTAGGAACACCTACACCAGTATCTCCTTTAGCCCCAGTGGTACCAGTTGGCCCAGTACTTCCAGTTAATCCTGGTCCAGTAGCACCGCGAAACCCAGTTACGCCGGTAGGACCAATCGGACCAGTATTTCCAGTTATTCCTTGTCCAGTAGGACCAGTGAGTCCTGGATATCCAGTTACACCAGTAGGTCCTATAGGTCCTGTAGCACCGCGAGGACCACCTGCAGGACCAGTAGGACCTGTAGTTCCTCCGCCCCCAATCGTTCCTCCAGACCCGAAAATACTTCCTGAAGCGTAGATATTATCTACGTTAATCAAATCAAGTTTGACAACGTATCCATTTCTGCCATCCGAAACAATCTTTGGGGACAAAACATGTTGAAGAAGGTTGCGGGTATTTGATCCTAAAAACGGATCATTTCCCCCTGTCGCCATTTGTCTATACAGATGGACAAACAGTTTAACTACTTTCCGGAGTCTAAGAACATGGAGCCACTATTTTCCTCGTCCAGTACTCTAGGTGACAAGTACACATTGTTTCCGATTCCTCCTAACGAAACTGATCTGTATAAATTGTACAAAAAGGCGGTAGCGTCTTTCTGGACAGTCGAAGAGATTGATTTCCAAAAGGATAAGGAAGATTGGGAGAAGTTGTCAGAGAACGAACAGTTCTTTATTAAGCAAGTCTTGGCGTTCTTTGCGGGTTCTGACGGTATCGTCCAGGAAAACTTGGCTACCCGGTTCCAGCGCGATATTCAGTCGCCGGTAGCTCGTTTGTTTTATGCGTTCCAGAATGCCATGGAAGGTGTGCATTCGGAAACTTACTCTTTACTCATCGACCAGTATGTAAAAGATCCAGAAGAACAAAAAAAGTATTTCCGAGCGATTGATACGATTCTGTGTATTCGCAAGAAAGCAGATTGGGCACTGAAGTGGATTGATTCGGGAGATTCGTATGCTACTCGTCTAGTAGGATTTGCATGTGTCGAAGGAATCTTCTTCAGTGGTTCGTTTTGCGCAATTTATTGGTTGAAGAAGCGTGGACTGATGCCTGGCCTCACATTCTCCAATGAACTGATTTCTCGCGACGAAGGTCTGCACACTGAATTTGCTGTGACTCTGTTCCACAAATTGGAAAACAAGATCTCAAAGGATCAGACTGAGCAAATTATCCGCGAAGCAGTTCAAATTGAAAAAGAGTTTATTACGGAAGCTCTGCCATGTTCCCTCATTGGAATGAATGCGCGCGATATGTCGCAGTACATTGAGTTTGTGGCTGATCGTTTGGCGCTGCAACTAGGTCTTCCGAAAATTTATAAGTCCACGAACCCGTTTGATTTCATGGAGTTGATTTCGTTGGAAGGTAAGACCAATTTCTTCGAAAAAAAGGTTTCGGAGTATTCCAAGCCTGGAGTAGGAATGAAGAAGGAGGATATGGTGTTTCGTACGGACGAAGATTTCTAGAACTGACCTGCGGCTATGGGGTTAGCAGCAGGAACGCGGGGTTTACTTTGACGACCTGAAGGAAAGTTAGGAAGAGCAACTAAAAGAGGCCGGACATTCTTGTTGGTGAACGAAGGTAGGAAATCAATAGGGCGACGAACAGACGGAACGGATTGGTACATATGAGTAAAGACTTTTACGCCATTATCGGGGCGCGAGTCAATAGCGTTATACTTTTTGAATGTAGTGAACTGCGACGCGTCCGGAGTCGGCATTTATTTACGTTTAAAGGAAGAAGCTTTATTCGTCCTAAAAGTAAAATGCAGCTAACATATGTTGCCGTCGTCGTTCTGGCGTCCATGATCTTTGTACTGTCCGGCATGGTAGGATACGTATACTGGCAACAGACTCGCCTGATCCAGAACCTCCAGTCACTCGCTGTCGTCGTTTCAACGCACTTTATTCGCCCCCCGCAGCCGCAGCCACAGCAGCAACCTGAACCTGAAACGGTACCTGAGCAGGACGTTTTTGCCGATATGCCCGCGCTCCTACCAGTAGATGCAAAGCTTGAAACGGTTAAGGAGGATGATCGCGTATCAGTCAACGAGGTAGAAGTTGTTGAGGGGCCGCCTGTCACGACTACCACTGCTGCAGTAGTTGTTGCCGTAGACTATGAGAAGAAGACGGCCGCAGAGCTCAAGGATCTTTTGACGCAAAAAGGTATTCCGTTCGGTAAGCGGGACGCGAAGCCGGTGCTTGTCAAGCTCCTACAGGCTACGGCGTAAGAAATATAGTTTATCAGTTAGAATAATGAAGCTGTATAATCAGCATCTGGATACATTATCCAAAGGCAATCCAAAACTCCTAGTATTTGACTGTGAGTTTTGGCGTGTATCTGGAACTTCAGGATTCATTCCGATTCCTGACACTGACGAATTCTTTATTCCTCGTGAGATTGGAGGATTCTTTTTGACCAAGAACGGTGATGGAAGTTGGGAGTACAAAGGATACTTTTTCGTAACGTTCACGAACCCCAAAGGATACGATGTTTCTTTTATTTCATCGCACTACGCTTCCGTCACTCAGAAAACTGCTGACCAATTAGATGTGTATCAATCCTACCTCCAACTCGAATGGTCAAAAGCGTTTGAAGGCGCTCTTCCAGAAGACCAAAAACCTATTTTGAAAGAAAGCTTGAAACTTTACAACTCTGATTCCCATATTGCCGATCATCATAAACCTCCTTCATGGCTAAAAAAGTTTTTGAAAGAGTATTCTGAGTCCGTTGTTGTGGTGAAAGGCAGGGCAGATATGGAAGCTCTGGAAAATATGTGCCGCATTCACGAGTACGAGTACCTTGAACCATTAGATGTATACGATATTGCTACTTGGAATCCCAAGAGCCGCAGGTTATGTGGAACAGCTAAATTGGAAGGAACATTTGATTGTATTTTGCCGTACGTCGATGATAAAGGTAGTAAGCGACGTAGATTGAGGGATATTTTGCCGTTAGAACGTGCTCACGATCCTACAACAGATGCATCTATGACTCTGCTGGTAGCCATATACATTGTAGCGTCACAAAGTAAATAATGCGGCTAGTTTCATTCGATATTGGCGTTCGCAACTTGGCGTTTTGCGTGATGGAAGGAACAAATAGATCCAATGTCAAGATTTTGCACTGGGATCTGATTGATGTGATGGCCGAAGGGGCAGGACACGATGCTCCTAAATGTTTCAAATGCCAAAAACCCGCGAACTGGCAAAATGGTAAGAAAGCGTATGCGTGTACTCTTCATAAAACCAAGAGCGCCAACCCCCCAACCAAACTTTCGTTAAACAAAAAAACAATTGACGAGCTGAGGAAAGAAGGCGAACCATTTGGAATTCATTCCACTACAAAGAAAGGGTATGTCGATATTCTTTATACACACTACCATCTGAATGTTTGGAAACGCTGTATCAAATCATCCAAGCAGTGTTCGGTTGTGGACTTAAGTGTTCCTATTGCCAAATCTTTAGAGTCCAGAAAGAAGTTATGGGAAGGTGCTACTCTAATTGCGTGTGAGCAGCAACCGGATAAGCGTATGCTTTGTGTCCAAGCTATGATTCATATGTGGTTTGTAACCCAAGGGTTTAAGTGTACAGGTGTATCGGCTACACATAAGCTTACCAATATTTTGACGGTAGACGATCATACGAAAACGTACAAGGGTCGCAAAAAGACCGGAATCATTCACGCGACCGAACTTGTCCCTACGACAGAATGGAAGTCACACATGCTGAAACATCCTAAGAAAGATGATCTTTGCGATACGTTCCTTCAAGGTCTGTGGGTGATGGAACATACGCGTTAGAGTTTTCATAACTGTATCGTAACTTCACACAAATGGACGCAGTGTTCGGAGCCGATATGTTTTCAAACGCGAAAATCACGGAGTCGAATCTTGATCTTCCAGATATGGCAACTGTCGAGCTCCCCAGCTTTGGCGGGTCTGATCCAGTCCCGGCCCCCCGCCTCGTTCCTTCCCTTGATGAAACGGGACCGATGCGTACATCCGATGGTCTGGAGAATATGAACGCCGAGGCTTTTTTTCCGTCCCAGTCTTCGCGCAAGATGAGCGAGGAGTTTGTTATGAAGGAGAAGTACGAGATTCTGCGCAAGTTCGAGCGTCTGGCCAAGCTCGGTGTCCCAATGCGTAAGCGCTTTACTCTGGATTCGCCACTGGAGGAGATGAAGATGGAACTTGAGTTCATTCGTCGTGAAAAAGCGATGGATCAGACAATCAAGCAGTTCTGTGAGTGGTACATTACTGGCATGTCAGCTCTAGAGTGGAGTTCGACGAATGTAGCGTTCGTCAAGGCGTTTGGACTGAACCTCAGTGGTCTGTCGGAGTCCGCACAGATGAATGTTGCGGATATGGAGGAAGATTTCGAGGAGCTGTACGATCTCTATGGCGACAAGCTCAAGATGCATCCTCTCGTACGTATTCCCATTCGTACTTGTATGATGGTCTACATGGTTCACCTCACGAACCAGATGGCAATGAAGTCACCTATCCCGAACATGCAGGATATTCTGAAAACAAATCCTGATATTGCTCGTCAGTTAGCTACGGCCGCCATGCAGCAGCAGTCGCAGGGAATGAAGCAGCAGCAGGCTCCCGCGCCTCCTCCTCAGCAGCAATCGTCTAACCCTTTTGCCGGTCTGCAGAGCTTCATGAGCTCAATGGTGCCTCCTCCGCCCCCGCAGCAGACGAATGTCCGCCCCCCACCGGCCATTAAGTCCCCAATCAAGATGCCCAAGCCTCAGGCGCCTAATATCCAGCGCTCAGCACCCCCGCCGGTCCCAACTCCAGCTCGCGAAATGGCTCCTCCTCAGGTCAATATTGACGACTTACTGAAGTCAGTCAATGCTGGCGTTACGATTTCTGAGCCGGCTACGACGAAGCGCGTGAACACTACGCCGAAGAAGGGTGGGTCTACGGGAAAGAACTCCGTAAGTATTAAGCTATAAATGGGTTCAAGACTTTCTAATACTTCATGGTGCTGGAGTCCTAGAGTTCGGTGTCCAGAGCATACTCCGCCACTGAAGAAGAAAACAGCCGATGAAATACTCCAAGAAAAGTTTGAAGAAAAATCATATAAGGAATGGTGGGCAGAAAATAGATGGAAGTATGTTGAAGGTAAGGTGTATGATCACACAGATAATGATTGGAGCTCCTAAAACATCGGTGGAGTGTTTTTATCATATGCCGGTTGGTCGCATCCTTTCAGACCAGCTTTCTCACGTAATTTTTGGTCAGGGCTGTTATCCATCCCTTCACGAGCATACACCGACTTTCCACGGAAAAGTCCGCCGGCTAAAACTACGAACCCGGCAGTCAGAAGAATTGACACAACGAGATCACGTGTTCCTACAAAGCAAACTGCAAATACCGCAAGACGGCGAAGAAGGATGTTATTCCCATACTCTTCATCGTTAGCACTGAACTCATGGACAATGTATCGGCTAGCAACATTCGAGAGCAGAAGCATTATGCCAATTGCAAATGGCGACGTAGCCACAGCATTAACTTGTTCGAGCATCCCTATTATTTACTAAACGGGCTTTAAAGTTGACTGGCTCTTGTCACCAGCTGGTTTAGGGGTTGTAGTGGAAGGAGGAGGAGTGGTCACTGACTTACCAGCCGTTGCCGTATGTGCTACCGTATCACCCTTTTCCAGCTTTCCAAGAATGTCCTTTAAAGACGCAGAGGGATCTGGGGTGCCGGATGAGGCAGGAACTTTAGTTTCCGCCTTCGGCTTCTGTTCCTTCTCATCAAGGTATTCAGTTGCATTCACCGCCATCATGACGTATGCGATACCTGCAAAAATTCCAATAATCAAGCTCTTGTATACCGTGACGTACACAATGCCCAGTAGGAAGACAGCATGCCCTACAGGCGACGACAGGAAGTCACGAATATGGGAAGGCGGAGGGTTGCTGAAAAAAGCGATGTAGACAATGAGAAGTCCAACAACAACAAGTTCAGTCTGTGACAGCTTCATTTGTCTGAACGTAATATTTTTCTATCGTGTTTTGAATAACTGGGAATGGCGTCATTAGAAGAAGTATGGGGTAAGCCATTTCCTACGAAACATTATAGCATGGTGTCCAAACCTGGAATGGCTCAGAAGGAAGAACCACGTGATCCCGAGAAGGAAGGGCGGATAGCTCCCACACCCCAGCATCGCTCAGCGACCGCTGTCCAGCGTCATCGCAAAACCATTGACGATTTATCAAAGAGCTTACCGATTGTCCAGAACGACGACGAGGCGGACTCAAATTATGCTCCAGTTCGTGTTGGTGGTACTAAAGAAGGGTTCACGGCTACAAAGACAGGGTACTCTAAACCATTTTTTCCAAAAGATGATGGTACGAGTTTCGCGTATGCCCCATCCTCGTTTCAGGATTCGGCGCACGATGTTAAACTTGACCGTATTCTTCGCATGATTGAACAGAATAAGACGGGGTACGAAACTCCGTCATCTCACGATATGGCTCTTTACGTGTTTACTGGTGTCATGACTCTGTTTGTTCTAGATACATTTGTAAATCTTGGTCGCCGTATGGGTTAAGAGCGAATCTTTGACTCGAGCGTATTCGTAATACGCGTTTCCAGAGTAGAGTACTCTTCGAATCCATTGTCCATATACTCGAACTCTAATGTGAGTGAGAAATCCACTATCCTATTGGAAGAGCTTCCAATATATTGACCGTTTGATGTCCAGTACATGAAACCCAGTGTTCCCTGCTGATTATGGACACGGGTGCGAATCCGCAGACGATCCAACTTACCAATCGGAGGGTTGTACCGTGCAATGTTATCCTGAGCACTCTTATCGTTGTACTCAATGAACGTACCGTTCACGATTGCAGGTATCTTGGCAAAAAAGCTGTCCGTGAACGTAGACTTGTTACCAGATACCATTGTTTCATCTGTCTTATTGAGGCCGTCGAGCTCAACCATGAAATAGTAAGGAATAGGGCTAGGTCCAGTATCGCCAGCAAACCCAGACAAATTTGAAGGTAAGTTCTGGCCCGATGAGTACTGATGTAGAACTGCGCCGGTTAACCCAGGAAACTCAGCGGCCGCGAGACGAATAGACGTGATGTTCTCGTAAACGCGAGGAAGGTATATTACAAAGTCCCCGTTCGTGTAATATTTGGACGTATCACGATCAGCCGAGTCAATGACCAGCGTCTTCTTCAAAGTGCGCAGAGCTTTCACTGGACGGGACGGAGCCACAATTGTCCCGTTATAGTCAAAGGCCCTGTTCATTTGTTATATTTCACACGGGAAGTTTTACACGTCTTATTAAACCAACGTTTGCCTTTAGCGGTTTGCTTGGCTTTACGAGCTAGATCTGCATCAGTTGTATAATGGGTCTTGCCACACGTCAAAAAACTCGCAGCCCTGGCATACCCCCACTGCTGGGCAGTTGCGCCAGGGCGATGTCCCGTTCGCCACGCTGCCATTCCGCGGTTATACGATTTTTTTACTAACGAAAGAGGAACACCGGTAGCCTTGGAATAGGACTGGACGCCGCGGGCATTGGGGAACTTACGTTTCCATTCTTTAATATATTTGGATCGGCGGGTTTTCGCACCCTTGTCAGTTAAAAAAGGTTTGTAAGCCTTTGGATTTTTCCACGACATAGAACGGCGCCGTGTGGCTGTCGCTCTACGCTGTTTGTTTTGTTTGGCAGTTAAGCCTGTATGGTACCTCTTGGGCCAATACATTATTATTACTTTATAGACTCGGGAATTGTCAAGTCGGAAAGCAAGTCGTCAATGTCCATATCTGTAAACTCACATGTTCCCTGAACTAAGGCATCTACAGCCACAAGGAATCGTTTGAAGACACTAATAGTATCATCATCTTCCCATGGCGCATCAGTTTCAAGAAGCTGGGCCATTTCTTCGGCGATCTTCTTGCTTTCGTCGATGTCAGGATTGTTCGTTGGGTTTGTCACAGTATTGAAATTCGGAAACACCTCGCGGATCTCGTGAAAGAACTCTACTAGCTCACCAATCAGTTTATCTGTAGGTTCTCCCATTCCCGGCTCATAGTCCTCAATTTCCTCAAGGAGTTTGCGGAGCCAGCACAGATTGCGATACTTCTCGCATTCGCTAAGATTCTCGTCCATGTCCATTCTGTTTTTACCCTACTTATTACTGGAAAAAACGTTTCCGTTTTAATTTCCGTTTTGAATATGGTTATTCAATGCGTTATAAGCCAACCGTCAAAATACTTGATCTGTTCCTTGATGGTACATACAGTTTCAATAGTTTGTTCCATCTGGTCATGCAATGATTTTGTAACATCAGCTAATTCATCTGGATCCATAGGATCCCCGTTTGAAGATACTATGTTATTGTCCAGAATAAACTTGACCTTAGTAAGATCTTCAATGTGCCGAGCCAAGATTATCTCAAGACTCGCCTTGGTTTTTTTATAAATCTCATGCATCTCGTCCATAACTAATGAAAAACATTAACATTAAGTTTTTGCTTTCCGTTTTTTTTGTTTTTAGATTTTAGTCAGATTCCAGGTAGTACTCATCGTCACTACCATCATCATCCGCATCTTCCAGCGGGAAGAACCACTTCTTCTTTTCAGAAGACCAGTAGGGTTGCAGATTGTTGTAGTACGAAATGCCTTCCCAGTGGTCAGGGCTAAACTCGCCCTCGCCCTTGCCGACCGCAAAGCGCTTCGGCACGTGGCCGTAGTCGCCCCGGTGGGTCGCCATCGGAATAATCTTCTCTTCCTTGGCATCCCAGAAATGGATGCCCTGGTTTCGGTATTGGTCTCCGCCAATCCAAATGACGTCGCCGTGATTCGGCTTCGCGTTGTTTGCCTTCAGGACCTTGTAGGCCCACTCCAGCTGCTCCTCTGCACTCATGTTGTAGATGCTCGGAGGATTGTTTTGCTTGTACACGCCACGAATGCCCAGCGGGCAGTTCTTGCGGTACTTATCATCAACATCAAGGATTTCGAAGACTTCCGCCATTCTTGATAAGTTGTTCTAATGATCTTTACTGATTTAACTAAACTGATTTCGTTTTTCTTACACCTTGATCATAGAGTGAACGCCCCAGATAGTTAAAGCAGCAGCCACATGAGCAATCGTGTGCTCCATAGCCCGAGCAGCACCTATCTTGCCAGATAGATAAGACCACAACGTCACGGCCGGATTGAAATGCGCTCCCGATACATTCTTACCGAGTCCGATCGCAATTGCGAACGCCGCAACTACAAATAGGGGATTTGAGGTAAAAGCGATAGATCCAATGAGTAAACAGGTTCCAAGGTACTCGCTCATGCCGTGAACATACATTTGTATTGTTTCTTATAAGGATGAAATATCTCGTAGTGAAAGGATATTTGGGCTTCGGCGACAGACTAGAAACGTTGAAGATGTGCGTTAATTACGCTCTACATAACAATCTGCAAATTTATGTGGATTGGAGTGATGCAATTTGGACTCACGGGAACGAAACATTTTATACGTACTTCAATCTGGTGAATATGCCAGTCTTGAACTCTCTTGATGATATTCCTGCTGATGCTACATATTATCCTTCTTACTGGTCACGTAACAACATCAAGAATCCGTGCTCAGAAGAAATGCTCCGGAATAAGAAAGAGTTGGGTGTTGACGTCGGAATTCTAGGACCTTCTACTCCCACCAACGCAGACGTCCTCGTCCACTGTTCTGTTTCGTCTCGTTCTGTTTACTTGGATTCTGGGTTTTTTGCTCGTGTGTTTCGGGTCGTGAATCCAGATATTCTGTCGGGAATTAGGACTAGATTATCGAAAGTTCAATTGGCTAACTGCATAGGAGTTCACGCTAGAGGAACCGATCGTGCTAAGCGCGATGTCAGGAAAGAGCACAGTATCCAGTATATGGTGTTACATGCTATGTCATTTGCATCGAAGCCCATGATCGTAGTTGGAGATGATGCGTACTCTATAGAACTTTGGAAACGGTACTATCCTAATACTGTAGTATTTACAACGTTAGCACAAGCGAATACGACAAACAAAGGAAACCATTTGGCAACAAAAGACGAACTTAAAAACTCAAAGTACGATTTAACGGTTGAGTTTCTCACCGATTTCTTTACGTTAGCTCACTGTGAGCGTGTACTCAGTACCTTTAAAGACAGTCGGTTTGCACAAGAGGCCCGAAGACTACACCCCTATGTAAAACAGATTTTAGATTCTTGAAGAAGAGTATCGCCAAGAAAATGCTGACAACAGCAGGATACCGTATCTCTAAAAAAGATATTCCGAACCTACATCACGTTAAAGGAATTCTGAATGTAAAGCCGTTCATTCCCCCTGTGTTTGTGAATCCCCAGTATGTCACAAAGTATCCGGTATTTACCGAATCAGAAGACTACTTATACGTTCCCAAACACTACGGTATTGGCGAATTTGGACCCATAACTGAATCAAAAAGAGATGTTCCAAAAACTCATCCATCCTTTTGGGAGTTTGCAGGTTCTATCCGCGAAAGCCAGAAAGAAGTTGTGGATTCATTTCTGTGTCCTGAACCTCGTGACGGTATTATCTCGCTTCAAACCGGAGGAGGTAAGACTGTGTGTGCATTATACATCGCTTCTCAAATTCAGATGCCTGCTATAGTTCTGGTCCACAATACCTTTCTACGCGACCAATGGATTGATAGGATCAAGAACTTCTTACCGAAAGCTAGAGTAGGATCTATTCAGGGAGAGATAGTAGATATTGTGGACAAAGATATTGTTGTTTCAATGCTTCAGAGCGTTTCAATGAAAGAGTATCCTGCCAAAACATTTGATCGATTTGGGCTGGTTATTGTAGACGAGTGTCATCATATTGCTTCCGAAGCGTTCTCTCAATCTCTGTCCAAACTCACATCCAAACATATGCTTGGTCTTTCAGCTACTCCTGAACGAAAAGATAAGCTCATGTACGTCATGAACTGGTTTCTCGGTCCGATGTTGTACCGTTCTAACACAGCCGATAAAGTCGATGAAAAAGTTAAGGTTGAAGTTTATGATTTTGATCCTAAGGACGAAGAGTACAATGCCATCATTTACAACAACCAGGGCGTGATGTTCACTACGTTGATGATCAATAAGGTCGTAGAGTTCAAACCTCGCAACGATCTTATCGTAAATCTGCTTGAAGATTTATCGGAAGATAACCGAAAGATTCTTGTGCTTACAGATCGAGTAGAACACACCAAAACCCTGTTTGAAAGTTTACCTGAAAAGGTAAGAGAAGACGCGTGTATCCTGAGCCAGAAAGTAAAAGCCGCAGACCGAGCTAAGTTCTGCGACTCTAAAAAGATTCTTATTGCGACATACGCTATGTGCAAAGAAGGATTTGACGTAGCTACCCTGAACACTCTGGTGATGGCCACCCCTAGACCCGATGTTGACCAGATTGTAGGACGTATTATGCGAACTGAAAAGACAACAAGAACAGTGGATCCTCTGATTGTAGATATCGTGGATCCTGCGTTTCGCCGACAGTTCGGAGAACGGTTGCGACTGTACAAGGAGCGCAACTACATTGTGGAAAAAATGGTTCTTGATTAGATACAATGGGACGTACGCGTCGAACTAAGCCGCGTAATAAAACTCGCCGTGGCGGGAAACATTTAGCTCAAGGACAGAGCGCTATCGTCATTGATCCTCCAATTCAATGCAAAGATGGGCGTGATATGTCCAAGTATGTTACGCGCGTATCTAAGCGCGAAAAGTACGAAGATCTTGTGTCTAAAGATCATCCTCGTCTAATTAAGCGCTTAAAGGAAATTGATCCGGATCAGCAGTATTTTTATTACCCTGAATACTGTACTCCCGGCAACTTGAGTGAAGAGAACAAGCTTGATGGCATAACATACAAGAACAAGAAGTATTCGGAGGTTTTATTGAAAGGATCTGATGAATGGAATCCTATCGCAAACAAAGCCCGTTCGTGGGTTGGGTTTCTGAAACGTAAAGCTCGTGGAAAGAAGTTACCTATGACTGCCAAGACCCAGGAACAACTTGATCACTTGGCTAAAGCCATCAAGCTGTTACATGATAACGGGATTGTGCATGGAGATCTACATGGCAGGAACGTGATTATGGCAGATGATGAAATGCCACGTATCATTGATTTTGAGTATGCGCTCGTAGACACTAAGGAAAAACATATTGAGGCCGAGAAGAATTATATTGAAGACAGCTGGCCCTCATTAGATCCTGATTGGCGTTTGAGTCGTTAATTCAAGATTTTTGCGATGTTTCTTTGAAAGCGTATGTGTATGCAAACTCTGTTTAAAAGGAGTCTTGTAGTTACACGGTTCACACGTGTACTCTGCCAACTTTACTTTAAATATTCCCTTCTCCGCATCTTGGTGTGTTTTTGTTAGAAGATGCATTTCTAAACTATGTTTAATATTTGTTTCATAGTTACAGGTCTGACAGGTAAACTTATCCTGTTTTACAAGACCTTGAACTTGGCGTATATGCTTTTGTGTTAAGTTATGCTGCTTCATGATATTTAGATTTCCACACGTATATTTACAGGTCTCACAGGTAAACGTATCTGGTTTTACGACCCCATTCACTTTATTTAAATGTTTTTTTGATAGATTGTGTCTTCGCAAAGCTTGATTATCCATAGTTGTGTAATTGCATAAATCACAACTAAGCATTGTATTACTATTTGTTTTATGTTTAGATGTTGTTAAATGTTTATCCCATTCATTCGCACTATACAACTGTATATTACACGATGAACAAACCCATCGTCCAATATACTCTAAGTGCTGTTTAGATAAGAAATGTAGTTCGTACTCTTCATTTGTATCACACCAAAATTTACAATATCCACATCCAAATCGACCCCGACTCATTTATTTTTATTAGTGTGAAAATTTATTTTTATTTTTCTGTGTAAAACTACAAATTTTATTTGTACAAAATTGTCTAACATTTATTTTAATTTTTGAAACTGTTTAGAAGAGGTATGAATTTTAAAGAAAGTTGAAGTTTGAACAGAAAAAATAAAATATAACTACTTATCTAAAATAAAAATATCATTTAGTCAAAATTTTTTTATTTTAGAGTTAGAATTTTTCTGTGCTAAACTTGGATTTTTATAAACAACATACTTCTCTTCAAAGTTTGTAAACTCATAGATTGTTAACCAACGACATTAGAATGAACATATTTTGAAATTTGAACAGAAATATTTTTCGTTAAATAATATTATTTAGTCTACGTTATCGAAATTGTAATCGCGAGAATAATCGTCAAAAGGACGATCACGGACATCACCATAGTCTCCGCGATCGGGCTCAATAGCTAACCCATTTTCATTCAGTTGCTGATCACTATCGACATAATCGCGGTTCGTGAACCCTCCTTCAGGGATATTGTCTGGATTTTCGGTATCGTCTGGCATATCGACTTCCATATTAAGTTCCTTGGCAAACTGCCGGCGATCTTCGTTTGTAATCACGTACTGCGAAATACCAATATCCATCAACATTTTCGTGACTTCGCGCGACCGGTCATCCATTTCACGCAGACGCGCCTTGAGCGTTTCACGTTCCTTGGACCGCAATATGTCCACTTCTTTTTCTGACGCTTCTTTTGTCAATAAAATCATATTCATTGCGAGATCACGGGTCATAGATGCACGCACAGCTTCCAGCATTCCGTCTTTTAGAGAATCTAGAAGCTCATAAATACGACCTTTCACAGCATCACGGAACAATGATTTGCTCTCGAACGAGTTCAAGTTATCCAAAAACTGACGGTACTCTATAACCTTTTTAGCATCATACTTAAGCGGAGTTACAATATCAAGTAATCTAGAAAGAAGAGATGAAAGAGCAACACCGTCGGGATCGCTGTCCACGAACTTCCGAATAAGTTCAAGCTTGGCAGTTTTAGCTAATCCAATCTTAACTCCCTTCTCAATTTCCTTTTTCTCTGGGAACCCATACTTGAGTATAACTTTTTCCGGTTCAATGATCTTAGCTTGAGGCGAAGGTTTCGTCTTCCAGAAATCCACAAATTTTTGAGAAACAGAAGGAAGTAGTTTGGATACAATAACTGTCTTGGGTTTAGGAAGCAAACACTCGCTGAAAACTTCATTTCCTTGTCGGTCACCCGGTTTGAACTCTGTTTTTGTTGGAACAATTGCCGGAAGAAATACATGGTTTACTTCAACGGTATCAATGACTGTGGCTGCACGTTCTTTAGCGGATTCAAATTGTGGACGAAATTCGGTATAAAAATTCTTCATAAACCGAATACATTCTTCACGGACTTTTTTGCGATTATTTGCAACTTCCCGAAGAATAGTGGCTAAAGGTTCTTTGAACGACGCTGGGAATGCATCCACCAATTCTTTTAGAACAGAAAGAAGAACGTTCAGTGCAGGTGTATCTTTATCATCTAACGTATCGCGAGGGAACCCAGACAATTTCACAACCTTATTTCCAAAAGATCGGCGAGGAACCAAAAAAGGGTTGTGTACCTGCAGTAATGTAACTGTACCGGCAATACCCAGCAACCCTTCAAACTTATTTCGTGCAGTCCCTTGGAGTTTCTTAGCTGCTAACGATCCTTTGCGAATATATCCCAAAATAGGAATGAGTTGACTTTCGCTAGGAATAACCTGAAAGCTGTTCAGAATAAGGTACATGACAGACTCTCCACCATTATTTGGGTCAAATACATTCTTTAGTTGGGAGAGAGATGAGGCAATAGGTTTAGCAACTAAAGTAGTATCGCCTGCAAGTACATCGTGACTTATCACCAGATGTCCGTCGTCATCATAATCGTCCTGCGCTACGAAACTATCATTGTTAATCTGATCTCCGCACGATTTACATACGCGGTATCCTTCATCCAGCGTTGTCCACTTATTGTAATATTCTAACCTATTAGCTTCCAGATCTCCGTCAAGTAGCGATAGAGTATGTCCACAAACCAAAAACAGTCCATCGGCATCCAAGAACCGATTATTGACGGGTGTAATTTCTTTAGTCAGTAACCGAATATTGTAGGACTTATCGGGAGGAAGAAGGGTGTTATCTTTCAATATAATCAAGATATTCTCACGTAGTTCCGACGTTCCCTGAGTCTTGTACTTTTCGTACTCTGTTTCCGTACGTAAATCTTTGGGCGGCTGATAAAATTTGAATAAGGCAATATACTCTTTCTGGATATTGGTTTGAGTTGTTTCCGTCCACGCTTTCTTTCCCTGATTCATGAATTCCTGACGCTCTTGTGTCACAAATGAAGTAGGCGCACACAATCCAGGTGTCACTTCCACCCAATCATCCCCTTTCTTTTTATGCGTGGGGGACCGGTACACTCCTGAAGCCAAGAACTCTTCAAACGATTTGGTGGCTAAGCATTCGTCCGGTGTAGATTTTGGCAGCTGAATTTGTGGGCGTTCGTTCACCACATCAGGAGCAATCAGTCCAAAATCTCCAGCCTCTGAAAGAAGCATCTTCGTGACGAGCCAACCACCGTCTTCCTGAGTCATGAGCCAAGCACGAGGATTTACAGACTTTTTCCATTTGGAATCATAAACTTTTTGTAGACGTTCTGACGGAGCAACGATTTCATCTGGAGCAGGAAACGAAATGGACAAAACGTTTGGCTGAGCGCTTATAGAGTCAACGGGAGGGAACCGTTCTTTCCAAGATTTCCAAGGAACTTCCGACATTTTGACGTCGTATAGTTTTAGATACTTACGGCCTTCAACATACGGATCTTTCGTGACAGGAACAGCATGGGACATAATAGCTTCAATGGTGGGAAACACGTCTTTCAGTGGCTCAGAAGTTATGATCTTGTTTTCTTTCGCTGACGATAAGAATGGATGGTCGGATAATGGATGAGGGATATCTAATTTACGATCCTGAATGAAAAATCCTATGCGCCGAATATCGTCGCCCGTATTGGCTTCTGGAATTTTCACGATTTCCAGGCTTCCGTCGTCACGCACGATACGTTTCAGTTTCACGTAATTTCCAAGAGCATGAACCATCTCCTTTCCCTCTTCGTTCACCAGATCTGTACTTTTAGTAATAGGCACTCCCTCTGTACCTTCAGAACGGTAAGGACGAGGCAGAGATTTCAGAAGAACAGGGTAAGCGTTAGGAGTACGCCGTGCAGCTGGTTCGGCTAATGGTAATAGTTTATCCTTGTAAGAAAATACCTCGTAATCAAATCCGCCATAAATAGATTTTAGCCAAGAAACATTGATTTCACGACGCTCGGTATCAATGCGATAATCAGTATCTGTTACAACAATCAGGTCTTCGTATAATTCCTTTATCCGATCAACTTCCATCTTAATCTTCCAGTTCTCGGCCTTTGTCACGTGACTCTTGTTAGGAAGTGATTTCTGAAAATAGTCTACTAACTGCTCTTCCAAAGTAAAAAACCTGATGTCTTCAGGTCGTTGTACTTGTTCTTCGAAGTCAATTGTTTCAATAATTTCTAGGTCTGAAGGTTCAAACACCAGACTTATCTCCATCGTTATTCTCTATGACGGAACAATATTCGTCAATAGTTTTCTTCGCAGTTTCCAGAATCTTTTCTGGCGTCTTCTTCGTATTGAATCGCAGCACCATTTCAGGCTTGAGAGGATGAGGAATATCGTACGATACAAACTGAACATCGTCCTGGTAAATCACTTCCTGCATCAGAACACCTAGAGTATGTCCTCCAATATCCAGAGAAATGCTGTAGGTCCCCTCATCCTTCTCGTGCCGAATATTCTTGAGAGCAGCGGCTATGTACTCATCTACCCGCTTTTTTAGAATCCGGACCGCCATCTTCAGGATCTCACGAGCTTTTAGAACTCCAATACTCTTGATCTGAAGATCAAACCAGTTCGGACGATTCTTATCGTCACGAGAATAGCAGCGCTGAACTAGGAAATTATCAAAGTACCTAGCAGCATCTTTGTCGTCCTTGTGATCTTCAATATACTTCTTGCGCTGATCCTTCGCCATATCAGGATCAATATGCCATCCGGTAGTAGCCGTTTCGACCTGTGACACACCATCGTTCTCTACTGCAAGACGAGCTGTAATGTGTACGCTCTCGCCTGGGCGAATCTTGAGAAACATGCACGGCTTCCCAAACTCAGGGTCCTTCATCAAAATACCCTCGCGACCAGACTCAATTACGAAGTCATCGGTCGTAATAACCTTGGACTCCTTGGCAGTAGTAATCCTAAGCTCAATCTTAGCGTCTTTAATAACAGCCGACTCCTCCGGAGTCACATTCACTGGGAGCATCTCCATCCGATGCTTCATCATCTCATGGGGCATCTGAGTCATATTTTCTAGAATTTGAACATCACGAATCACAACGGTCGGAATTCCCGACAAAATTAGACGGCGAAGACCGTTGACAAACCCTACAGGGAAATGAATGAGTTCGGCCGTAAGGTCGCGACCATCGTTCGTCGTCTTCAAACTCTTGATGGCTGCCATTTTAGCTTCTTCCATTTCGTTATTGTTCCATCCGTTTTTTTCCTGAAAGCTTGTAATGTCGCAGCAGCAGCCGTATATTTTTTACAGCGAGCGCGACCCGAATTCAAAGCAGGTTATTGAAACGATTAAAGGTTTGAATAAGGGTGGACTGTTCAAGTTTATTCAGGTTGAAACTCTTGATCGTAAGCAGTTCCCAGCTTGGCTAAAAAAGGTCCCGACGCTGTACGTTCCTGCTACAAAAGAGGTTGTGGTGGGCAAGGACATTTACGGATTCATTGCCAAGCCTACCAATTCCCGCAACGAAGTACCTGCTAAGTCAGATGCGGGTGTTTCGGCTCCTAATCAGTTTGGAGAGTTGTCGGCATGGGGGTTTGAAGGACAGGGAATGATTGGAGAATCGTATTCTCTATGGGATACACCGACACAGTTTGTGAATCAGGAAGGAACAAGCCGGTACACTTTCCTCGATGGCTCAGCTGGCGCTCCAACTCCTGGCGGACTACCTTCTTCTGGGGGCCCTACGTCCAAGAATACGTTAAATGATAAGACCAAGACGGCTACGAATTCCGACGTCCAGGCTCGTCTAGAGCAGATGAATAACCAGCGCAAGAGTGAATTTGGCGGTATTTCGCGTAAGTAGTTTTCATGTTGGGTTAAGTATACAAAGTAATGTCAAAGAAGGTTCTTATCCAGGCATTTTTTGATCAATTTATGTCTTTTTCCAAGGAGCTGTGTGGAATGTACCCTGACGACGCAGACTTCTCACTATTTTCTAACACGTTGGGTCTGATGAAGATGACCAATCCTTCATTGGTGATCAAGTATGTTTCCGACAATGTGCTTCAGTATGAAGACAAGATCATGTCGAAAGACGAGTCTTTTTTTATGCAGAATGAGTTTTCCGAGTATCAGTCGGATATTGATATGAACGTATTTTCAAAGCTGAAGCAGTACGTTGAAAGCATGCCTCCTGTTTCAAAGGAGCATGTGTGGACATACATTCAGAATATTGTGCGTCTAGCTAAAGCTATCCGGTCTGTGGGAAATTATCCCGAGTAGTTTCCAATTGATTCTCAAAATCTGCATACGAAGCGGGCGGAGCAACAGTATCAAACCCATATAAATCACGAGGTTTCAGTGTCTTTAGTTCATTGATTGCGTCCTCGGACTTATCGAAATTCCTAAACAGAATCTGATTCACTTCAGCTGGTGTCCAAACGTACTCCAACTCAGGTGTCGTCCAATCTTCAATCTCAATATCGTAGAAATTATTGACCATTTCTTGCAAAATTGCACGATTACACTTGCGGAACTGTACGATCATATCAATTCGTCCTGGACGGATCAGGGCCTTATCAATTCGCTCAGGGTAATTAGACGAGATTGCAATAATACGTCCAGAAGATTCCAGAGTTCCATCCAAAAGGTTCAGGAGAAAAGACAGATCAATCTGTTCCGGCTCATCTTCTGCGTGTGCAGCCGCCCAGGCTTCTTCTGTCGTCTTCTCTTTTTTCGGTTCCGGCTTCTTGAAATTACGACTTAGAATAGCATCGCCCATTGCATCAATGTCTTCAATCACATAAAGACGTTCATGGATAGGAATCGTATACTTCTCAGTCTTTGAGCCATCATAGACATAAATATCATCATTGTAAAAAAGGTGGGTGAGCTGAGCTTTGGTTTTGATTTGCGATAGATGAATGTTAATGATATGGCGACGGGCAGTGTTTGCAATAGCCTTGACGGATGACGTCTTGCCACATCCTGGATCACCGTGAAACATAAACCCTAAAGTGTACGGAATCCCCTTTTTCTCATACCAATCTTTTCGGTTCAAAAAAAAGTCTACATGCTTACACACTTTCGGGCGCTGCTCGAAAAAAACGTTCTGGAATGTTCGGGTCGTATGGAACTTATGTTTGGAGTAAATCAGGTGAGTTGTAGGAAGAGTGTTCTGCGTCGTTTTCTTGTTTTTGGTAGCTGTCATCATATCAAAGTAGTACAAAGATGTACCGAGCTTATTAGCCTGTTTACGCTCGTAATCGGCATTACATCGTTCCACAAAGTCCCGCAAATACTGTGATTCATGATCGTAACAGAAAATCCGGAACTTCACGGAGTCAAGTTCACCTTCATTATGTTTTAGAGCCGTGAGCTGGAAGTAAATATCACTTTCTACCATAATAGGTTCAAACTCGTTCGGCAAATAATCGTGATGGTTCATGAAAAGAAGGTTACGGATAGCAGGAATAGTGCTGACGTAATGTACTACAGAATCCATCCGACTCTGACTTCCCGATACTGCTTGGTTATGTCCTTGCTTTCCAGACGTACGAAGAACACGTTCGCATTCAATGGTAGCCCTTACCGGTTTATTTGAAGGTGGGGGTGGTGTAGATGGTTCCAAACGTTTACGTCGGCAACACAGATCTTCAAAGTGTGGGAACCATTTAGGGTATGAACTCATAATCTTATCGTACAGACTTAGACCAATGAAACTGTACAGAGGGTTCTTTCCCATTCCCATACTCATACCCATCGTCATGATCATCTGATTCCGCATCAGATCAGCCATTCCACTTTGTTGCTGCATTTACGTCTTCAGAGCGCTCACGCTGAAAACGGAATTTGTTTGGGCAACGTTGAATAATTTCATTGAATGGGGAATACAATGGACGTTTCTCAGGGTATGATCAGCACCATTGTTACGGCTATTAAGCGTTCCAGACCTTTGGACTGGATCGTAGACGAACCTCCTGCAAAGAAGCCTCGTATCTCGATATTCGACGAGGATGGAGCTAAAGCAGTGAAGATTCCTGAAACGTATCATGTTACTGTGAACGTATCCTAACGGCCGCAAGGCCAATTTTTACTTCGTTAATATAAATGGCCACCGCTCCTCGCGACACTCCTGTTGAGAAAACTAAGGAGTATACGGCTATTGAAGTACAAGACCCCTATGCGGCTGGTAAGCGCCGCACGACCCGCCGCCGTCGTACGATGAAGAAGCGCGGTGGTTCGTTTCAGTTCAAGACTCAGGATGTGAACACCGCTCCGCCTCCTCCCCCGAATGCGCCACAAGGTCCTTTGGGTGGACGCCGACGGACCCGTACTCGTCGTCATAAGCTTCGCGGGGGTAACCCAGGAGGAGAGTACAAGGTTCCTGCGTACCCGGCATTTCCTCCCACCGGACCGTTCAAGGGCGGTAAACGTCGTAAACACTAAGCTCGTTTCATACACATATCCAGTGTAGGAACATTGACATTCATAGGCTTTGAACGCTTCAGACGAAGTTGTTCCGATGCTTTTTCAACTACATCGGAAGAAAGGCTTACGTACTTCTTAATATCTCGTAGCGGACCCTGGACATTCATTGAAGGGAAGATCAGACGAATAGGATGGACTTCTGCTAAAACGATGTAGTTGTCGCCAGTAATGTAATCACGGTACTGCTCAATATCCAACTGTCCACCAAAGAGTCGCAATAGACTTCGTGGTGGAGCGGGAGATAGTGCGCGAGTCTTGTACAAATCTGCGTACAGGTGATTTAGAAGAGCATGCCGATTCCATTTAGCTGCATCGGGGATCTTGTTGTCCGCGTACAGATGAGCTAGTGCACATTCAGGTGAACAGAAATTACCTTCGCATGAATAGATGTTATTATACACATCGTAGGAGATAGGAAGAATACACGATACCCAACTAAATGTATGACAGCACCAGAAACAAGCTGTATGTTGTGAATACTGCTCGACGCGAACTTTTGATAGTACGTCTTTGAGCAAATCAGTATTGAATCGCTCAGTATTCCTTTCAACCGTGTTCAAAATATCCGAATACGAAATGACATCGCCGGCTGGAATAATTGAATCCTGTTCGTTCTCCGTAACCTTTAAGAAAAAGACAACTGGGGACTCATCTATCTGCTGAGTCTTGGCTGGAGCTTTCGCTTTGCGTGGAGGCATTTAGAGTATTAAGACGCAAAACGTCAAAACCGAAATTGTTTTTAGAGTTTAAAGGGATGCGGATAGTGTGTATGACGAACGATGCCCAGCTTCCCATGATGAAAAACATGCTTAACTCGGCATTAAAGTGTGGGTTTCCAATGCATATGTTTCACTGCTTTATTTTGAGTTCGGATAAAGAAGTAGCAACGTACAATACCGAACAGTTTAAAAGTATTACCACTCGTAAGCTTGAAGTTATACTTCTAAATATGGGTATGGATATCATGTTGTGGGTGGATAACGATATTGTGTTTTTCGAAAACTGTTTGAAAGATATTGTTTCTAAATCAGGGTCGTTCGTGATGCAAGATGATGGATGGGGATACTGCACTGGGTTCTTTCTTGCTCGTCCTGGAATTTTTGCTAACCAAATAATTCAAAAGTCAATTTCATGGTTAAAACAACGCCAAGGCGCATTGAACGATCAACATGCATTTAATGCTGTAGCGAAACAAAGTCCAGTTTCTATTTTTAAGTTATCAAATGAAGAGTACCCTAACGGAGAAGTTTACTTCGAAAAGAAAATTCAGTCCAAGGCCCGAATGGTTCATTCAAATTATCTTATGACCACATCTGAAAAAGTCCAAAGATTCAAAGATCACGGAATGTGGGACGAATCGGATGCAGGATTTAATGTAGTAAATAAGTACTTTATCTAAAACGAATTTACGGCTACTGAGGAAGAAGAGTAGTACATAAGATGGCCGAGCTTTCAAAGCAGTACCGTAAGCATACGCACCGCGAGCACATTCTTTCGCTGCCCGATACTTACATCGGCAGCATTGAGAATTCTGACGAAGATCAGTATGTCGTAGATGGCGAAAGCTTTAAGTTGGAAACGATTACGTTCAATCCTGGGTTCTACAAGCTCTTTGACGAGCTGCTAGTAAACGCTCACGATCACGTAGTCCGTCTAAAACAGAAGAACTCCGAGAATCCGGTCAAGACTATTGCTATCGACGTAACCGATACAACCGTAACGATTCGTAACGATGGCGAGTCCATTGATGTCGAAAAGCATCCAGAGTACGGAGTGTACATTCCCCAAATGATCTTTGGCGAGCTACTGACTTCAACGAACTACGACAAGTCCGAGAAGAAGCTGGTAGGCGGTAAGAACGGGTACGGCGTCAAGCTCGTGAACATCTTCGCTAAGAAGTTTGTTCTCACGATCGTGGACGGTGTGCGTGGACTGAAGTATGTACAAACGTTCGAGGACAACATGACCAAGATCGGGGTGCCGAGCGTAAAGGCGTGTAAGAGTAAGCCGTTCGTTGAGCTAGAGTGGACGCCGGATTTCGGGAGGTTTGGATGGACATCACCGACAATCCCTGCAGGGATTCTCCAAGTGATTCAGCGTCGCGTCTTTGATCTTGCAATGACAGTTGGGAAGGAAGTTAAAGTCACATGGTGCGGCACACATGTTCGGTTCCGCGATCTGACAAGCTATGCCTCCTGGTATTTGCCGGAAAATACACCCGTTGTGGCAGATGTGCCCCATCTCGGCTGGCAGATTGCAGCCGGAGATTCGCCGACGGACAAGTTCTTTAGTGTGAGCTTTGTCAATGGCATTTGGACCCGTTCGGGCAAGCATGTGGACGAAATTACAAATCAGATTGTATCGTACTTTGTGAACCATTTGGAAATGAAAAAGAAAATAAAGGTGCGCCCTGGACTCGTAAAGGATTCCCTTGCGGTCTTCATCAACTGTTCCGTGGAGAACCCGAACTTCAGTTCACAAACCAAGGAGGTCATGACGTCTAAGGTAAGCTGTAAGCTTTCTGAAGATTATCTGAAGAAGCTGGTTACGAAACTGAACATCGTGGAAACCGTGATGGCTCAGCAGGCAGTTAAGGATACGAAGGATGCAGCCAAAACTGATGGCAAGAAGCTTTCAAAGATCACAGGTATTCCCAAACTCGATGATGCCGTGTTTGCGGGCACAGCTAAGAGCCACGAGTGTACACTGATTCTGACAGAAGGAGATTCAGCCAAGGCCATGGCTTTATCAGGTCTGTCGCAGGACCAACGCAAGTTCTTTGGAGTGTTTCCTCTCAAGGGTAAGTTGCTGAATGTAAAAGATACTTCGGCAAAGAAGGTGGAAATGACGGAAGAAATCGCGAACTTGAAGAAGATTGTGGGTCTGGAGTCTGGTCGGAAGTATGTGGACGTCAAGAGTTTGAGGTACGGCAAGATCATGATCATGACCGATCAGGATTATGATGGTTCTCACATTCGCGGTTTGTTGATCAATATGTTTCACGAACTGTGGCACGAACTGATTAAGATCCCAGGGTTTATTACGTACATGGCTACTCCGATCGTGAAGGCGAACAAGGGTACGCAGAACAAGACGTTCTATACCCAGTATGCGTACGAAGAGTGGCGCAAGACAGATGCTTCGCGAGGCTGGAAGGTGAAGTATTACAAGGGATTGGGGACATCGACGCGCGACGAAGCTAAGGAGTATTTCAAGGTTCCAAACATCATTCCGTACGAGTATGCTGCGGACAGCGATAAGCGAATTGACTTGGCTTTCAACAAAGCCAAGGCTGATGATCGCAAGGACTGGCTGAAGACGTATGATCGTGCCGATATCATTCCAAACACCAAGACTCTGAAGTACGAGGATTTCGTCGACAAAGATCTGATCCACTTCTCCAACTATAATTTGGAACGATCAATTCCAAATATGATGGACGGACTAAAAACGTCGCAGCGCAAGATCCTGTATTCTGCATTCAAGCGTAACCTGAAACAGGAGATCCGCGTAGCCCAGTTTGCAGGGTACGTTTCGGAGCATTCGGGGTACCATCACGGCGAGGCGTCACTGAATGATGCGATTGTAGGTATGGCCCAGGACTTCGTGGGGTCCAATAATATGCCGTGGTTTGTGCCACAAGGCCAGTTCGGGACTAGGTTGCAAGGCGGTAAGGATTCGGCATCTCCTCGGTATATTCACACGTATCTCCAGCCACATGTTCAGAATCTAGTACCTAGCACCGACTTCCCTTGTTTGAACTATCGCGACGACGACGGAATGCCGGTCGAGCCCGATTGGTATGCCCCAATTCTTCCTATGCTCCTAGTCAATGGATCGCGAGGAATCGGAACGGGATACTCTACTTTCATCCCGCAGTTCAATCCCGCAGAACTTAAGGAAGCCATTACTCAATGGCTCAAGACCGGCACAGGTCTTGATCGAGAGTTCACGCCATACTACTCCAAGTTCAAGGGCACAATCCGAAAGGTTAGTGACCAAGATTATGAAGTTCGTGGACTCTTTAAGCTTGAAAGCGATAACACGCTAGTGATCACTGAACTACCTGTGGAAACGTGGACAATGGATTTCCGCGAGAAGCTCGATAAGATGCTGACGGATGGAGTAATTCGCGATTACTCTGACACATCTACGGACACTGATGTTCTCGTAAAGGTCAAGTTGGGTCCTGCCGGTATGGCGCCGCTGGAGAAGTTGTTGGTCGAGAAAATCAAACTCACAAACATGCACGCTTTCAACTCAAAATGTGTGATTCACAAGTATGAGTCAGTGGGCGAGATTCTGCGTGAATTCTGTGGCGTGCGACTAGGTCTTTATCGCGATCGCTTGGCGTACATGCTGAACGAACTTCGGGAAAAGTTGCCGTACCATGAAAACGTGGTGCGGTTTATTCGGCAGCAGTGTGAAGAGAAGCCTCGACCGGAGTTGCGCAAGAAGACGGGCGAAGAGTGTGACCGTCTGCTGTCGCTGGATAAGTTTGCGAAAATCAAGGACAGTTTCGATTACCTTCTCAATCTCCCTATTGCGGCACTGACTCTGAAGCATGCTCTAAAACACGAAAAGGATCTGGAAGATCTGAGGGTGCAAATTGCGGATTTGGAAAAGAAGAATGGGGCTATGGTGTGGCACGACGAACTAACGAAGCTACGATTTGTTTAATTGATTCTAATTCAGACTTTAGTGATTTAATTTCCTTATCCTGTTCCTGAATAGCTTTAACGAGTGGACCAATTAATTCTTCCTTGACTACTCCACGAATATCATGTAATGGATTTCCTGGATCAATATTATGAATGTAAATACTTGAATCAATTTGTAATGAATCAAGAACACTTTTTACTTCTTGGGCAATAAATCCTTGGTGAATACGTACACCAGGATTTTTGGGATTCTTGGCATCTTCCAGAGTCTGCGAAAACTTATCTTTCCATCGAAACGATACTGGACGTAGTTTTTTGATAAACTCTAAACCTAAAGTTGTATCTGCAATATCTTTCTTTAGTCTTTCGTCAGAAGGTGCTGGTGTAGAATAAGTGACTTCCTTTGTTGAAGTGTTATATCCTAGGTAATATGATCCGGTGGCATCTCGTATTGGATCAACATAGAAGGCACTTCCTGTTAATCCGTTCAAAACATTTCCGGTAGCATTAAGAATTATAGAGTTATCCTTTTGGTTGGCTGCGCCAGCGCCTGCACCAATAGCAATACAATTTGCTCCTTGATTAAGCGCTCCTGCATTGGAACCTAATCTTATCTTTGAACTTCCTGTTACCCAAGAAGTACCGTCAAATGAAACATAATCGCCTACAGCAGTTGCAGTAGGAAGAGGGTTAGCAAGTGGATTATATGTAATTTCTCCAGTCGTTGTGTTGTAGAACAAGAAATTTACAGAAGAATATAGTTCCCGGACAGGTTTTACGAAAAACGCTTGGGGTGTAGAACCATTCAGAGTAGAGCCAGAAGCATTAAGAACTATAGAGTTATTCGGTTGTGATATTTGGCCAGCGCCTGAACCGATAGCAATACAATTCGTTCCTTGAGAAGTCAATCCTGCATTGCTCCCAATACGTACAGTCGGACCTCCTACAACCCAATTTGTTCCGTTCCAGTAAGTATAGTCACTCGGATTTGTTCCATCTGGCAAAGAAAACCTGCCAATTACTGTTGATGTAACAATTTCACTATTGATAGTATCGTAACCTAATGCCAGTGTAATAGCATTATTTGTACGTACGGGGTTTACGTAAAACGCGCTTCCTGTTGAACCATTTAAAGGCCCACCAGCAGCATTAAGAACTATACTGTTAGGTGGTTGACCAATATTCCCTGCGAAATATCCAATAGCTATAGATTCACTTCCTTGATTCGTTTCTCCCGCACCCTCTCCGATCGCGATAGCTCTGCCACCTTGGCTAGCATTCCCTGCTCTTTTTCCCATTGCGATTGATGGATTAGAACGAAGACTACCTATCAAACCTCCTTGAGCACTAACTCCAGCTTCATTACCAATAGCAATAGAATCGCGATATTGCTTAGAACTTCCGGTATTCAACCCAATAGCAACAGAATACTCGCCTTGACCATTATTCCCTGCATTCAACCCAATAGCGACAGAACCTATTCCTTGACTACTGTTCCCTGCAGCATTCCCAATAGCAACCGCCGAGCCTTGTTGACTATCTTGTCCGGCTTGTTTTCCAATCGCAACTGCAAAATTCTTCTGGGTAGTTTTTCCGGCTTCTTGTCCAATAGCAACTGCACCCTCTTGCTGATTCGAGTACCCTGACTGGTATCCAATTGCCACAGCATAATCCGTTTGGGTACTGTTTCCCGCATCGTTTCCAATAGCAACTGTTCGAATCTGTTGATTATTGTTTCCAGCGCTACTTCCGATTGCAATTGCGTAATCTTGTTGGTTATTACGTCCAGCCTCATTACCAATTGCAATTCCTTGGTCTTGTTGATTGCTTCTTCCAGCGTCTTGTCCGATTGAGATCGTGTCGGGCGTTAGCGATAATCCTGCTCCAATACCTATGGCAATAGGATTAATTGCCAGGCTGAATGAAGCTCCAGTGGCCCCAGTTGCACCGCGTGGTCCTGTGATTCCGGGACCGGTAGGACCCGTTGCGCCACGATTTCCTGTGGGACCAGTAAATCCTGGTCCCTGTGGACCAGTGTTTCCCTGTGGCCCTGCAATACCGGGAGCTGCACATACTGTCTGGCTTTGAGCCAAGTACTGGCTTACCGACAAGAACGGCATTTATTTATGTTATTCTTACATTTTCATATTCCCATGTTATCAGTAAGAATGGAAGAGCAGCCACAGACCTACCATGAAATGTTGGCAGAAATCTATGAAGAGAATGCGGTGAATCAGTACGTTGTGAATAGGTTTTATGAACATGAAGATGTGGAAGGGTTTAATGAAGATAAGTATTCGCAACATGAGATTGAAGACCGAGAGGAATTCAATAAGTTTCAAGGAAACTACAGTAAACCCGATAATGTTGTTATACCCCCTCCGTCTTCGAATGAGCAGGGTAGGGCGTCGTACGGGTACAGAAAAGATATCCGAACTACCAATGTGAATATTGACGGCAGATTCCGTGCAGTGTCTGTCCCAACAAATGAACGCCCTTCGCGATCTCAATGTGCAGCTGACGCAGCTATTCAAGCTAATTTTCAAGGTTCGTCAGGGACAGAGTTTGCTATTATGTTAGGGAGGCAGTACAAGAATGTTATGTCTATAAAGATCACATCATTAGAGTTTGAGAACAGTTTTTATACGTTCACAGCTTTAAATCCCGAAACTGGAATTGGACGGGATAATACGTCTTTTAATATTAAGTTAGATAGCGATATCGGAGCTACTGGAGCTACAGGTGCTACTGTAACAATACCCGATGGAAATTACGATATATCTATGCTTACTTCAACGCTTGTTGAAAATACATTGAGTTCAGTATATTCTACGTATGGTATTACTGGAGCTACAGGATATACTGGAAACACTGGGAGTTTTTACTTTTCAATTGATCAGAATCCTCGCGACTTAAAATTGACAATGACCTCAAACCACGAATTCAGTATTGATTTTCCATCTCACCCAAGTAGTTTTACGAAGAACGGAATAGGTTACAATTTAGGCTTTTATGACTTGAACGATAATTTGTCCACTATTACAGCTCCTTATAAATTAACTGCCAATACTCGTCCTGACGTAAAACAAGATTATTACGTGTACATTAAGATCAACGATTGGTACCAAATTCATCATCAGTACCCCGACCAATCGAAATTGTCGGCTTTCCTTAAAGTCCCCATAACCGTTCCTAAATTCACAGTTCAGTATGATAACGTTCAATTGGATACTGTCACGAAAGAATACTTCTTTCCTCAACCTCAAAATGTGCACAAACTGGTAATTAGTGTGGTGGATGCGTATGGAGCCTTGCTTGATATGCAAGGAGGTTCGTTCTCAATGAGTTTGGCTATTGAAGAGATCCTCCAGTCAAATATCTACGAAAAATTGCTGCAGTTGTAGTAATAATGGAGAAGTCGGTTCTAGAACAGATCCAGGATCCGTATGTCCCAAACCGGTACAATATGACGTCCACGTCGCAGCAGTATCCTGCTCCAGATCACGGCGGTCGTGTCCCAAACATCAACGATCCCGCTACGATGAATTTTGCGGCGATGCCGTATAAGTTGTACTCTGATGGCCCTGCCTTATTTGGTCAGACTAATCGGTTTGATATGATCGGACACATTCATCAAAGTACTCCTCTGAATACTGTGTTTTTTAGTATTGCAAATCTAGATAAGATTCAGGCCGATATTCAGGCCCAGGTGTTGTTACTGAGTGGCGGAAGGTACCATGTAGACCGCCAGAACGATGATGATGTTAAAATCATTATGCGCAGCTACTATCTAATGTTCGCCGAGAACAATCCTAATAACGTAGCTGCCGAACTCGCTGATCTGAATTCGCGTGTCATAGGGTACGCCTCCGCCAAAGTTTACTCTGAAGCTGATTTCCATATTTTCTACTGCAAGGACATTGAAGACTTTGCACCTCCTATTGCGAACCCCATGAACCCTCATGTGTACGGTACGCGTACGGGTGAGCTTACTCGCTTTTTTTCTTAATGTAATCAAAGATATGATAAATATGTCCTCGTGATATATGCTTCAAGATTATTCAAAGATTCATATTTAGCAGTACACACACATTCAACTTTAAAAGAGTCATATCCATACTTTCTCATTGCTCTGTGGATAATATACGAAGAGCCTTTTTGACTAGACCGAATATGTTGTTTGAACCTTTTCTCAGGATTAGTACCTTTAAACTGTCCGACATATTTATGTCCAGTTTGTGTATTAGTAATTAAATATATACATCCGGTCATTATGTAAAAATATACTTTATTGTTAAGTTATGTCTATTTTAATCTGCGGAAAATACCATGAAGTCTTTTTAGATTAGCAAGTAATGGACGTGTGCACGTTTCACACTCGTACTTACGGAAAACACAATCAGACGCTATACGTGTTTGAGCCCACTTGGGACTCATTCCGACCTATCAAAAAGGTAGGCTGGGATGGTAAGAAGTTTTCGACCGACGATTCTTTAAAGTCTAACTTGTTCTCGCCCTTCTACGGCTTCGAAAGCCTTGAACAGAAAGTGTTTTGTCGTGAACTGGCTGAAACGACAGAACTTCAAGGTCGAGAAATTACAGATCCTACCGAGTTTTGGAAATGGGCAGGGTTGACAGATGCATCATGGTTCCGCGATCGTCCGTGTGTTTTCTTGACAGAATGCTCACCCAAGAACTGGCACGAGTACTTGAAGTATACTGGATCTCGTGGGAAAACTTTGAGGCGCCGGATTCCTTCGGGGCGCGTCACAAGGCGTTTAATCAGGAAGTAAGTACTTTACAAAATGAAGGTGAATCTCATTTCAAACTTTAAGCCTCGTACTGGACTGATGCACGATGTCAATATTTTGCGTGGAGTATGGACGTCGGTGCACGAAGATGCTAAGTTCTTTAGGGTTCATTACATGCTTCCTGAATGCCCAGATGCTGACGTGAACATTTTTATGGAAGTGATTTCGCCTTCCCTATTTCCGTATGCTGGAAAGAACATCTGGATCCCAAATCCCGAATGGACGTACAAGACTTGGATCCCGTACATCTCTCAAGTAGATGAGATCTGGGCAAAGACCCGCGAATGCTATGATATTTTTAAGCAGTACACTTCTAACGTCAAGTATATTGGATGGACATCCATGGACAAGCATTGGATACCGGAAACAGACAAAAAGAATTACTATAAGGCAATTGTACCAGTAGGTAAGAACATCTATCGTCACCCAAAACCTATTCTTCAGGCGTACCAGCGCTTTCTCTCCAAGCCCGAAACCTACCGAAAGCTCCCAACTCTGCACATTCCCTATTCGGATGGGGATTTAACCATAGTGGTTCCCGACGATATTTCTTCGAAGGTTGTTTTGTACAAGAAACCTATTACTGAAAACGAGTACGATGATCTGTTCCGTGAATGCGGACTATGCATTTGTCTATCTGTATCAGAGGGATTCTGTCATGCCGTGAATGAAGGTCTGTCAGCAGGTTGTAATGTTTTAGTGTCACCCATTCGACCTTTCGTAGATGATGTAGTAGGTCCGCCTCAGTCTGGAGTGTTTTATTCACGCGAGTTGCGTCGTCTAGATCAGCCCAATTTTTTGGGGGTATTTGTAGACTCGGACATCCAGTCTATCATGGACGCTCTGGAACTATATTGCGACACAGATTTTAAGTACAGACGTATCGGATCCCAGGTTTGCCGAGAGATTTACGGTAAGAACCACCAAGCATTTGTGGATCGCATGAAGATCATGCTTTCAGAACTGAATATCCAGCCGTACTCTCTAAAAGATACTCTTCCCAAGGAAGATGTACTTCCTGACGTGTCTATTGTCATGATCACCAAGGACCGTCGTATTTTTATGCCGATAGCCAAGTACTCGTATATGATTCAGTCATATCCTGAAGATAAGTTAGAGCTAGTAATCGTTGATGACGGGGATGATCCAATTGAAGATACGCTGTTTGGTATTCCGAACGTGAAGTACGTGCGGTGTGAAAAGATGACGGTGGCCCAGAAGCGTAATCTAGGAGTTAAGGAGGCAATGTATGATATTGTGGCGTTCATGGACGATGATGACGTGTACCCGAATAATTCGGTACTTCACCGAGTAGCTATGCTGATGAAGGAGCCAAAGAAGGAGTGTGCTTTCTGTACTACGATTCCGTGCTACGATATTACCAATTACTCTTCATTCATGAACGTTCCCCCTATGGTTCTGGAGCAGTCCAAGCGCGTGTCTGAAGCCACTCTAACGTTCACCAAAAAGTTCTGGGAGGAGCGTGGGTTTCAGGAAGATGTTCAAATTGGAGAAGCTGACGCATTCATTCACGGTCGTGAGCAAATGTGTCGTGAGTTGTCACCTCAAGACGTTATTGTAAGTTTAGTTCATTCCCTGAACACTTCATCGCGTCGTACTCCTACGATGAAGGAACCTAATGGGAACCATTACGGGTTCAATGAAAAACTGTTTGCGATGGTGTCGCAGATCGGCGAGGAACTAAAGGAGAAGGCTTAGAAGAGGCCAAAGACCTTGCGGTAGCTCTTGCGTCCCTTGCGACGTCCAGCCGTCTTGCGGCGGCGGCCACCGGCGGGGGCAACCTCCGTCTTCTCTACAACCTCACCCGTCACCGTCGAAACGGCATCCTTGGCACCGGGCTCGGCGCTGGCACCGCCACGCATGCGGAGTCCCTTCTTGGCCAGCATCTTGCGGACCGTCTTCTTCTTCACTAGGCGCAGGTGCGCCTTCAGTCCCTTGCGGGAGCGGCGGCGGCCACCGACAGGGGCAGAGTTACCAGAAGAACCATTGAGCGTACCAGCGTTCGAGTATCCCTCCATTTCTGTTTTATACTCTTTCTAGGAGAAATTGTTTAGGCTGAACAGGATTGGCAGGGCTCAACTGTGAATTTCTGGGCAGAGGCCGCGGCTTTTGTACGCAGATAATAGCATCCAGTTTTCAGACCCTGCTTCCATGCGTAAATATGCATGGACGAGATTTTAGCGTACGTGGGCTCAACTAGGAACAGATTCAGTGACTGCGACTGGCAGATGAATGGTGCCCGATCCCGCGACATATTAATCAGAGTTTTCTGGGGTATCTCCCATGCAGTCTTATACAGTTCCTTCAGATCATCGGGAATTTCTTCAATGTTCTGAATGGATCCATTATGGTTCATAATCTGTTCTCGAGTCCACGAATTCCACAGACGCAGCTTAATGAGATCTTCCACAAGGTACTTGTTCACAACCATGAAATCTCCAGCGAGGACGCGGCGAGTATACAGGTTGGAAGTGAATGGCTCAAAGCACTCGTTATTTCCAAGAATCTGCGACGTGGATGCAGTAGGCATTGGGGCTACCAATAAAGAGTTACGAATACCGTACCTAGCCATCTCGAGACGCAACGTAGCCCAATCTAGTTTGGAGTCGGAAGACACATTCCAAAGATCAAACTGGAACTTACCTTTGGATGTAGGCGATCCAGAATATGAAGGATAGTGACCAGCCTTTTCAATTACTGGCATTCCGCGCCAGTACCCTTCAGCCGTATTTGCTGCAGCAGTTTCAATACTGGATTGGCAAGCTGCGTAATAAATGTTCTCAAAGATGGCAGTATTCAGTTTCTGAGCTTCGGGTGAAGACCAAGGCAAGCGCATCATGGCAAATACATCAGCTAGACCTTGTACTCCAATCCCGATTGGACGATTACGCATATTGGATGCACGTGTTTCGGGCGTAGGGTAGAAGTTCTTATCAATCACAATATCCAAATTACGAGCGAGAATAGCAGTATACGCCTGAAGCTTCCCGAAGTTGAAGACTCCATTCTCTACAAATTTAGGAAGAGCCAGTGATCCAAGGTTACATACTGCCGTTTCCTTTGGTGATGTATACTCCATGATTTCAGTACACAGATTCGAGGACTTGATCGTGCCCAAGTTCTGCTGGTTCGACTTAGAGTTGGCAGCATCCTTGTAGCACAAGTAAGGATTACCTGTTTGAATCTGGCAATCCAAAATCATCTGCCAGATTTTTTGAGCTGGTACAGACTTACGACCCTTTCCTTCAGATTCGTACTTCGTATACAGCTCCTCGAACTTCTCGCCCCATACTTCGTCCAGCCCAGGGCATTCACGAGGACACATCAGGGTCCATTCGGCATTCGCTTCAACTCGCTTCATGAACAGATCACAAATCCACAGACCATAAAACAGATCCCGAGCCCTATCTTCCTCTGCGCCCTGATTCAGACGCAGACGCAGGAACTCTTCAATATCTGCGTGCCACGGTTCCAAATATATGGCAAATGATCCATTACGCTTTCCACCCTGGTTGACGTACTTTGCTGTGTCATTAAACACCTTGAGCATAGGAACCAGACCAGTAGACTCGCCGTTCGTGCCGTGGATCTTTGAACCCCGAGCACGAATATTGTGTACGCTCAGCCCAATTCCACCGGCCCACTTGGAAATTTGGGCACAATCGCCAAGAGTCTTGTAAATACCCTGAATTGAATCATCCGCCATCTGGACTAGGAAACAGGACGATAACTGAGGCGTCTGAGTTCCTGAGTTAAAGAGGGTAGGTGTCGCGTGAATGAAGTACCCCTGCGAAAGAGCATCGTAGGTTTCCTTAACCTTTACGAACTTATCAGAATGAAGCTGAATCGCGACGCGCATCCACATATGCTGGGGACGTTCTACCGTCACACCATCTACCCTGAGAAGATAACCGCGCTCCAGAGTCTTGAAACCGAAGTAATCAAACATATAGTCACAATCGTAACATATCATTTCCTGATACGTGTCTGAATGCTTACATACTAGATCATGGTACTCATCCGAGATAACCTGAGTCTTGCCATGATAAAGCTTCTCTACACACTCCAGCAAAGTTGCGGGAGTAGTCTTATGGTGATTGTCAATCACAATACGAGACGCCAGCTTACCGTAATTAGGATGATACTTGGCTTGCATCATCGCACACGTTTCCGCGGCAAACTCGTCAAGCTTGGACGTCGGCATCCCGTCCGTGAGCTGATTGCACACCTTCTGGGCGACTAGATCCGGATTGACATGCTCAAGCCCGTCCGATAGTCTGCGGACACGCTGGAGAATCTCGTCAAATGAAACCGGAACACGGTCACCGTTACGCTTTGTTACGTACATATGGTCAGTCATTTCTTTGTTCATCTGTAAACTTATATCAACAAAATCCGTTTCAGGGGGCGGCGAGCTGGACGGAGATGTGCATGGATTCAAGTTCACGTAAGAAAAGACCCGCAGAATATGGTATCTCAATCTTCTTTCCCTGCTGATCGGCCGTAGAGTCTAAGTTTCCTGTTTCTTCCTGTAATAAAGTTTCGGATTTATCGGAGCGTTCCATCATACTTTCGTTCAGGAACTTGGACATTCCGTGTGAAATAATTGAGTCGCGCTCCATTTCGCCAATACGCAATCCACCATCATTGGCACGTCCTTCTAATGGCTGATGGGTTAGAAGCGTCTTAGGTCCACGTGCACGATAATTAATCTTGTCATCAACCATCAGTTTCAAACGCAAATAGTATGTAGGACCAATAAATATCTCAGCATCCATCATTTCACCTGTTTCGCCATTGTACATGATTTCATGTCCGTAAGGATGCATTCCTAACTTAAGAAGCATATCTTTCATATCGGAAATGCGATTCTGGGTTGAGAAAGAGGTAGAATCAACCAGAGATCCAACTTCGATTCCAGCTTTGACCGACATCGTTTCAATGAATTGGCCGATAGTCATGCGTGAAGGAAACGCGTGGGGGTTTACTATCATGTCTGGACGTAACCCTGAAGCCGTAAATGGCAGATCTTCTTCTACCATCCGAATACCAATTGTTCCCTTCTGTCCGTGACGAGAACAGAACTTATCACCAAGAACTGGACTGCGTTTCTCAGCTACACGAATCTTGACTCCCCGCAAGCCTTCCTTCGTAATATAGCGATACACTCCATCAACAATACCTTTCTGTCCCCGTTTGGGTTTACCGCTCTTGTCGCGGTAATCTACAACTTCCTGCTCAGTATTTGAAATTGGTGTTACGATTCCTACCAACACTGTATCTTCCGTGACCTCAGACCCTACCTTAATAATTCCATCACCGTCCAGTTTCGTGTAATCCATTCCTTCTTTTGGAACTACGGTTTCACGGTACCGAGAATCCGTAATAATATTTCCAAATAAGGTAGACTTAAATACCGTAAACCCACCATTCGCGAATCCGGCCGAAATGGCCTCTTCAACAATATCGTAAGAATGGTAGTAAATCGTATCGAACAAACCACGCTTTAGTGCAGAATCGTTAATGATTACAGAGTCTTCCTGATTGTATCCGGAATATATGCCCAAAGCTACAATAATGTTATCACCGTATCCCAAGCATCCATCCTTACCTAGAATATGACGTGTCGTCCATGTTTGCGACAAAGGAAGTTGGGGAGTGTTCATCCATACTGCCATTGTATCGAACCGTTTATTGAAAGCCGTATTGTGCCATCCACACGCATGTTTTGACTGCTGACACGAAAACATATTACGTGGTGCCTGGTTATGATCGGCATTTGGAATCACGCTTCCGGAAGCTGAGAAAATCGTAGATCCATGGATTTCAGATACATGAGTTTCAGAAAAGGGTTCCATTCGAACTCGTAGACATTCAACTTCCTGAGGATCAATATAGTCCATAATCTTGTTATCAAAATCTGCCCATTTGGAAACACGCTTCACGGCTTCAGGCTTCGTTCCTTCACGGTACAACGGACGAGTCGCACGACCAGCATCGGTCCAAATAAAGTACTCGTTATCAGCGCGATTCCAGCATAATGAAATGAACTTTGAAATTTCACGTTTACGGCGCTTCTGTAGTGTGTCGTAGTGAAAGTCTTCAGTGTTGGCAGTGAAAACTCCTACCATATCGGCGTTCACAAACACTTTCGTCCACATCGGACTGAACTTTCCTGGATTGATGAGATGAGTATGCTTGAACGTCTTGAAAGAAGTTACAATATCGTACATCACCTTTGCCGGAGTTGTTGTCGTGATTGTTGAAAGAAGGGTCATGGACTTAATCATTCCTACATTTCCTCCATCAGGATTGTCGGAAGGACACATGTACCCCCACGAACTGCCATGTAAGCGACGAGCAGCATATGCTTTCGTATTATGATCCATATCCAAATTGACGCGGCGAAGCATAGCTATAGTTCCAACGTAAGATACTCGTGTCAGTTCTTGGCAAATACCGTCCTTTCCACCCCATTTTCCCTTGTACGACTTCTCAATTTCGCCAAGCATAGTGTACGATTTCCAGTACTGATTAGGACCGTCGCGAGTTAAGTTTATCAGTTTTTTGTTTGAATACGTTTGACGCTCAAACTCTATGCGCTCGTCCATTCTCAATAGCATATTGTTCGCTACAAGTTTGTAGATGCGACGAAACTCTTCAAAACACAAATCTCCGGAAGCGTACAGACGCTTGTACCGGTAATGATCGCGATCGCTCTTGGGCTTAATATCTAAAGAAACATCCATCGTCATTTTCAGCATTTGGCCCAGAAGATAAGCTTTGCGGCGATACAAAGACGCAGCACTTTCGCCTTCACGAGGTTCACAATGTGAGAACAGGTTATTGTACAGATTCACGTACACCGCAGCTTGGGTTGGGGTACGGCACACACGTTTGAGAACTAATAAATTTGGATCCTGGTTCTGATCTTCTTCTTTCTTCATTTCATCACTCAAGAAACGCTGGTGAGATAACATGATTTCCGCAAATGTTTCATCGTATATGGTACGTTCGTCTTCAGGTATACCTGCAAAAATAGTATCGTAAATATCCTTATCGGTCGTGACGCCTAGAGCGTAAAAAACGCTAATGATCGGCACAGATTTATTGAAACCAGGTAACTGTATGATACACAACCTCTTATTATAAAATTCCGTGAAGTTGTCGGTTTTATTTATAGTTTCTGGATCATTAGGCCGGGCGTTCTTGGGAGGAAGAACGAGGAAGTGGGCATAAGGACCATTTGTTCCTGATTCGTTGATCGTACGAATACCTGCGACGTATTCATCAGGTTCTCCTTTAGTTGCACCTTCTACTTTAGTAGCTACTTCTTCTGCTTGTACTCGTCCAGCAGCTGGAGGACGAGATGCGGAAGTTTTGGGGCGCTTGGAAGCGTACATCATGTTTTCTGCCAAGCGTTCCTGTGTTAATAGAACCTTCTCAGCCCCTCCAACAATAAAGTACCCTCCAAGCTCAAACTTACACTCTCCTGCTTCTGAAAGTTGGTCAGATTCCATAGATGTAAGATAGCATAGAGAGCTCTTTAGCATCAAGGGAAGTTGACCTATAGGTACGTCTTCAAATGTTTGGGTCACAGTTTCGTCAGGAAACACATACTCAATATCCATATCGGCTTTGATCTCAAATGTGTATGTTGTGTTATCAAGTCGGCAAGCGTGAGGAAGTATAGCTGTTCCTGAATCGTCGGTGGGGGGATAGTACCGAATCTTATCTCCATTCTTTCCACCTACATACACATGAATCTCGCGGCCATCGGCAAGAATACGACCAATATTTGGATTCCAACCACGAATGAAGTTAGGAATCTTCGTACTCAATAAATCCGAGAAGGAATCAAGGTGGTGACGAACAAGAGGATTTGGGGTGTCTTTGAAATATGTTTCTATGACGTGCCTCGCAACTTCCATTACTTTCTCAGCAGAAAAACAAGAATGGCTCTTAGCGAAATCCTTGTTGCGGTTGTTGTGACTCTAGTGTTACTGGCGCTATACAAATACGTGATAAACCCCCAGATAGTCATACCTGCAGGTAAAGGTTCCCCATGCCCTGATCAGTGGCTGTTCAATGTTGGAAGTGGAATGTGTGAGCCCCAGTATACTACTGAGTGCCGTCCATTTGACCCTAAGACGCCGACGCTTCAGACCCCAGAAGCCAAGTGCAACTTAGCACATACTTGTGGAACTGATTGGCCAGCAAATTGTCCTTGAATTTGCGCATACCGAGAATCGAACTCGGGTACAGGCCTTATAAGAGCCTGGGACTGACCACTGTCTTATATGCGCATCTTAAATAAGTGTGCTCCATGTATATTGGAATGACCGGGTCTGAGTCAGGACAACCCAATTTCAACCTTATTCTTCTTTACAAATTTGAATGACTCTTTTGTAATTACTTTATCGTAATTGTTATTAATGTAACTAACAATATGTCTTGCTATTGTTGAAATATTTGTCTGCTGAATGTTTAGATTGTAATTCTCTTCAACGCTTAGAAGACTGTTTTCTTTATACCACGGCAAGTGCTTTGCCGTAAAATTTCCTGCAATGCGAATATGCCTACCGGTAAAGTTATTATGTTGTGGATTATTCCGTTTATTTACTAATGCAAATGTAGTGTCAACTATGGCATCGTATAATTCATACTCACTATCACTTACCTTTTCCTTCCAATATCTACTCTCAAACTCAAAGATTGGTTGATCGCATAAATACTTATCAATTTGTAAAAATTTATCGGCGTCCGATATGTCTAAAGCAAACCCAATCTTAGCCGCATTGTGTTTGTCTGAAAGTTCACTCATAATATCTATAAAATTAGACGGTAAGTTTGCATTGAACCCTAGGTCTGGATCTGTTAGAACAAACTTATCAGGCATCATATTGTAGATATGGTTGTTATTATGGTTTGTGACCCACGGCCCGTCGTTTACAATATTATAGTGTACTTTTACACCTACAGTTTTGAGATATTCTACAGTTTCTTTATCCCTACTATCATTATCCATAATCATAACATCATTTAAGTATGCTGGATTTATCTTTTCTAATTGATCAAGTGTATTCTTTACATATCTATAATTGTTGTAGCAAACTATAATTATAGGTATCATTTACCATTTGAAATATTTTAAGTATTGGATTATATCGCATAAGAAGTTTAGATTGTTTCAAAATAGACAAGTAATGTATTCTGAAGTATATCGACCAACAATGTTGGACGATGTTATTGGGTATCGTGAAGAAAAAGAGTCCTTACGAAAGTATCTTGAATCTCGTAATTTTCGTAAAGCTATTATGTTATCTGGTCCACCAGGAATAGGTAAGACCACGTTGGCATTAGCGGCTGCTCGTACGTACGGGTTTGACCCACTTGAAATCAATGCTTCCAGATCTATTCGTAGTTTCGAAGATGTTGAAAAAATAAAGGATGCGTGCCGTTCTGCCGTGAATATACATTCATTCATTCGCGGCGAAACGAGTATGAAAACATGTGTGATTTTAGATGAAGTTGATGGTTCAGACCCCCACGCCCAAAACAAGATTGTAGAATGGATTAAAGATCCTACCAGAAAAGTTCCAATCCTGTGCACTGGGAATGAACTACCTACAATCTTCAAGCGAAATACAGAACATATTGAAACTTTGAGGTGTTTTCCACCAAGAGCTATGGATTTACAAATGTTCTTCCCCGAGCACGATGTGTCTACGTTAATGAAAGATTGTAATCATGACGTACGAAGAATGTTGCATCGAATCCAGTATGGTGAATCAGACACTATTCCTCGGTTTGTGGCGCCTCCGACTGGGTTGGCAGTGGAGCGGCAGTTCGTAATGCGGCAGTCGATGTTTGGGCTTCCTGACCCGTTTCACGAATATCGTGGCGACAGACTGGACAACGAACACTCATTGAAAACCAGTTCACGATACAGGACCGATGGTACTCGTGCTGACAAGCCCGAATCCGTACCCCGCCAGAAGAAATTGGCTCCTGGCAAATTGCGCAAGGAGAAGAAGCCGTCCGAATAGTTTCCAGACCGGCATTGATTTGGTTCGTAGAAGCAGTCACTGGAACTGGATCGGAAAAGTTACGAGCCACCCCACCTGCTGCAGCTGGAAGAGTTACCGTAAGAAGAGCCTGGGTGAAATCACCATAAACCCGACTTGTATGAACACGACTCAACAGTTCCAAAACGAGCGCCTCATTATTCAAAAAACGTGCAACAAGCGTAGTTCGAGCTGGAAAATTTATGGCTCGAAGTGTGTCGTTACACAGAAACTCTGTTCGGGCCTCCATCAGTTCGTGCAGAAGATCAATAATACGTTCGTCCATTTCCATTTATTATTTGAATGGTTTAAAACCACTTATTTATATAAATAATAAACCCACAATAAGTTTACAGAAACACACCATAATGATCCATATGTGCCATATTTTGCATGATTTATGAAAAAATACGCAAGTAATCCAAGCATAATTAGCGATACTTCTACAGATAATATGTAATACGTTCCCAAAGCTAACCCTATCCAATATGCTAATGCTGGAAGAGATATCACATCAAAGTTCCACTTCCATTCAAAATGCCCGTCTTTAGCCTTAACAAATCTAAGATCACGAGATCCATACATTAATTCAGTTGCTGTCTGAAGAATCATATATGGCAAAATAAACGAGTATTTCTTTGCTTCATAAAAAGCTGCTACAGGTTGTGCGTATAATACTACTTTTCCGGCTATAGCAAGTATCCTTTCATCAATAGCATGTATCCACCTCAATCCTTCTACAAGTTGCATTTGAGATACAACTAATGGGAACAAAAAGGGTTTATTGTTACGATATAAATAGGTTGATAATACTAGCCCAATTATCCATGTCCCAAATGAAACTTCTGGGCTATAACACATATTACTTTTATACCAACAAACAATACATTAAGAAAGAGTCGCCTAAGTTATCTCGACCTGTTAGCGTTTATATTTCTAACGTTTCAGGAACATATCCATAGGACCTACTTTGTGCTTCTTTAGGTACTGTGCGCTCATAAACAGTAGGGAATCCAGATCCTTTTCCTTCAGTTTCAAAACTTTTAAGGTAGCTTCTTCTTCGTCCAGAGTTTCACGATACTCTTCATAAAACTTCGAATAATCCCGTTTCTTATACCCATCCAAATCTTCAATAGCCAGAGCAAACAGTTGTGCTACCGGGTTCTGGATCTGGTTCGTAATGTAGAATTCGGTATCGGGTTTCATCTTCTTCTCGCGGACATAATCTACATGCTCAATCTTATCACCCTGCTTCTTCTCGTCCTTTCTGTTAGCTACATACACATATGCTAACCGGTCACCAACCTGAGGCTTATTTCCTGCATCACGTTCTTCCATTCGGTCAGCTAGAACTCGGTGAGCAATCTGTCCAGGATTTTTGTAATCGTCACGCAGCTGCTTGGAGAGAATAAACTTTTCTAAAGGGTACTCGTTCTTCATTACCTTAACTAACATTTCCTTGACTAACTTCTCAGCTACTTTAATGTTACGATGTTCCATGAGAGAATCCAGCGCTCCTCCGAAAATGTCTTTTACAATCGGAGCGTTATCACGACGTTTGAGTGCAACGCCCATGGTCTTACGCTTACACTTCTTGACATCGTCCTCATACATCATACCTACATACCGCTTACGACAGAACAGAATGAACGGATAAAACGTTTTCTCGTACTCAATCTTATGTGCCTTTCGCCCTGAAGCTGTAATTCTATCGGCTGCCTTCTTACCTAGTTCAATACTCTCTGCTAGATCTTTTGTAGCAAACTTGACGAAGATCGAATCTGTATCGCCGTATATCACCTCTCCTCCAAACTCAGTTTCTACAATTTTTTTGGCATCGTAAATTTTTTGACGTCCCACAGCAGTAGTACACGCTGCAACTTCCAGACGCCTGATGGGCGAGGTGCGTGATCCACACTGACCATACACTGAATTGGCTACAACCTTGTATGCCAACTGAAGACCATTCAGTACCGATTTCTGTGCATCGTCATCAATCTTCTCCATTAACTTCCGGGTTTCCTTACGCTTTTTTAGAAGAAGATCTAGGGTCAGAGGCAGAACGCCTAGTGTACGAGGATCCGAGTTTGGCTGGACGAATCCGCATGTTATACGACCATTAGCGACTTTATCTTCCCCAAACGTATCGTATGACACTTCATCAATTTTGTATCCTTCGGCAATCAGGTCAGCACCATCTGGTCCTTCCTGCTTAAGTTTCTTTCCGGCAGCCGAGAAGGTTTTTACATACACCAGCGTATCGGGTGACAGGTTATAGGCAATCATGTTGGAAGGGTATAGCGAATTGAAATCAAGTACTGGAATTGGTTGGTCCAGGTACATTCCAATTTTAGGAGGCAGGACGATTGCACCTTCGTATGAAGCGTTTCCTTCCAACCCTTCTTGGGTCATAATGATCTGGTTACGTTTAGAAGCATTGTAAACAACAGCTGAGTAAATCTTGATTCCTTGCCCACGTAGAAAGATGTACTGAACAGGAACACGACATACATCAGACATTCCCCGCGCGTTTACGAGAGTGTCGAGTTTGGCCATCAAAGTAAGCACAAGATCACAGTCCTGGATACAGTACTTGGCAATAACGGCTCGGTCGTCGGCAGATCCACGATGAGACGCAAACATCTCTTGGGCTGACGTGTCGTCTTTAGAAAACGACCATTCGAGCTTAGAGATTTCGTCATCATTCAAATCGTGTAGAATTTTGGTATCTGATTTCACAATAAACGACCTGTCTTCTTTCTGGATAACTTGGAACTTTTCTCCTTCGCGGTAAGGATTTGTAGTGTTGGTCATCACATCAAACCGAACTAGGTTTCCTGTAAATAATCCACGAGTACTTTTTGTGTAAATTTTGATACTCAAGTCGTCAATACGTTCAATTTTTGTAACCTTGTCCCTCAAGAAAGTGTTGGCTACACTATCTAGCTTGTACGAATCCAAGTTTTGTTCACGACGAACGCTTAGAAGAAGATCTACTGCTAGTCGACCGTCAACTTCCAAATACCTTACCGCAAACTTCCCAGACGCCAACTCAAATGTCTTTTTTACAGTAGGAGCACACTCCGCTGTCTTCCACTTGTTTTCTACCCGACCAAGACGCAGAGTTAGGTTACGATACTCTGCCCTGTCGGCAATATATCCATCATCAAACCCAAACGTATTATATCCCGCCAAGATATCTGGATTCTCAAACCTCACACATTTCTGGAACTCTTCCAATAAATGTTTTTCGTTACGACAGCTGACAAAAGTTACCGAATCGTCTTTAGATGGAGTGCAAGTTCCTGAAACGAACACAAAACGCTTGTACGAGTTCAGCATATCGTCAGTGTAGCGAAATGAGATGCCTATCTGGATAATCTCATCTTCTGGGTTTGAAGACACAGGAAAGTTTCCGGATGCCGAGTACGTTTCAATATCATAGGCTGCAGCATACAGTGGGATATTGGCTGTTGGTTCGGGAGTGACGTCCTTGTAGTCCACCGTGAACGAAACATCGACATTCTCGTCGTCATCCGCTTCTTCTTCGTCAGCTTCAAATGAGATTGGAGAAGCTGGAGAAATATCTAGTTCGTGAAACAGTCTGATGAACGGAGGAAGATTAGCTTCATAAATATCTTCCAGACGAATCTTACGATCACCAATCTTCATCGCATCCTTCAGAGTTTTTAGAGCAGTCTTGAACATCCAAATAGCTGGGAACGTAAGCTTCCACACTTTAATTGGCTTCAAACCACTAAATCCTCGCATGGCATCCAACTTGAATTCTTGACTGATCTTCAGACCCCGCATCTGCTTCCCCCACGCTGTTTCAATAGCCGACTGAATCATTTGTCCAGTTTCGCCGTCAGCTGATCGGAGATAGAAGTAAGGTTGGAATCCAGTAAGCCGGACTTTTGCGACGCGATCGTCATCCAGTCTACCGAACACATCAACAACGTACTTAAAGTTCGCATCGTTCTCCAGCCAATCACAAGGTTGGAGTAACATAGTTACTTAAATTAAGTTCGGATGAGTTAAATTCGTTTTATAGTAATAAGATGTCGTCTAACTTTGGGCTACCGTTCATGTATGCCAATACCCGAGACGGATCGGCTTGGCGTGATACTGCTGTAAATGAGGCCAATACTGCCGGGCTGAAAAATGCGGCTCCTTCAGGATGCGGAAATAATTGGGCGGTTGCTGCCTCAATTCCCGGTCTGATTCCTATGGGTAACTATGGTAACTCCCCCGAGGGTGGATGCGCTATTGATACACAGTCCGAACTGCTGTTCGGTGCACCAGGTACGGTCCGTATGAAGGGACCTAAGCAGATCTTTGCTCGTCCTTTCGCCACGACTCCTAACCTAGGTATGGGAAGCATTGAAGGCATTGATGACCAAAGCCGTGTTATGTTTGGCCATTCGACTGCGAACCGGAAGAGTATTCAGACGGTAACAGACAAACAATTTCCGGTATTTGAGCCTCTAATTGAAGAGCGGGTAGCTGACATTCCTGACCATAACTATTTTGTGGAGCCGTTTCTTCGGGGAGGGTTCTCGGCACGCCTAGTCCCGCGAAACCGCGTGGATTTGACGAGTTGAGGTATTTATCATCCATCTTCTTCAATATATCACGTAACTGCTTGATGTCCTGTTCTTCCTGGGTGTACGTCCTCACCGGCTTTATAGCTTCGTAATACTTACGAGCAGCATTTTTAGATGGAGGTAGAATCTTGTCTACTGCATCCTCTACATTATTGGTTTCGGCATAGACTCTCATCGCTTCATCTTCGGAACATCCAGTCAATTCAATAATTGTCTGGATATGCTTGTTCATTTTTGTAGTATTAATGTAAATAACCTGAAGATGCGTTTCATTGATGCGCTCTGCCCCCCTGCTCTTCTCTACCTGCTGTACATCGTGGTCCACGTAGGACTGGATATCACACTCAGCCTATATGCCACCGCAGCCGCAAAGGTCGTGATGGGTGTGGCTGGTGTAGTGATTCTAGATGCTCTGTGCTCTGTTGATCTCGGTGTCGTTTCTTGGGCGATTGTAGCGACGCCATTCATCATGGTGGCGCTGGCAACCTCTATTTCGCTGGGGCTGGGCATTGATCGACAGGTCGGACTTGCGATACGCGAGGGGTTCGCGTCGCTCACAGGCGACAACCTGAAGAACCGCGACCGCCTAGTGTCTACCCTCAAGGACGAGGTTGGCGCTCTGCCGCTTTCACAGGATTCAACTTACTAAAGTAAATGCTCTTTGTCGCTTGGCTGTATCACCAGATCTTCCACTGCTGCCGTAGAATTGACAGGGTCCTATTTGCTCCAGACAAGAACAGTGATTCTGGTGTTCCAGTAAGTAGTCTTCCATGGCTATGGGTTGGAGCTAAGTACCCAGACGGAGTGACTATTGAGTACACGAACGAACTCAATGATAATATATATTTTGGTGCTCATGTTACTACAGAATGGCTGAACGAAGTATTTGAAGTGGCGGATGTTACTTGGCGGTACCTTGATCCTAAGACGTTAGAAGAGATTGATTTTCCTTCATCTGGATTTGTAATAGATGATCCCAAGCCAACAGACTCTGAAAACAAGACTGACGCCGCAGATCCTGGCAAAGATCATACTGAGTAATAAAGATCACTTTGAAACTGCCGAAGAGTTTATTGAAATGAACAAAGTATTCGTAAAAGATACCTTAATTGATCGGATAATGCTTTGGGTAGATATGGTTATAAGCCCTTTAATTACGCTGATTTCAGCCGTGTACTACGGTGAAGCCCCATCTATTTTAAGTATCATGGGGCTTTATAAAACTGTGAGTATGTGGAACGACTGGATCTATTTCCAGATCTTGAAGGCCGAAGTTCACGAATGGACAAGTATTGTCAAATCCATTGGTGGTCCGTTTATTGCTACTAATGATCCCGTATATCATTCTTACGTGTACGCTGATGGGATGCAGCGTCTACATTACATCTGCATGGGCGGTGCTCCATCCTTACCAAAAAACTGACTGAATGTCTTGAGAAGTTCAGCGCCTTGCTCGATCGCAGGTTTCATCTCAGACAGTGAACCCATTAATTCCTTTTGAAGTCCCATGAGCTCCTTGGTGTCGCGGCGCATACCACCAATCTGCTCAGGGCTTAAATTACGATACGCATGTAGGATCGTCGTACCTACATCTACATGCGGGTCATCCGTCTTCGGCGGTGCAGGTTGAGGATCGTCATCTTTTGACTTTCCCTTCCCTTTCTCGGGCTTCTCATCCTTATCTTCATCCTCAAAGCCCTCATATGACCGCTTTGTGACCATTGAAATCAGGTACACCAGAACCAATCCAACCAGTACCGAAAGAGTATGGCTCAGCTTACCTACATGGTGAGAGAGCATGTATCCCAGAATCACCCAGGCAATTGTCATAGCGAGGCGGCGCTGGTACAGAAAAACTGCCACTACGGCAAAAAGTAGACCGGCAATCAGTGTGTCCATTATTTATACAGCCTTGACAAAACTTCCAAAGCCCGAACTGGGTCCAGCGCCGTGGTCGTTGAACTTCCCGTAAAAGGGAACACCAACATTATCACGCGACGTTACACCAGTATAGTTCGCCATTCCTGCTACACCGTCGCCACCGAATGCAGCCGCAACTCCTCCATACTTACCACCGCCACGCATCTTACGGCGCGTACGCCGTCCCACCTTCTTGGATCCACGACGCTTACGACCGGCACCCAGAACCGCGTTATTACCGGCGCGAGTCGAGTTAGCTACAAAATCACCCATCTCGGAGCTGCGTCCCCATTCCATAGCACCTGGAGCAATTGCTCCGGTGGCACCATAGTATCCGCCACGCAACTTCCTCGTACGACCACCCTTCTTGGTCTTGCGGACTTGGGTGGGCCCGAAAGACTCCTTATGTCCTTTCGCCAGGTCCCTGATCTGTGAGTCCGAAAACGTAACAACTTGCGATGGCGTCAATACACCCCCACGGCGAACTTTAGTGGGTGGAAACGCAATAGTTGGATTCCCAGTCTTATTACTGTAGTCATGTGGAGGCCTCACTGGTCCATCATCACCTCCGCGGCGACGGCGAGCTCCGTGTTTCTTGGTAGACTTACGAGCCATTTAATCTATAGAAGGAATGTTTTCCAACACTGTCCATGATCCATCATCGTTCTTCGAGCATTTGAGTTTGAACGCCGAACCTTTCGAACGCAGAAATACTGATGTTTTCAAATCGGGTACTTTTAAGTACCCTCCAGCTGCAACTTCGTAACAATCAGGGATTGGAAGTTTCGTAATATCCTGTCTGTCATCTGAATCTGTGAAATACCCATGTTTACCAGGTTCATCGGGATGCTCTTCGTATCCCCTGACTCGGTGAGTCTTATTCAAATCCTTTTTGTGAATTAATTGAGCCGTGAACTTTGTTGGATAAATGAAAGTGTCCATCAGATCTTTGAGCCAATGGTACCGTTGTTCAAAGGTCGAACAGGCAAATACACAGTTGGAATTGAATATGAAAATATCGGATATCACAAACTCGAACGGACCCATCTTTTCAGCTCGTAAGAAGGTATCTCCGCAAATACGTTCGTCCACAATACACGGAATACGACGACACTCCTGTGCGGTCATCCAAAGACACACGGGAATAGCGTTTTCGTATGTAAAGATTATCCATCCTGATGTTCCAGTAGTTTGAGGGACTTTAAAGGTCTTACAGTCCGTCGGGACGGGTTTCCTGAAGACCAGGCGGGAGCTCGGGGTCCACGCGTAAAGAGTCTGAAGCTGGTTTGCGCGGCTCATAGTCTGGTAATTTTACTTCCTGAGATTGCTGGGTGAAAGCCGGTTCGTTTTTCGGAAGCTGTGGCGGTCCCTGTTGGAGGTAAGGAGAGTGAACTGGTGGTGGCGGAGGTGGTGCCTGCTGCATTGGGACAGGGACATTGCGGTAAATGATCTGGGGTTCCGGAGGATACAGGACACGCGTAGCCACATAAGCAAAAATCTGTAAGATGGCTAGAACACATATTGTTGCTAGCGCGATATACAGAACATCTAGTGCTATCATTTGTTGATCGTTTAGGTTTTTCAGGCATCGTCTATAACGTACAGTTCCGAATACTGGTTTCCGATTTCCATCCACATCTTTTTGTGGTTGAAGATACTATACGTAACTGGTTCACTGTACATAACCTTAGCCGGAACTACTCCGTCCCATACTTCTTCAGTATAATCCAGAATATCTGTATCAGTTGTCACAAAGTGACGGCGAATCTTCATTTGGGGAATGTATGCCCATCCGTCATCGCACCATAGGACCTGTACTTCCTTTGTTTCCCGTATAGTTGGGAGCTTGAATGGTACCTTGCGTCCGTTGTACCGCTTGATTTGCATTATTTATATGTATTGATGTTAGTCCCATTTGAATCCGTATTTCCGTCGATCGTTGAATGATTTCACATAGATACAATGTGTCAAAGAGAGCATTATGAAGTTGGTTTACTTTTACGAGTTGTCCTGTAACATGCTGATACAACTCGTTTAGTTTTGGATACTTGTATCCACTCCTCCCTCGAAGCTTACACATAGCTGTACCGATTTCCATAGTACAGAACTTACGTTTCGCAAAACCGCGGAACGGAATGCCCAAATCCCAATGTATAGCGTTGATAATAACATTCAGGTCAAATTTCAGATTGTGAGCTACCATTATGTCACACTGTTCACCATTGAATGCTGCCATAACATCCTGAAGCGGGATTCCAAACTCCAGGGCTTTATCTTGAGTTATTCCGTGAATACGAGACGATTCTTCGGGGATTGTCCACTTACTAGGCTTTACAATATAACAATGAGTCTTCATCACCGAATTGGTTTCTGAATCCAGAATAGCCCAAGAAATGGACACTAGATGTGGCCAGTTGTCGGACGATTGAATAGCTGGTAAACTTGAATCTTTTGGAAGACCAGTAGTTTCTGTATCGAAGACTAAGATCTTCATTCTTAGTTTTCGGACCCAGGATTTAAACGATTTCGTTTTACGCAGTGTGGAGGAGATAGTATGCTACGGCGCCAAAGACTAGAGAATGAACCGCCAGGCCATAAGTCGTCGGGCAGCCGCCGCTGGCAACACGCAGAGTCTCAACGTAATGAGGGGCAACTGATCCAACGATTGTGCCTACCAGACGGTCAACAATGCTGTACGTCGTAGGCGAGCTGAGCACGAAGAAGAGGACAGCCAGAGTAAAGCAGTGAACAAACTTCTTGCTGAACATTTATGCCTTACGTAGAAAATGTCTTCTGAGTTTGAATAATTGATTTAAGCCATTCGGGAATATTTTCCACAATATTTTTGACAGTGATAATGTCCTGAGGAACTGGATAATGAATATCCAACGTATTACTTTCGCAAATAAAGAGACACGCGCACGTCAGGAAACATATGCGCTGTTTCAAAAGACTTGGGTTCCAGCGTAAGCAATGGAGTTTATAAAGTGCATCAATATACGGGGCCAGAACTCCTGCTTGAGGGGAGGATCTAGCAGAGCTCTGGACGATCTCCCAAAATATCCAAACTACGTGTCTAGAATGGTCATTGGAAATATAAGGGTTCGGGCGATAAGAGCAAAACAAGTGTTCTTTACGGGTCTTTTTGTACACACTGGCAAACTTCAAAATCCATGAGATCCAGTAAAGAGATCGCGTGAAATCCCGTGATTCGGGGCGTAAACAATAAGCCAGTTCATTCAGAGAAACATACAAATCTAATGGGTCATCTTCTTTCAGTAAATGCCGAACGTAATTTGACGATGGTGCTTTCAAGTTTTCGGTAATAGTTACCTGCTGGAAATCGTGTTCGGGTTTGATTGATGGAAGTGAAGGCAGCTTATTTTTACGAGTGAGTGCTACTGTTGCTGCCGCTTCACATACTAAATTCCGAACCGCATTATTGTTACGCATATCGGTCATAGCCATGAGCGAATACTGTCCTTCATATAGCGCGAACTTTTCATAAGCTTGAACTAGGTAGAGAAACACATTTGGGGCTGCACGATTAATATGTTTGGCTGATGATTCAAACAAGGTAGTCCACAAAGAATGCACAAGACCGGAACATAGGAGTTCCAGAGTCCAGTAACAAGCGTAATCTGCGTGACCTAGTTTAACGTTCTCATCCAGAACTTTGTAGACGTGTGTCCGCAAATGTCCAGAGAAAGTAAATTTTTGAAAATCCAAGACTGTTCGTCCGTCGCTCACAACGACGTTCATTATTTACGGCTTTAGATGAGAAGCATATGATATAAACGCTAAATTCTTCGTTCTACTTTCTAAAATAATTTAAGTAGAAAAGTATAAACATAATAAATGGTTTATGGATTCATTTACAAAATTACCAATTCGGTAAATGATAAAGTGTATTATGGTCAGACCAAATCAAACCCTCCATCTCATAGGTGGAACCGTCACAAATATAGTAGTAAAAAAGACTGTAATGTACCGATACATTGTGCTATGCGTCTACACGGAATAGAAAAATTCAAGTTTGAAATTGTCTGTTCATGCGATACATTAGATGAGTTAAATAAAAAAGAGATAGAAGTAATATCTACTAATAACTCTTACTGTCCAAATGGTTACAATATTATGAAAGGTGGAGACAACTTTGAAAGAAGTGCAGAACATAGGAAGAAAATAGGAGATGCTCTACGAGGATTAAAGAGAACTCCTGAATATTGCCAAGCAATGAGTATAGCTCGTAAAGGAATAAAACGTGGTCCATTCACACAAGAACACAAAGATAAAATAAGTCAAGCGCATAAAGGTAAGAAAAAGCCCCAAACGCCTGCACATATAGAAAAAAGAAGACAACAACAAATTGGACAGAAACGGTCGCCCGAAACAATAGAGAAACAACGCCAAGCCCGTATAAATTGGTGGATTAAGAAAAGGGAACCCGAAAATCACCGTTGAAAATAGCACAAATATTGGTATTCCTTACCGCATCTTACCAGATCTACGGTTTCCACATGAGAGAAACCAGATGTGCGAATAATATTGATCATACGTTCTTTGGAAGGCATGTACATTGAAAGCTTGTTCTCGCGGTACTTGATACCTTTATTGTCAGAAGGATCGTAGTACGAAAACACTTCGTCGTACGAGGCGTCATCTTCATCTGCCTTCTTTTTGAGTTTGCCACTGTATTTGAACTTATCAAAGTACACTATTGATTCCGTCTGTCGCTCTATATTATACTTCTGTAACGAGAAGGCGGCAAACGGGGACGATAGATCATGTAATGGATCAAACTTATCGGGATCAACTAAGTGAACAATAAAGTACCCACCTGGTTCAAGCCATTGGTAAGCGTTATCAGAAAGAATGCGGGGGTTCTGGAACATATAGATTGAGAACCCTAAAAGCAAACAATGACTGAACGATTTGGGAGAATATAACTGGGCTAACGTAACATCTCCTTTATTGAATTTAGCAGAGGGACACCTTTCACGAGCTTTAGCCATCATTGCATCCGAAGTATCAACTCCAATATACGACACTCCCAAATCGCGGAAAAACTGAGCATGAGTTCCGGTTCCACAACACATATCCAGAACTCTTACAGAAGTGGTTTCGCGTTCAGCTAACGAAACGTCCTGCATAGACACCTCTTCGTACTTGATACGCTCATTCGAGTTCCAAAGAGAATCATAAATAGAAGCGTACATCTCGTCATAAATCTCAGAGTCGTGTAACTCTTCTGACTTCCCATCCTCAAACCCTTCAATGGATGAATACCATACGGTCAGACCATACATTAAGAATATAAGAACAGCTAGGAAGATATACGCTGTTTCCATTAGTTTTACTTTAGACGATTTCCTCCTAAAATTGAAGGCGGAGGTGCTGTATATTTACGATACTTCGAATATGCCAAAAAGAAAGCTGCTGCCCCTAGAACAGCTATAAGGATGTAGAGAAGTATACCCATTAAATCAATTTCAGTTTCAGGTTTACCCTGTAACTTCCACTGACGGTCTAATACATCGGCTTTAGACTTTTCAGCGTCGTAATCTTTCTTCAAATACGGCATCCCACCGTCCGATGTCATAGACTTTGCCAAATCTGCAAACTTGGACTGTGAATTAAGCTGGGCAGTCAACATTTCAAACTGCTGACGGTATCCTGACAATACAGGTTCAATAGTATGTTTCGCCATACTTTCTTTGTGATCGGATAACCATTCCGGACCATTCAAAAGCGTATAGTAATCAAGCTGAGCTTGTTTATCAGACGGATTCGCATCCATCGCAGCTTTCAGAGAGGCAAGCTTCTTCTCTTTAAGGCAGTCTGGACCACAATCTGGAAAGAGTGACGTCATTATTTAAAGTCAGGTAAATTCCGATAACCAGTACGACTAAAGCAATAGCATGTACATACCATCCGAACGGTGAAAAGACTGCATACACTAATGCCGTTATCGCCAGAGTCACGACGAACTTTTGGATAGTTGGCTGAATACTATTCAATTGATCTAGAGTCTTCTTCTTATTTTGTAGATCCGTTTCAACTTGGCTTATACGTGTATTGGCATTAGTCTGAGCCTTCGTGGCCTCTCCAAATAGATGATTAAACAGAGATTTGAACATGGATAACTGTTTGTTAACATTCATAACCTGTGTCTGCTTACTGTACTCTTTTGTAACATCGGTCTTAATATCGTCACGATTCTTATCTAGAGGAGCAATTGAACCAGTGATAGATCCGTAGTCAGGGTTTGCAATGCGGTTAAATATATTTCCGACACTTCCTTCTGTAGAAGATGTCATCCAAAGCTGTTTAGTGGCCGGATCTCCAGTCAAGTAAAGAGGCATGTACCCTTGGGTATTTAAGGGAGTGATTTGGGGAATTGAACAATCACCGACACATTCTGAAACACCTGCGCCATTTATGACAAATAATCCAGTCTGGTCTAGATCTCCAACCAATGAACTCACTGGTCTACCCTGAAGACCAGCTACTGGTGCCCATCCGGTCTGTAAAGTTTCATCGGTCTTCATGGCGTTTCCAGAACCATCAATGCCGTATAATGCACTCGAACTGGATGATGTGATTTTCACTGATATATCCCCCACAGGCATAGAGTTTGACATTGATAATGGTTTAGGGATTTTGACTTTCTGGTTAGATGCTCCCTGTAACCAAATGTACGTTTGTGTAGAGAAAATGTTAGTTGGTGAAAATTGAGGTGTACTCACCTGAATCACCGACCAATCTGTCTGATTATTTGCAGTTTTTACCGCTATAGATGTAGTGGACCCACTAAGGAATAGTAAGTATACATTTGTTTCATCTGTTGCAATATCTAAAGTTGTGACCGGGGGTGAATTCTGGACTGGATTCAGATTTAGATTGTAAGCTCCCGGAGGAGCTTTCGAATATGAATTCCAGTTACCTGACGAATAATTGGAAATTGGACCGACGTAGAATTTGGATACTCCATCCGAACGCACCATCTTCGTGTAAGGACTTTCAAATGAAATATATACTGGATTTCCCTGGTCGTCTACATCAGAATTTATTATAGGAATATTTCCGGAAATCCACCGACCTGACAGGTATCCTAATGACGAAGGCTTAGGAGGTTGAAGTTTTGTAATATCCGCCTCTTCCCAATTACCAGTGCATGGTTGCTGGCATACGTACACTTTATTTACAGAATTAAATCCCCAAAGGTATCCAGCTGAAGACGATGAAGCTTTGACTAGAGAACCAGGTATATTCGCCCATTGTTGGACCGAAGATAGCTGAGTTGTTAAGGTGGTATTAATACCACTTGTGTTCGTATCAAAAGCGGACTGAAAATCCGTCATTATTCAATTAGCAGTATAAAGTTCTGGTTATTTTAGTTAGAACTTGACGAAGTTCTTGGAGGCTCCGAATAAGTTTAGACGAGGTGTAACAGGTCCCTCCTCAAATCCACGCGTCATCGGGCGATCACTAATCTTAACGCCCTGCTTTACCATCTGACCCTTAACGATGATAGCGCGGCGCTTCATCTCCAGAAGCATAGAGTAATCGGTAGCGGGTCCCTTTCCACCATTGGCAGGAGTAGTGCCTTTGTTCAGTCCTACTGTAGTGGGCATTTATTTAGTGTCGGAGAAAAGTAATGCAAGCGTTCGAAGATTCGCGAAAAACTGATCTTCAGAATTTTCAGACGCAATATGATTCTCTGAAAACCCAGTATTCTACTGCCATTTATGCTGCTATTCAAGAAACTGATACCGCTGCTCAGAACAATCTTATCCAGCAAGTTCTAGCTATAAACCAGAACTTGACAGATTCTATTCGAGGTATTATTACTCAACTCAGTCAAGGCACTGATCAAATTGATACAGCTACACTTGAAAGCTTAACGACTGATCTAATCAAGTACCAGCAAGACTACCAGAACTTGAAGACATCGATTGACAAGCTTCAGACACTAAAAATGATTCAAGCTACAGCAACTAAAAAGTTAGATGCCGCAATTTGGGCTTACAACATATACTTGGCCGCACTGACAATTCTGTGTTTGGTAATTATCATGTTAGCTATTCGGGCGTCATGGACCACGAGTGTGGTCAAACAGGTGACAGGTGGGTTTAAAACACTTGTAGGAGGACGATAGTGACCAACAATACCCCAATTAAGTTGTACTGAGTCTGGTGTGAAAAAGGGACTGGCGGTGGGGGCTGACGCATCTGAGCCGCAGTAACTCGATCCCTTTGTTTATGTATTTCAATACCAATATTGTTCAAAGCGTCCTGTTTGTCAGCGAACATAGATTTGGCATTAGATCCTAATGCATCATTTATGGAGGTAGTATTGTCGTGTACCTGTTTGCTGAGTGAATCTATGATTGACTGTAGTCCATCCTCTGCTGCTTCATATGCTTTCTTATATGATTCCTTTCCAGTCGTAGCATACTGTAGATAGTTATCGTGGTAAGTTCGGGATAGAGTATCGAACTGGTTATCCATTTGTTGTTTCCGCGACACAAATTCGCCACCGTTTATTTTCAGCCGAAGTATCACACATTCCAGTGACTTCGACAACATCACCCGGTCTAGCACCCAAATACTTCGCCATCGCATCCTGACTCAGAATATGAGGAAGGTTCATCATATTAGCATAGGACTTCGAAAGTTCAGCCTTCTCCTTATCATCCAGCAACCGATGTTTCGGAACCAGATGATGCTTGGAAATATTGAAATACAAACTTGCAAGTAGGAATACCTGAACGAAATTGTTCTCTCGATTTGCGTTATGGTTTATGAGTGAAGCCAGAACACGGTCACTTAGTGACGTTTCGCTGATAATCACCATACTGGAATTGTACCCGTTCTCCTTGGCAAACTCTACAAATGGAGCAATAGTCGCGATTCGGTTCTTGGTACTATAAACAACCAGAACTCCACCGAAATTGTACATGTGTGTTTCATCCATGGCGGGAGTCACTGGATCCATCACATCTCCCTTGATTCCGCGATCAAGTAGCATCTCCTTCAGTGTCTTCATTGCTCGGTCGTCCATTCTCTTTACTCTTTGGATACTACGAAAACGGCATTCCATTTTTACGCTGTAGATATGTAAATGAAGGACTGGGCATTTGTAGCACTTCTGGCTGGATTAGCCGTTGTTGGATACGTTATCTACAAGTCGCGCGAAGGATTTGAGATTGCGTTTATTGATAAGACAAACGACAGGAAGACCGATGAAACTCGTACTTCGTCCTATGTGCAGCAGACGAATCATTACAAGCCCACTGAACCAGCTCCAAGGCCTCCTGCGGGCGTAGAAACTCCTTACCGCGTTAACACCTGGAACTCCTACGTTCCTTTTTGAAAACAGCTTAAGCGCTTGAAACATGAATAGTCAAATGAGCACAATATGTCTCAATATGATCGTAAAAGACGAAGAACACGTAATTGGACAAACATTAGAGAATCTAGTGAAACATATTACCTTTTCCTACTGGGTGATCTGTGACACCGGTTCTACCGACAAGACCCGTGAAATTATTACAGACTTCTTTAAATCTAAAAACATTCCGGGGGAACTTTTGCAGCATGAATGGCGTGATTTCGGTCATAATCGTACCCTGGCTCTTCAGGGAGCATATAAGAAGGCCGACTATATTTTCATCTTTGATGCCGACGATACCATTCACGGTACTCTTAAGTTACCAAGTAAACTGACCCACGATTTTTACAAGATGATTTTTGGGTCAGGGTTTACTTACTATCGCCCACTTCTCGTGACGGCTCATAAGAAGACGAAATTCGTAGGAGTTTTGCATGAGTTCCTTTCTCTTGAAGAAGGGCATCCGTCTGAAGGTAATATTGATGGAAATTACTTCATTGATTCAGGTAAGACTGGAGCACGTAGCCGCGATAAAGATAAGTACTTGAAGGATGCTATGATTTTGAAAGCCGCTTACCATAAAGAACTAGAAACCGGAGGAGGACTGGCAAATCGGTACGCGTTCTACTGTGCCCAAAGTTTCAAGGACTGTGGTCGTACAGATGACGCTATTGAATGGTATACGCTTGTTGCGGACAAACTCAATTCTTGGGCCCAGGAGAAGTATTATGCGTGTTTAATGGTAGGATTTCAGTACAAAGCTAAGGGGCAGTTCGTAAAAGCGTTAGAATACTTTATGAAGGCCGAACAGTTTGATTCTGATCGTACTGAAGGCGTATTTTTTGCCGCCGAAATGCTGAAAGACGCAGGATTGCACACTTTAGTTGTTCTTCTATATGAGAAGTACAAGAATTATAACAAGACTCCCCAAGACAAACTGTTTTTGTATCAGGACTTTTATAACGATGTTTTCGAATTTAATGCAGGTCTGTGTGCCTATATGTGCAATAATAAGAAACTGTCGTATGAGTGCTGTAAGAAGGTTATCTTAAATAATATTGCTCAACCAGGTATTCGTGATCGGACATTTAAGAACATACGATTCCATATGAACGAATTGAACGATGATAAAGATACGCTTGGACTATTCTATCATCTGACGAATTATATTCAATCGTGTGATGAACCTCGCGAAACTGCAATTATTTGGAATATGCTTTTTAAGAAGAACCGAGGACTTCTGACAGCCCCATCAAAGTTCAAACAGAATCCTGGTAAGCAAGATGTGATTATCACATTTACCTCATGTAAGCGCCTTGATCTGTTCACCGAAACTGTGAATTCTATTTTGAATCATTGGACAGACGCTGATCAAATCAATTCATGGTTTTGTGTTGATGACAATTCATCTAAGGAAGATCGCGCAAAAATGAAGAAGATGTATCCCTGGATCACGTTCTACAATAAAACTTTGCAAGAGAAGGGGCATCGTGAAAGCATGAACATCATTTGGAATAAGCTGAATGAAGTGAAACCCAAATACTGGATTCACATGGAAGACGATTTTCTGTTTCACGTAAAGCGTCCGTATGTCAGCGAGTCTATTAAGTTACTGAAGAAACAACCTGGTATTAAACAGGTCCTATTTAACCGTGGATATGCTGAAACGATTGAGGACGTAGATATGCGTGGATACCTTCCACTAAGTTCTGGCTTTGTTGTTCATGATTACAAGCAGGGCCAGTTTCCTTACAAGAACTGTCACTACTGGCCGCATTACAGTTTCCGTCCAAGTATGATTGATGTTGAAACCATCTTGAAACTTGGAAATTACGATAGTCCTAATACGTTCTTTGAGATGGATTATGCAAAGAAGTGGGTGGATGCAGGATACAAGTCCGCATTCTTTGATATGATTTGTTGCCGCCACACTGGTCGTCTGACATCTGAGCGAAACGATGGAAAGGTTAAGAATGCATACGAACTAAATAACGAGAATCAGTTCAGCAAGTCTAAAAAGATGAAGGTCATTAATCTCAAGCGCCGCCCCGATCGACGTGAAACAATGACAAAACTGTTTGCCGACATTAAGTTTTCTGATTACGAGTTCATTGAGGCAATTGATGGCAAGCAAATCAAGCCGACATTTGAACTCAAGAAGCTATTTGAAGGCAATGATTTTGGATCACGTTCTGGAGTTGTCGGATGTGCTCTTACCCACTATACCTTATGGAAGGCACTGCTGAATAGCAACGACGACTACTACATTATATTTGAAGACGATGTGACCCTATCGCCAAGTTTCAAGAAAGTGTATGATGCATTGACGTCCCGAGATGTGTTCAAGACTCACGATTACCTATTTTTGGGATACCACATGTTCAGTGCCAACCGTGAGGCAACCAAGGATATTTACGTCAAAGAGTCTGGTACAATAACGATTGGGGATATGCAGAATGACTTGAATATTGGCGCTGGATTTGCATACTCTCTAAATAAGAAAGGTGCTCGTATTCTTGTAGATTATATTGCCAAGAATGGTATTAAGCACGGTATTGATTACGTTGTAAAGATTTGTAAGGAGCTGAAATGTACTGAACTGCGGCCACAGATTGTGTTTTCCGAATGGTATGAGCGCACTGGTCAGAATGTTGATACCGATATTCAGAAAGATTACACATCTGTAGATTTTGATAATATTGTGGAAGACTTTACGTTTGTACAGGGATTGGATCATATAGGCGATGATCTATTCTTCAACAAAGTGAATATAGAAGAAGCTAAACGTCTAGCTCTTGGAAATCCTCAGTGTATGGGATTCAATACTCTTGGGTTTTTCAAGAGTAAGGTCAATGTGAATACATTAAAGCAATCACCGTATTTTGGACCAGAAGATGGAATGTATATCAAGAATGTTAAGAATCCGGTAAGTAAACTTCCTAAGTTAAAGCTGATCGGAAACTGGCAGTCATCGCAGAAAATGGCCGAAGAGTTTGGAGTCATGCCTCATGACGGCTTCGAACTTACGTGGAAAGACGAAGCTGATTACTACGCTATCGTAAACTTGCCAAATACCGAAGAGTTCTACGACCCTAAAAAAAGTATGATTTTTCAGATGGAGCCATGGGTATATGATGATTCCAAACCTTGGGGTGTGAAGACATGGGGGGCTTGGGCAAATCCCGATCCTTCAAAGTTCTTGCATGTGAACTCTCATCGAATGTTTCTGAACCCAGCTCAGTGGTCTTTGAATGGAGATCTCACAACCCTTCCTCCAAAAAAGGATGAAACTGCTATTATTTTGAGCAATAAAACGAACGATACAGGTCATAATTTACGTATTCAGTTTGTGCGTGACATGCAAACAATTCATGTGTATGGCAAGGAAAACTACCACAATCTTACGTCCTATAATGGACCTGTCCCAGATGACAATCGGTACAGTGTATACTCAAAGTACAAGTACGTTTTGGCGGTAGAAAACAACTCAGAAATCAATTACGCGTCTGAAAAGATATGGGAACCTTTGATGTGTGAGTGCTTACCATTTTATTGGGGATGCCCAAATTTGGAAACCTATATTGATCCCCAAGCGTTTGTTCGTCTGCCATTAGAAGACCCTGCAAAGGCTTCCGAAATTGTTCGTAAAGCCGTCGAAGAAGACTGGTGGTCCCAACGTATTGATGCTATCCGATTAGCTAAGCAGAAGATCATCAACGAACTTGGATTTTTCCCGCGAATTAGGAACATTATTGCCCCAACTAAAACGATGAAAGCTATTGTTCTGACTCTTCACAGTAGTAAGGACCGCATTCCAATAGTTGAAAAACTCCGCAGTAATATGACCGAGATTGGAATCAAGAATGAGATCTTTTATGGGGTGAATGGAAAAGATCTGATTATTTCAAACACGAAGGTAGTGTATAATAAAGAAACCAGGAACTATGATCCAAAGGTACGCTTGAATGGTCAGAAAATGACACTGGGTGAATTCGGGTGTGCTTGGAGCCATATCAAGATTTACCAGAAACTACTAGAAGACCAAACTACCGACAACTATCTTGTTATAGAAGATGATGCTCAGATTGTAGGAGATCTGAATATTCTTCGTGAACTGCCACTAGATTTTGAAGTTGCTCATATTGCATATAGTGAATGGTACCCTTTCGTAAAAACTGATCCAGTCAATAAATCATTCTTCAATATTGAAAAGAAGTTCTTTAACCACACAACTGCCTACGTAGTTTCAAAGGCAGGTGCTAGGAAGTTATTAGATTATATCGGCACGAACATTAATATTCCTGCAGATGATCTTCTTTCAAATTCATTTATTCAAGGCAAAATACAAGTGATTGTTCCTGAATCACCTATTTTTACGTTTACTAAAGATATTGCATCCACAATTGATGCTATAGAGTCAAGATAGTTTTTTCCTTGGGATGGTCTGGCACCGTTCCAGCCGCCCGATGAGTTTGAACCGTATTCCAAACTTCCTGAAAGCTCGGGAGGTTAGTTGAGAGCCATTGGGGGTCACGTGGAACTAGTTTAGAACGGTACTTATCAAATACCCAATACACAGTAGTCCACCACTCAGTTTCCAGAGTTGGCATCATCTCGCGACGCCATGTTGCTACATCGCGCTGGTCTTCAATTTCCCGATACACGACCTTTCCACTCTCATCAATTGCAAACCAAGATTTATACTGAGCGGTAGATTCTAACCATTCAGTATACGTCACCTCCTTGAACTTCATTTCGACGTAGTCGCACTCTGTCATATCAGTACACTCCAGCTGCAGCTGCATTTGGTGATAGTACGTTGTAGGAATAGGTGTTTCGTCAGAGAAGTCGCGGGATATGGGGCACTTGAATTCTACTAGACGTCCATACCGAGGATCATCCTTAGTTTCTGAAATCAGAATACCGTCTGGCGATGCGCCTAGAAACGAGTGGTCCCGATGAGGAATACAGGTTGTATCTTCGATGCGAACACCTGGTTGAATATACGTCATGTATATGTGCTTGGCAATAGGCTCAAACCTTGTTCCCCACATAAGAGCTTTGGGTCCAAACCCCGACTGCTGTTGCTGCCTTGGAGCAAGTTTGGACATCACGATCTCGTGTTTCAGAGCAGGTGATGCATCATGAACTGCCTTATAAATCTCAGAGGCTGTCAACATTTCTCCTCGCTTGGTATGCCAAGCATCTGTGCGCTGGTCATCCTGACCGTAAAGAAGTAAGATCTGTTCAACTTTATCTAGGTCCATTTGACTCTATATGTTTACATTAACTAAACCCGTTTTCAGGGTAGATAAGAAGATTAGTAAATGGAAATACAGAGCCAGGAACAATGGGTACTGTATCGCCTCGAGCGATTTTATACTGATAAGAATACTGAGCGCGTTCGCGATATTCTGAGTGGTAAGTCTAACCTATCTCTTCGTCTTATTGATTGGTTTGTGACCAACTATGCAAAGAAGTACAATATTTCGTACATGACCAAGGCGAACAAGCACGTGATTGTCTACCTGTCATACAAGTCACATCTCAAAGCTTACAGTAAGAAAATGTTCGATCCATTCTGTCGATGGAAGCGCATTAAGTTTCACGATATGGACACGACTGTCGGGCAGCTGAATTTCTTTGAGTGGGCGATTTCCGATGAGGTGCTGGATTACCTTGAGAAGAATCGCGAAACGATTCATACTGATATGGAAACTCGTCTACACGAAGCTAAGGAGGCAGATGGTCCTAAGAAGAAGCGACACGAACTTTCGCATTCGGCTACCAAGTCCATGACCCGTCACGATGTGCGTGTAACTGTAAAGTTTGATTAACTTGTTACTGAATAATGTATTCAATTCTAAAACCCAACTACGTCTACCGAGATACCTCGGAAGATATAGCTGATCATGATGACGATTATGATGCCGAAGAGTGGCATTACAATGGTCGTGACGTATACCGCGGATCGTTGGATCGGTCGTTTGATTGGAACGTGTACTCTCTTTACGACGAGAACTCAAAAAGGGTAGGTATTGCTGAGCACCATCCAGAGCATCCAGAGATCTTTTTCACGCTCTGGTTCCGAGATAACGTGTTCTCAACTCTTTTTCAGGAGAAGTGGGAATGCAAAGACGCTACCGTTTGGTCCATTATGTCCAATGAAGCTTATCAGGATTGCCTAGAAGATGATTTTAAAACTGTGTTTGATAAGACCTTGAATACAAGTATCCGACTCGTCACGCCAGAAATGGTTATCAAAATGCCAGAGATACACGAATGTCCAAAGTGTGGTAAAAAGTCGCTTTTATCTCTGAGCGGCTGCCCGGAAATAAAAAGACCTTACATTGATTCCAATTGCTCGGTACTTTTTGTTGATGACTCTTTTGTTATGTATACTGCTCCCACAGATTCATGTGTTTGGTCTAAGGTACACCCGCACCTGCCGCCGGGCGGCGACGAGGCTGACGACCAGCCGGCGCAGACGCAGGAGCCTGAGCCTGCTCAGTCACTTGCTGAGCCTGAGATCCAGCACCATACTCCGAATCCTCATTTGGAACCTGATTCTCATCAGGCTGAGCGGTCTGATTCTCATCCTCTACAATCGTAGGAGGAGCGCCCGACTCATCATCGAACATCTGTGCAGCCGTACGACGCATCTGAGGGAATACCTGAGCTGCAGTCAGACGCCACGTCACACCAAAGCCACCGCCAGCAATCACATAGATGCTGCCGCTGACTGCGAGATTTGCCTCAACACCCTTAGGGAAGATAGAGGTCAGCGACTCGGGCGTGACATACGTCACAGGGTTGCGCGACGCATCCACGATCTCCGTGGACACGCGACCTTCGTAGACTGGAACCTTGACGCGGAAGCTGGGGGGATACTTGCCATTCGGCACGTACTCACCATCAACCTTGTCTACTGAGAAACTCAGAATACGCTTGAACGCATCACGGATCGCCTCCTCTGAACGCTTCTTGCCGAACCACTTGGTGCTGTTCTCCACAGCAGCCTTGATAATGTGATTCTCGAGATCCGTCAGGAGATTGTACAGCTTACCGATATCATCGGTACCAGCTGAACGCTCCTTGCCATACGGATCAGTGCCCTTGAGGGAACCGATCAGCGTGTACGTCTTCATACCGTTATCGCCCTCGCGCACCAGGCACCCACCAGGGTAGCCAACGCGGGGCAGACGGATAAGCAGACTGTTGCCATTATAGCGCATCGTGATTGACGGATTGCGACCTGCCTTAGCCTGACCTACCTGGAACGTTACGTTGCTGACATCGATATTGCTCGAGTGAATAGGACCGTTCATCTTTCTTGTTGTTGTGATCTTAATAGGTTAGAAAGGTGTAAATCCGTTTTCGGGGAAACAAAACCAAAAACAATAAAAAAGCCTAGGACCTCCTGTCCGTTGTCGGCGTATTCACTCTCATGACTCCCTTGTCATCTCTTGAGTGGCGTTTGTTGACGCTAGTCTTTATGTAGAGATCTTAATCGTTTATTGACCGATGCAGTATTTCATGCAACACAGGCTATTAAGTCCCAGTCATTGTGCTTTTCAGATGGGCCCGCTTTATGCGCTGCCGATTCACCCGTACTATTCACCGATCTATCTCAACAGACCTAATATATACTATCTTGACAAAAAAGAATCCGTTTTTGATAAATCTATTTTTATGCTTTAGAGGAAAGGAAACGAGAACATTAAATAATGGTTCTGTGTGCATCCTGCAAGAACAAGACAAGTACAGAGCAGTGTCCTTCTCAAGCCATGAAAGGCCTTTTGTTCTGTGGAAAGCACGCTAAGACAAAAAACAAGCGTCTATGGGCAGATGTGAACAACGGAAATCAAAAAGCTACTGTTATTCAAAAAATTTGGAAAGGTTACTTTTTGAGGCACCGATTGAAGTTAGCAGGGGAAGGCGTTCTAAAACGATCTGCATGCCATAACACTGAAGAATTGGTAACACTGGATGAAAAAGAAAAAGTGTATCCGCTAAACTATTTTTCATTCAGAGAAGCTGATAAGCTTTACTGGTTTGATGTTCGAAGCATGTACCATATTTTGAAACGGTCTGCTAGACCAGAAAATCCGTATACTCGCCAACCGTTGACCATAGAAACACGAAGACGATTACGTGATATTTGCAGAATACGAAAGAAGTTGGAAATAGAAAATTATCACGATCCTCCTCTACCCGAACATTTTGCCGAATTAGTGGATGAGAAATGGTTGACAGTATGTCAGATCATTGAAGAGAATGGGTTTTTTGATATGAATCATTTACTGTTCTCTTCCTTGAACAGGTCGCAGATGTATGTTCTGATAAATCTTATTCAAATGGACATTGTAGCGTTTGCCACTGAGCATTCTATACGCTCTAGACGGTACAAGTACATTCATTGGATGAGAGCCTGTATAACCAACTTTGAAAAGAATAGAGCAAACAGACTCCAGTGTTCTTGGTCTGTTTCCAAGGTACTTTTGTCAATTTTGTACGACTGTCCAGATAATTACCCTATCTGTTTCATAATTGTGAGCGCCTTGACTAGATTGTGATTTAAACAGGTAAGGACTACTAGTAGTATAACAACCGCGTTAGAAATGTCGTCTTCTAACTCTGCCATTAAGTCAAACACGAAGATGCCTGCCGCCAAGAAGACCGCCGCCCCCGCTGCTGCCCCTGCCCCTGCCGCTGCTGCTCCCGCCAAGAAGGCTGCCCCGGCCAAGAAGTCCGCTGCCAAGGCTGAGGTAACTGTCCCTGTTGTTGATGCTGCTGCTCCGGCTGTAGCTGCCGATGCCTCCGAGTCCCGCTCTGCTGCGACGATCCTCGCGACGCTCCAGGAGAGCCTGAAGGCGCTCGGTACGGAGTGGACGGCGCGTGTTCGTGCACTGGTCGCGGAGGCCGGCGAGGCTGCGAAGGCCCTGAAGCGCGATGTCCGCAACTCCAAGCGCCGCGTGAAGAAGGATGTTGCTGACATGACGCCCGAGGAGAAGGCCGCGTGGGAGGCCCGCCGTGCGAACAACGCCTTCCTGAAGCTCCGCCCGATCACGGATGAGCTGGCGTCGTTCATGGGTCTGCCTGCCAAGTCCCAGCGCTCCCAGACGGATGTCACGAAGTTCATCTCGACGTACGTCAAGACGCACTCGTGCTTCGATCCCAACTTCAAGCGCCGCATTATTCCTGATGCCAAGCTCGGCAAGCTCCTCCGCGCGAAGGACGGTCAGGAGGTCACGTACCTGAACCTCCAGTCGTTCCTGAAGGTCCACTTCATCAAGCCGGAGGTCAAGGCGTAAAGGATCTCGCTTCCTTAAAGCGAGTGGTGGACACTGGTGTACAAAAATAACAGTTGAAAAACTATTTCATGGACCAAACGGTTTCATAAAATAGGTTCTTAAGAATAAATGATTATTGGGCTTTTATTCGTTCTCTGGGGAGTGTATGTGTTTGGGTACGGTATTTACATGACGGCTAAACATAGTCCGGGAAGTGATGGTATGGGCTGGTTCCTATCATTCATAAATATCGTTGGTGGAATAATGTTTACAGTATCTGGAATTATGCTGTTCAATGTCCAGACTCAGCCAGTAGCTGCATTTGCCGGTGGTGCGAAGAAGCTGATGGGGTTGTAAATCTTCCCCCCAGTATAAACAAATGTTCCGTGCAATTTGGGGATCACTTCTCTTTCTATTTGGACTAGTTATTGTTGGTTACACGATTTACACTATGACCGTGAATACCCCAACAACAACGGTTGGTTGGGTTTTCCAGTCGTTTTACTTACTTGGTGGACTCATAGTTACGTACTATGGATACCGGACTTTATATCCGCCCCCGCCTCCACTTATGACTATTGGAGGGCGCCGCCGGTACTAAATATCCGCCCATTATAAACAAATGGACTGGTTTGGCGTTTTTCTTCTAGTTGTTGGTGGATGGATTCTTGTAAGCACCATTTCGGGTATTGTTGCAAACCATAATCGCAGCGCTACCAGCTGGTTCTGGCAAATCATTTGGCTACTTGGTGGAGGATATGCGCTGTATGCTGGATACCAGAAGGTGATGGCTCCTCCTCCTACTCTATTAGGTTCAGTGACTGGGGCTGTAACTGGTGGTCGTCGGCGGTAACTAAAACGGATTTAAGAAATACAGATGAAGAAAGAGTATTAAAATGCCGCGTCATTCTGGAGATTCTTCCAAGCGTAAGAGCGATGGCGTTGTTTCGGACTACATTTACGATTTGAAGCAGCTTAAGACTGGTGAAGTTATAGATGATGAAATCTACGTTGCGCGGGTCATTAAGAACCTGGGCAACGCTCGGATTGAGGTCGTGTATTCGCACGACGAAAAGGTGTTTGTAGGACAAGCTAAGATCCCTGGTCGGTTTACCGGTCGGGCCAAGAAGACTATGATGGTGTCGCCCGGCACGTTCATTCTCGTCGCTAAGACGGGTGTGATTGGTGCACTGGCACTGGAAATGATGGCAATTGTGTCACGCGAAGAACTCGCTAAGATACAGGAACTGGTTCCTGTACATTCTAATGTAACATCTGCAGTAACCGATACTGCAGATCTCCAAACCCGTACTACTGCTAAGGACGACGGATTTGTGTTTGAAGGACATGAAGATGAAGTGGATATTGATAATATCTAAAGCTGTTTATCCGTGAGTATAACCTCATGTGGTAACTTGAAATACAAAATACTACTAAAAAATGGGGTTGTTCGTCCATCAAGGACTACGGCCCGAATTTTTGAATTATCGAAGACAGCAGAGAAGAGTCGGTTAAATAATCTGTCTTCTTTTACCGATTTCTTGATTTGGATGCGGCACACTTTTCCGTCCCATCCACACAGATTGCCTTTACAATCCTTCTTTTTGAATTGCCCGCATGGCGCTCGGATTTTTGACACAAATTCGCGGGACTCTTTGATATCCACAAACTGCGTGACCCGATCAAACCATTTTTTTAAAGCCTTTTCTACATCTTTACGTTTCAAAGGCTGAGCGGTTAGTACAGAACGTAAATCATTGTACTCATCATCTTCCAAATCTTTTGATAGCTGGAAAACCAGGAAGTCGTATACTTCACCGTCATAGGATATTTCGGAATACGTTTCTTTTAGATCTGGGTTTGGTTGTCCGTACATTAACTCCGATTCTCCACTCTCTGCCACTGTACCAATAATCTCTTTTGGAACACTCGTTCCGACTTTTTCGGGTTTAATAGGAATACGTAATCCACTGGTTGTAAGAATTTCGGATCGGAGCCCTTGCGTATTGTACAGACCTTCTTCAAACTCATACCCTTTCGTAGTAGCTTCGGCTTTGGACAGAACATCTTTCATTGTATCGTACGTCGGCAAATGAAGATTCGAGAATCCCCATATCTTGGGGTCCTCAGTGTCTGGCAGAACTGAGCTTTGGAAAGGTAGTACAAGTTTATTGGGAATATATAGTGCCTGTCCCCGCCCTAAGGGATCTAAGATAACAGAATAAGGTTCAGTGAATAACTTCTCGCGTACTTTTTGAGCTTCCGTATAATTGGGAATTTCCGCCCCACACGCTTTATCTCGCTGACGAATAACAACTTTACCTATAAACTTTCCAAATGGAGGTTCAAAGATATTAGAACTGTACGTAAACACATTTTTTGTTCGCTTAGCGTTAGCCAAAATATCTATTTCTTCGTCGCGCTGTAGTACAACAATACCACGTGATCGAGGATTGATCAGTGAAGAGTGAAGTAAACATCCAATCGTATGCGTTTTCACATTCAGACGAAATATGTCACAATTCAAAGCTAGAGCAGAATACTCAAGTTCCTGAATAGGAGATAACTCCTTTTTCACGAACGCATCATCAATTCCCGAAATAGTACGTGCAACATTTTCCCGAACAGTCGTATCCTTGAAATCTCCTAGTTTATCATACACTTCTTTGAAATGAGTATCCGTTGGAGTTTCCCATAACCGCATAAACGAACATTTTAGAACAGTTTTTACCGATTCGCGAGGCAAAGGGATAGTTTGGGACATTCCCAGTAATGTAGGTAACGTTGTAGACGCACGACCCAGACCTATCCTGAAAAATCCATCGCCGTTCTCAGATATACGCTGATTATCCAGTTTCGTGTACTGTTCATTCAAATCCAGAAGCTCAATTGTTTTCTTATCTAGCTTAGCTAGACGAAGCTCGGGCAATGGACTTTTAGTATCTAAAAATACGTAGTACTTATCTTTGATTTCAGGTTTTTGCATTCGTTTAGTTCGGTTTGTCGTGTAACAGCATGGAATATCTTTTCCGTTACCTGGAGATTTGTACTTTGGCCGTGGGAAAATATGACCGTTTTTACGCTTAATTAGAGGAAACTCGCGAGGATCTGACGTTGTGGATGTTTCTAGTTTTCCGTGGCATATTGGGCATTTCAAAGTTCCGTCTTCTGAAATTAATTGATCACTTCGAAGAGGTATTTCATCTTTCGTACACCAGTACTCTGGACAAACCATTGTCCCATCCGGTTCGGAAACATCCAGTAACTTACCAGCTTCCGCATTTTTTATCGGGTCATACTTTCCACTCTCAAATTCAGATAAACGTTTCTTATCTGCTGGAGTAAGAACTACTGGCTGAATTGTCTTTTCACACTGACGTGCAAAATCGGCTTCAGGTACAAATGTCGCGGGGTCAAATGAACGTAGACGAGAAGCAAAATAGTTGTAGGTAGTCTTGCGCTGATTCGCGACATCCAGAGTAGTTTTTGGAGCTTCATCTTTTTCCACAACTACGGGTTCTTCCTTCCCAGGATCAAAGTCGTCCAGCAAATCCGCAAAAGCGTCATCAACTAACGCATCTTCATTCACTACGTTAGTATGTATAGTTGCAGCTTCAGCGGCTATAGTTTGTAACCGAGCAGGACATATCTTGTCCAGTTCATCAGATTCGGGATTAGATAGAATGTACCGCAAGATATCTGCATACTTCGTAGACAAATGGGTTTCTTTTACGGCTGAAACCCGAATGAAATCGCTACCAATAATCATCGTAGGATACCCACGAAAAATCCGGTCCCCTAACTTATTATTCTCTTCACGTCGAGACATGATATCGTTAATAAGCTTTGAAGCGTTGTCTGGCGTAATAGATAGTTCCTGGGCTACATCTTTAGGATTCAATGGTCCTTCTTGGGCCATCTGAATGAGTTTGGCATCAATTGATGTTACTCCAAAGTTCTCGTGATCAGTTCGCATCATCGTGAACGACGATTTGGCTTTATCGGCAATTGAGTAGAATGGAGAAATACAATTGAAACGCAGAATACTTAGGTCATCTACCGGTTTAGGATACGACAACATAATCTTCATTTCCTGTAGTTCCCAACGATCTGGGTGAATATCCTTTTCGTCCAAAAACGGTATGACTGCATCAAACGTCTTGAGCCATTTCTCACACGATTTTTTTAACTCTTCTGGCGTCTCGGTATTCTTTTCGGGACGATTCGTAGAAACAATCATATCCACAGACGTAATTAGGATACGATCAAAGTGCTGCTTGGACTTGCCGCGGTACAAAATAAGGGTCGGACGATTACGGGCTGGTTTCGTGATTGACCACCATGTTTTCCAATCTGACATATTCAAATAAGGTTCTTCAGTCTTGGGATTCTCGGTGAAAAATTTGTGACGATTAATTTCGTCTTTGGATGTGAATAGACCAATGTAAGGAACAGTAGATGAAACAGTTAATCCGTAAAATATTTGTTCGAAGCGAGTACGTATTGCGCTCCCAAAATCAGTACCTACCCATGGAATGTAGAAACGAGTATGCAGAACATGCGTTCCCGAATGCTGATGGTCTTTTGGGATCTTTAGATCAAGTAAATCCGTTAATAATTTGGCGTTCTTTTCCAATAACCGTACAGCTTCGTCTGAAAGAATGTTGGGAGTATCAGATCGTAGGTAAGGATAGTAATATAAAGCAGATTCGTCTTCCTGGTAAATCTTGTACGTGAAATGGTCTATGGTTTCAATATCGTAGTATGATGTCACTATTTTCGTGTTATCTGGTCGTGGCAAACTTTTAGCGGGGATACGTGGCAGGAACGAGTTTTCTTTTTCAATTGGTAGTATGAAAGATTTGTCATCTGGTACACCGAAAATACGGTACTCTGAACATTCGCTAGAAAATAGAGATTTTAGTTCGTTTGGGTACGACATCCATTCTCCTCGGTCGTAGTTCGCGTACGCTAGGTTGGTATTTGGGAATCGGTACTTGGTTTGATACTCGTCAAACACCGACTTTTCTATTGCTCTACCGTTATACGATAGTCTTTCAAACAGGGTTTCCCAGTTCCGAGGATCTGCCGTATAGTAATCTTTCGGCAGCTTCAAGGATACTAGTACGAACATCCGATCAGGATGAGTATTCGCTGACTTCGCAAGTTGTTCCCTGACAGTTTCAACACTATCATCTTCAAAAAAGAAAACAGTATGTTTCTCTTTTGAAAGAACGTTTACGAGTTCCTTCCTCAACATTATTCATTAGAGCGCATTTTTGTACAGGTTTATATCGGCGTTGACAAAATCGTCATTCCGCAATAAGATGTAGGACTCCGATCGTAATTAACGGGCGTATACACTCCTACACTAACCGCATCTTGGAGAATACGTTTAAAATTCGTCCAGAATTCTGGCGTGTGACCAATAGTCGTAGTCATCAGATGCGCCATTTCGTGAAGCACTACAAACATAATAGTATTCGTGTCCACCAGTTTGTATGGCGGAGCTTTATCGCGCAGACACACGACGATCTTATCACCTTTATTTTCCGAATACGATGTAGAATCGGCGTTGATATCGTTTTCGCACATGTTATCTGGATTGTATCGGTCCAAAAGGACTTTGACGCGAGGATCTGCTGCAGATGCGGTATCATCACGGTACTTCTGCATGAGCTTATCCAGATTCTGACGCACTTCCGCCAATCGTTCACACGCCTGTTGCTTATCTGGCAAATTTTGGACTTTACATACTTTTCCATCAGTGCGGCTCTTGACTTCAGTTATATTCGCTACACCCCGTGTAGAGGCATAAGCCAGAGCGACTCCTGCTCCAAGCAGGGCAACTGGCCACATTATTACTTACGTAGTTTCAATTTACGCATCCAGCCCGCGCTTGAACGGGTTAGGGGCAATCGTAGTGTTGAGGAAGGGGCCAACCTTGGATTGGGGGTTGGGATTCTCAGAGCGGATATCCCACGAGGCATTCCGATTCGTCTGAGAAACACCAGCGATCGCCGTGTTAGTATGGTAACCAGCATCTAGGAAGTTCTGGCCCTTGAGGTCACCAACAGCCGCAGGGTTTACAGCCGCCCACGATGCACCGATCTCGCCATTAGGGAGGAGCTCACCAGCGCTCAGAGTGTTCTCTGAGTACGTGGACTGGGAGGCAGGGTGACGGCCCTGTACCTGCTCCGTGGGCTGGGCATTACCACCTGCCGACGTCGCGGGGGCACCATAGGGGCCGGAGTCAGAAACAGGGCCCTGTACTCCCAGTGATCCGGCCAGCCTGTCCAGGTTCGCCTCCATGCCTTCACCAACCACCGCCTTGCCAGAAGAATAGCTGCTAATTAGCCATGCAACAACGACTACGCCGCCGAGCGCAAGAAGTAACTTGGTCGTCTGGCCCTTCATTTCTTTGATATGAAGTGAATAAAAAAATCGGTAGTTTTCCGGCTATAAAAGCGAACGTGGAAATAAGATGGGCTCCGACCCCTTGCAGTATTTCACTACTCCCGAATTCCAAGCCTACTTTGAAAAAAATATACTGGTTCCCATTCTTTCGAAGGTATTCCAGTATTTGTATCCGTACATCGTAGCACTGACCTTATTGTGGGTAATCATGTTTCTTTCAATCATCATTATCCTCGTTCTTCTTTTTAGGGCTAAGAGTTGATTCTGGTTGAGGATACAAGATTTCCATCAGTTCGTGTCGTCTCAAACTCCATACCTTTGGAATATTTTTGGCCTTTGCTTCAACCTGAAGTTCCTTTAGGGTCTTCTTCTCCAAAATCATTTTTTGAGGAAGCTTATCCATGAGCAGAACCTGAATAAGCTGTGCTCGTGACATAATATAGTAATGCTTGATCTTTGGCTTACGTTCTTTGGCAATTGCCTTAAGCTCCGCAAGCTCCATAGAATGGTAATCCATCTTCGTTGAGTTCCATAGTATGAATTACGCCAAATCCGTTTTGTGTTTTTGACACTTAAGAGTAATGGATACTGCGATTGTAGTGATTTCTACACTCGTGGCCGTAGGCGCCAGTTTGTACATGTTCGCAATGAACAACATCAAAGATCTAAAAAATAATTGGGCAGAGTATCGGTGTAACCCTGCATATATGCCTTTGGCAGGTCTAGTGGGGCAAGATCCTTTCAAGAACTTCAATGATTGTACGATGAAAAGCTTTCAAGATTACACTGGATTCGTTGTTGATCCCATCATGAGCCAGTTTTCCACAATGACATCTATTGTTAGCCAAATCGGAGGTTCAATAGACAGTATGCGGAAAATGATGGCAGAAACACGCGATGGATTCTTGGGTATTGTTGGAACAGTATTTGGAAAGATTCAGAACTTGATGTCTCAATTCCAGTACATCATTATTCGTATGCGAACACTCATGGCTCGATTAGTGGGTATTATGATGTCTTTTGTCTATATTTTTACAACTGGTTCCCAAACAGGTTCATCGGTCCTCAATGGACCTATTGGAAGAACCATGAACTTCTTGTGCTTTGACGAAGATACTCTAATTAAGAATGGATATGGTTCTATGGTTTATATGAGAAACCTGAAGCTTGGGGATTCACTTCCTAACAGCAATTATGTAACATCCACCTACACCATTGATGGTACGAATGTTCCGATGTATATGCTAGGAAATACAAAGGTGTCTGGAGGTCACAAGGTATGGTACAAGGATGCTTTCATTCCAGTCGCACAGCATCCTGATGCAGTACCTACATCTGATAGTAAGAAGTTAGTGTGTATCAATACTCACCTACGATCATTCGTCGTTGGAACTCATATTTTCATGGACTTTAAGGAAAATGGTCCAGTGTTTGGGATTGTAGGAACAACCACTGTTTCCGGATCTCTCCCTATCGCCGAAGTGCGGGTTGGCGATATACTGGAGGATGATGTTGTTTGTGGAACCGTAACTCATTTGATAGAGGGAATGCCTGTGATGTATAATTTGATTACTTATTCGTCATTGACTACGCCTAACGTAGAAAAATTCTGAATAAAAATAGGACTATAACATCAGTAGAGCAGGATGATTGTGGTTCTTGTAGCAACCTTGGCATCCATTCTTGGAATTCTGGTTGCTCATGGAATGGGTAACTGGGAAAAGATCAAAGATAATTGGGATGAGTATCGATGCAATCCTATGTACATTCCAGTAGCTGGGTTTATTCGTCCTGATGTCAGCACATCAGATAATTTTATTCACTGTACGAATACCTTGGCTGCTAGTATTTGGGGAATCGTTCAAGCTCAACTGAATAGTTATTTTGGTGTTTTGGGCGAATCTTTGGTACAACTTACAGGTCCTCTTGGTTTATTTCGTTACGTGATATCGCGAATCCGCAAGTTCCTGTTTTCGTTCATGGCCCAGACGATGTCAAAAGCCACTGGATCTACTAGCATGTTCCTTCACTATTTAACGAAGATTCAAGATGTTATGAAACGGTTTGTGGCTCAAGGATACATTGGGGCATTCTTAATTAAGGTTCTTGTTGATTTTATATGGTCGTTCGTCACACTGTTTATTTCAATTGTTAAAACGTTCGTCTTCATTCTGTTGGCAATTTCATTTATTTTGGCGCTTTTCAATCCTGCTTTATTAGTTTTGGCAATTGTACTTGCATCCCTAATTGCCGCGTCCGGTTTTTAATCGCTCCTCATAGTAATAAATGAACAAAACTGCGCTCGTTCTAGCCTTTTTCGTCGCAGCCGTTCTGGCTGGACTGTTTGTCCGTTTCGGACCTCGCGTAGCCCCGACCTCTAAGGAGAGCTTCATGCAGCAGCCGGTTGGAAAACCCCTGAACTCTGCGGGTATGGGTCCCTACGACCAGGTTGACATTGGCGGTGGAGTGTCTGGATGGTCGGCCAATGAGGCGTCACCTGTCGGCGGCGTTGCCAAGCTGCCATCCGAGCCCGATGACTCGAATAAGCTGATGTTACTTGTAGGTAACAAGGTATCCACTGATTGCTGCCCTTCTGTATTCAACACGGATACTGGCTGCGTATGCCTGACACCAGACAACAAGACCCTAATGTCTTCTCGCGGCGGAAATCGGGCTTAAACATTTGTTTAGCATAAAATCTAAATGGACACATCCAAGATATTTCAGAGTTTCATTGACGATATCCGAAAGGCGTGTTCCGATGTATCGCCAGTCCTAAAGTTTGAGGACGATTTAAAGATTCTTGAAACGTTCTACCCAGACGCTCTCAAGATTCTTCAGCGGGACGACAGCTTCTTTTCCGAGAAGCCCCGTGTACTTTTTGATGTTGATTTGAGCGCTATTTGGGCTCGTGATGGTGTTTCAAAAGAAGATCTGTGGAAGGGATTTCAGTTATGTGTTCTTAGTGCCTTCCTTCATGGTGACATCAAGGAGAAGATTGGATCTATGATTGATATTTTCAAGTCTTACTGGACCAAAACTGGAACGGATAGCGACGAGATCAACAAGATCTTGAACGACAAGGCAAGCGAAAATCATTTCAAGGAGATCTTGGAGTTCATTATGAATACTCGCATTGCCAAGATATTTACCGAGATTGTTGAGAAAATTGATGTCAAGGCATTGAATATCAATGTTGAGAATCCCGATGAACTTATCGAAATGATTAAGAATCCTGAGCACCCAACCATCAAAAAGATCATAACCAAGATCCAGAATATGCTGAAGGATAAGATGAAGCGTGGAGAACTTACCCAGCAGCAGATTACGGCGGAAGTTGAAGCCATTAAGGCGAAGGTTACGTCAATCTTTGGGAACATTTTCAATGATGCTATGGGGTTGAATCGCGGCGAAACTCCAGCAGCTGTCCTAGTAGGAAACTCGCCAGAGGCACGTCGTCAGAGAATGTTGGCGCGTCTACAGAAGAAACAGCGCGATAAAAACTCAAGCTAGAAATAAGATGACCGAACAAATTTGGTTCCGAGATCCAGCTATTCTATTTGCGCCGGACAAGTGGAGTCAGTTTGTTCCTACCAAGAACATGACCACTGTAGAGGCTCTGAATGCCGTAGTCCGCTTTTCCGTGTACTTTTCCGTCATCCTGTTCCTTTCTACACAGGTAAGTGGCTACCTTGTGGCTATTCCAGCAGTGATGGCTGCAACGGTTGTACTGTTTACGCTATTTCCAAAGGGTCGTGTTCTGGAAGCATTCAAGGCTGCAGTGAGTGGAAAAGAGTACACCATGCCCACTCCCGATAATCCTTTCATGAATCCTCTTCTAACTGATATTTTGGATAACCCTGATCGTAAAGACGCTGCACCAGTTACGCGTCGTGATGTACAGTCTAAAATAATGAAAGCCTTCCAGCACACGTCCGATATGTACATGGACACATCTGATCTGTTTGACCAGACTACCGCAATCATGCCTTTCTATACTCTCCAGTCCGCCACAATCCCTAACGACCAGGATGGATTTTTGAAATGGTTAGCAAAGGGTATTGATGAGCCTGATTACTCGAGCGCCCCTCCGGCTCGGTATGGTAAGCTTGTGTCTGAGGGGTACATGCCTGCTCTTGGATCACACCTTAACCTTACGAACACGACGGGTAAGCCGAAGGGTACGTCGCCTAGTGCGCCGACGCCCGCCCGTTCCAAATAACTTCTTCTTTAGTTCAGCTTTAGATGATGACCCATCAACTACCTTCTTCTTTGACTTATTGTGAACTTCAAAGTGCGGGAATCCGGAAATACCCATTTCCGGAGGAACTTTGGCACTTTCAATCTTACAAAAATCCGTGTGAGGGATCTCCTTTTCCAAGTCATCCCACGGCTTTTTCATTTTATCACAGTGAGGACACCCGACCATATAGAAAAAGATCGCTGTAGGTTTTCCAGACTTAATCTCCTTTTTCAAACTTTCGCCGTCTAACTCCTTCATTTAATTCTTAGAAGACAACAAAATGGACAAGCATTGGTCTGGATACTTAAACGCAGTTGGCGGAAACCCTGTTCCACAGACGTCTATGCCCGCACCATATCTTACTTCTGACCCAACTCCTGGAACATCTGGGTTCCTGGATTTACAGGTAAAGAAACCTGATATTCAGGCTCGGTATGATGCAATGTCGGGATCGTGGGCAGGAGTCAAGGCAAGTGATGCGGCGCTTTCAAATGGTTTATTCAAGACTGAATCGATGCCTATCGATAAAACACTTCCCCAATATACTAGTAAATGAGTGGCGAAATTGTGAATTTAATGCTGACTCTGCGTAACCAAGTAAAGATCTATCATTGGGAAACTATGCAGTATTCTCGCCATAAGTCAACAGATAAGCTGGTTGATAGTCTAGATGAATCTATCGATAAGTTTATGGAGGTGTATTTTGGTAAGTATGGTCGTCTGAACTTAAATCAGCGCAACGGCACTATTCGCTTACGCAATTACAGTGACGACGAAGGCCCTGAACTTTTGAAACAGGCAGTGGAGTGGTTAAGTACGCGGTTACCGAAACTACTCAGCAGTAAGGATACTGATCTGCTGAATATTCGTGATGAGATTGTAGCTGATTTGAATCAGACTCTGTACTTATTTACGTTTCAGTGAGCGACGGCGCATTTTCTTAGTCTTACGACGCTTAGCACCACCTTTTGGCGACTTCTCAAAATCTAAGTTATCTGCGTTCAGTGGGGAACCTACAAACTTACCAAACGCAGAATTGTCCGGCGGCCAAGTAGCTGAAGTAGCTCCCAGTCCGCCTCCGCGGCGTTTACGAGTCACACGACCACGAGAATGTTTCCGGGCCATTTCTTATATTCTAACAAAGACAATGTGGGTGTGGATTCTGGTAGGTATTGCCCTTCTCGTAATTCTGTTTTACCGCCCTCGTGAAAATATGACGAACGAGCAGCTGATTGATACACTGAAAACGTTTGGAGAACAAAACGATTCTTCATCGTCATCCAATACGTTTGGACAATCTATTAAACCTATATACGGTCCCAGCGCTAACCCGCCACCGATTCCCACTAATAAAGGGGCTGGTGGAAAAACTGTAGCAGGACCTTACCCCGAAATTTTTGGTCCTGATGTAACTAACGCCCCAGGAACCTCTGGTTACGGTGGGAGAAGAGGATCTTTTGGTGGCGGTGCTGGTGGCGGTGCTGTTGGAGGTGCTGGTGGTGGTGCTGGTGGTGCTGGTGGTGCTGGTAGTGCTGGTGGTGCTGGTGGTGCTGGTGGCGCTAGGGGTGGTGGTGCGGCTAATGGGTACGTATTTTCCGACCAGCCAGGACCAGCCGACAGGACTTATGAATTCAATCCTGATCTTGCCAGAACGTTTCCGGTTGACGGACCACCGCAACCCTTTTTAACCGATTTCTCTAACATACAACATTAAGTAAAGAGATGTTCGGGCTTATGAACTTCTCTGGCAGTTGTTGGGTGAATGCATGTTTACAATCAGTACTTCGCATACCGGAAGTTCAAACACGGTATACGGATGGTGTGTATGATCCAACAAACCCTATAGATCTGGCACTGTACAAGATATGGTCATCTAAAGGTGATGGGCTAAAGGAGTTTTTTGAAGCTGTGCGGACAGAAATGATGCCTGCAGGACAAGGTATTGGTGACAGTCACGAACTATTTGTCTACTTATGTGACAAACTTCCTTTTCTTGACAAGTTGTGTAGGTTCAAAGTCGCCGATTCAATTCAGTGTAAGAGCTGCAAGAAGAAGGAACTCAAGGAAGATATGGTAACCGAATTCTCTCTTTCTTCATCTGGACCTTCATCTCCCATTTCACAATGTATTATGGATGCTATGACTCCACATGAAATCTCTGATTGGAAGTGCGAATCATGTAAAGACAAAGGGTGTACGAAACAACAACTTATTGGATCATTTCCGCAAGTCATGGTGTTTCATATGGTAACTACACAAGCATCTGTCAATTATTCGAGTATTTTGATACTTAACAAGATACAGTATGCTTTACTCGCTGTATGTTGCTACAACGGTTCACACTGGTGGTCATATGGTCGTAACAATGTTGGGCAATCGTGGTATACTTTGGACGATACGCGGGTAGAAGAGCATGGACCAAAGGAGTTCCCGTTATCCAATAAAATGCGTTTGCTGATTTATTATCGCCTCAACAATTAATGAGCATGGCGGCAAATACGTGCACTAAGTCCCTAACTGGAGCTCTTACTCTAGCTTCCGCTGGTACGAAGGATGGCGTTCCTTGTTATAAGAATGTATCTGGAAAATGGATGGAAGTTGTTGATCCCAACACGAATCCCGCAGCGAAATCTAGCTGGGATATGTCTGCTCCTTTCGGATTTTCTGTACCTGGATCCACTAACTCGACTCAAAATTCAGCAGCGGCTCCCCCGGCCACATCGACATTTGATCCCGTAGCAGAGTTCAAGAGTTTATGGGCAGGTAAGCCTGGAAGCACAGGTCCAGCCGTAATTCCTGATACTACTACGAGCTCCAAGAAGTCTCAAGCCGAAACTATTCTAAATAGTGGGGGCCTGCTAATTCTTATTTGCGTTGTTCTCGTACTTCTATCTGTCGTGACATTCGTGTCTACCGGAAGTTTTCTTGCGACACTAGTTGTCATTGCGATTCTGATAGGCGTAATTCTTCTACTTGGAAAGCTCGGAATCCTGAAGATTTACTTTGATGATTCATGGATGTTGCATATAGAGTATCATGATATGGATGCGGATTCTACTACTGATAATTCCGATATGTCCGATCAAGCATCTAAATCTTCTCCCGCCCCATCAAAGTCGGATCAGACTGCTTCAGCTCCTAAGCCTGTAGGACAGAGCGAAGTTTTCCACATTGGAGGAAATGATTACACGTACGAAGACGCTCCTGCAGTATGTGCAGCCTACGATTCTGAACTGGCGACTTACGATCAGTTGAACGCAGCTTTATCCCTGGGAGCTGAGTGGTGTGCTTACGGATGGTCACAAGGTGGTATGGCTTTGTACCCTACCCAGCAATCTACGTGGACACAGTTACAGGCCGATCCGAATAAAAGCACCGCATGTGGACGCCCTGGAATCAACGGAGGATACTTTGACCCCGCCACAAAGTTTGGAGTAAATTGCTACGGGCCTAAACCATCTGATAATACGAATGCAAAGTATCCTTTACCTCTGCCTGGGTCAGATCCCAGTGCATTCAACCAGATGGTAAACAAGTTCAGGAGCCAGATGAATACGATGAAGGTGAATGCTTTTAATCGCTCCGCTTGGTCCGGTTGGAATCTTTCTGCTCACCAATAAGCAAATGAGCAATTACGCTCTAGACAGTCCAATTAATCGTAAAATGTATGTCCCAGGAGAAGACGATCTCCCAGTAGCTCCTGTGACGTATCCCAAACCTTCAACGGAAACTGACCAGACACATCGTCGGATGGACTGGTTACATCATAAACCACAGGAGCATGCGATCTTTCCGCAGAAACCGGAGGCTGTAAAAATAGAAAAGAAAAAGCGGTCAGATTAACAAAGAAGATGATTGAAGTTGCTCTTCTGCTCGGGTTAGGAGCTGTAGGATACCTACTCGCCGTTGAACAGCCTAAAAAGACGGAAGAACAACCGCCTTCAAGCGAAGGGGCAATTGAGAATTACAGGAATCTTCCAACTGGGACGATGGACGATGGAATGGAGCCCAACATGACTAATAAGGGCCACAATAACGAAGTACCCTTCTTTGGAGCTCACCTCAAACAAAGTATGTACTCTGGAGCCACAAACGGTATTCTGGATTCCCATACTGGAGCCGGAAAGGAGTACTTCCAGAAGAGTGAGGTCAAGTCGTTTTTCGACGCTAAGCCAGCGACTGGTAATCCTTACGGAAACCAGAACGAGTCGGATTTCTATCAGTCGCGTATGGTCACGGGTCAGCACATGAATAACACATTTCCAATTGATCAGGTGCATGTTGGTCCTGGTGCAAATGACGGGTACACGAATATTCCAAAGGGAGGTTTCCAGCAGGATCAGTACCGCGAGTACGCTCTACCTCGTACAACCGATGAGGTTCGTATCGTTACCAAGCCCAAGCTGTCGTACGAGCCTCCTGTCATTCCTGGCTCAAGCGTTGTCACCCAGCCAGGCATTCAGGCTGATGTCAACAAGAACCGCCCTGATCGTTTTGCGATATACGGAATGGATCGTGTGAATACGGCTGTAGGTGCCCAGACAGCGGCTCGTTTCTACCCCGAGCAGATCATGAAGTCTCAGGCGCGTGAAACTACCGAGAAACAGTACTATGGTCCTGGTGGAAATCTGGGCGGTGTTGTGGCGTCGTACATCCGTGCGTTCACTGAGCCTTACCAGGAGTTCATGAAGCTTACGACGGAAGGACGCCCAGGTCCTGCGGCTGCACAGACGGGTACGGGTCAGGCACTTGGTGGAGATATGTACTCAGCTCAGACCAAGAAGGACGAAACGGTTCTCTCAGATGCCACACGCTTCAACTCTGGAATGGTCAGTATCAACGCTACAGGCGAACAGTTGGGTTCGTACACGTACAATGCCCCGCTCAAGCAGGATGTGTACACGGAACGCAACGAGCCGAGCATTCTGTCGGCGTTCAACCAGAACCCGTATTCACAGAAACTCAGCTCAATCTAACAATGGATCTGATACGCGAACACCTAATTTACAAAAATGTGCCTCTCGATATTCAGATCGACGCACTGAAAACTCAGGAACAGTACGAAGTCATACGTCTTCTTCTAGCGTGCCGCAAAGAAGACGTGTGTGTTTTAGTTTCTGATAAATCCAATAAATATATTTTAGAACTGCTCAAAGAATTAAAAATCAGTACCCGTGAAACCTCCGCGGCTGGCGCATCGTGAACCTATGGCGCTGTCCACCAGTCTTTGCTTGTTTTGATGCGAGCGCACCCTGAAGTCTTGCAAGAAACTTCATCTTACCCTCTCTATCACTCTGGCTAATCCCTGGAGTTGCAAGACGTGCGTTCACACTTGAAATCTCTCTTTTGATTTCTTCAATTGGGCGCTGACTCCAATCTTTATTACCAGGCTGTCCCTGCTGCTGTTTCTGAACTTCAAATGTCTTAGTAGTCATAATCTCTTTCTTTTGTTTCTGTAACTCTTCAAGTTCTTTATCATACTGCTCAATAGCCGAAGCTTTGCGCGTGGCCATACACGTCTTAACCTTTGCCATCTCTGTTTCGTAAATATCCACTGCTCCACCTACTTTAACATCTACATTATTCAAATTTGATAACTTGAACTGTAGGTCAGTGCGCTCATCTAAAATAGGCTGTAATAACTTATCAGCTTCCGCAGTCACATCCTGAGCCAATTGTAAAATCACATTGCGTCCAGATGTGCGGGATTTCAAACGCAGAATTTGGTCTTTGGCTAACTTTTCACCTAGCTCCTTAACCTTCTTTATTTGTTTCTCGGTCAGAATTGACTTCGTTTTGCCTTGGCGTTTCAGTTTCGTGATAGGTTCAGGTGGGAGTTCATTATCTTTCCGAATTAATTCAGCGAACCGCTGTGATTGTGTAGGTAAGAATGGGTTTTTATCAGGAGCATCTTCCAATTTTGGTAAGAGTGATACCGGTAGTTCTTCTGGTTCAGTAGGGAACGTCTGAGGATTCTTGGGGTTATAAGCATCAAGAGACTTCAATACTTTGCTGTTTAATGCCCGTTTTAGTTTAGGAGTCGTTCGTCCCGTAGTAGCTGGTGGGATTCGGAGAGGTTTAGAACCAGGAGGAACTGGAGGAACTGGTGCATTCGGTCCAATAAGAGGATTCTTAGCTTTGTATGGTCTTATAGTTGGTAATGGATTTGCAATAGGACGACCTTGTGGTGTAACATTTGTACTTGCATACTGGAGTGCTTGAGCTTGTGCCGTTGCTCGTGCTTGTTCTTCTGGCGTTACGACGCCTCCTGACATCGGTTCCCCTCCAGCATTCATAAAATCCTCAACTTCTTTCAGAATTGTGTCGCCAGTATACTTCCCACACAAATCCACCAGTTTCTGGAGATTTGCGATTGTCGGGTTATTGTTCAAAGCATCCAACGCCGCATTAATTGAATCAATACGCCCAGCATAATCTCCACCCACCGAATTCTCAAATTCGGCGTTTTCAGGATCAGCCATTGTCGGGTCAATTGCGATCCGCGATGCCAAGAACGCGCGCTGTCGCTTTTCAACTAAGGTATCAATATTTTCAATAACAGTATCGGCTGTTCCCAATATATTGCATTTGTCCTTAACTGCATTTTCAACCTTCTTCTGCATTTCTTCAATAGTTTCCTGCGAAATCAGTAAACACGCAACTTCCGAGCTCTTAATTGCTTCTTTCTTTCGTGCCGTAACAGTATCCATCTTAGCAGTTAAATAGTTCTTCAGTTCAGTAATTGAATTGCCCAGTAAAGTTTTCGCATCACTTCCAACTGGTCCAGTTTGCCCGACTCCTTTCCTAAAGGCTGCTTCGTAACTTTCTTTAGTCATACGATATGCGTGCTGCGCAACCGCTTCAGCTTTAAACTTTTCAAAATAAGTGTTTGTCAAGTCCTGAAGTTCTTTAGTAGCATCCTTGAACTTTTTATCAGTATCAGTTTTTAGAGTGTTTATGCGTTTTAGTAATTTCTCGGTAGCTGTATCTCCAGAAAACGCGTTTGCCAAAATATCCGATGCTATCTCTTCAAGTTTACGAACGTCGCGATCTAGAGTATCCAAATCAGATTTGTAAGGACTAGTAGGAATCGCTTCATATGCTACTTTAGCTTGAGATAGAACACGTAAAGCATCATCTAACCCAATAAAGTTACCCTCGGAAGTAGGATCGGATAGTTCAAGGAATGATTTCAGCGCTGCCTGTGCTTTCAGTACCTTTTTAAATGCCACTTCAGTAGGCCCGTCTGTGTTAGACAGATTCGAAAAGTGATCATATACAGTCCTCCATGCACTCTTAAACTTCTCGCTTCCCTGAATAGGATTTAGACCAGTAAAAATAGGTTCTGGTATGTTCATAGACGAATACCACCCATACACAATATTTCTCGCTTCGGTGAGATATGCATCAGCTCTTCCAGGATTCTGTTGGCATGTGGTTTCTTTAGAAGCTTTTAGGCGCATGGCTTCAACGTCCCGCTTAAGTTTCAAAGAACTTTCCAGCTTCTCTTTGGTGTTCTTGAACACTTCTGTGGCTTTCGTTGTATCTACTGACTGTCCCGTTAACTCATCAACTTTCGCTTGAGCGGCTTTTACTTCGGCTTCAGCTTCAGTTTCAGCTTTAATTGATTCAGTATTAGGGTTTGTGATGCGTCGGGATTTGGCGTCGTTAAGTTTGCGTTGAGCTTCCAATAACTTCGACTGGGCTTGGGATAGCGGCGTCCCAGCTTCTTCGGTTGCAAAAAACAACTCTAGGTCCCGTGGATCGTACCATTCACTCTTTTTAGCATTCATTGATCGTCCACATGTCACATTGATCTTCATATTATCGGCGCCGTTCGGGTCAATTCCCTTGACTGCTCCTACATCACCCACCTCCATCGTTCCCAAACATTTTTTTCCCCGCGCCGACTGACGTACACGAACCATCGATCCAACCGTAACCCTACCTCCAAACACCGCTTCACCCTCAGTATCGTCCGGCTCTGCAATTTCCAAATCTTCAGGTTCGTACCATTCTTTGGTTAGCTCTTCAGGGTTCTTGCCGTTGCACACCACCAAAATCTGTAAGTTATCCTTATCTTCCGGCTGAATGTCTACCACTGTACCTTCATCTCCGAAGGCCGGGCGACCAAGGGGTTTGGAAGCTACTGCTTCCTTCCGCTCAGCACGAAGCCGGACTTTCACATCATTGTTTGCCATTCCTCCAAAAATGGGAATGCCGGGACGAGGAATTGACCGAGCTGGAACCGCTTCCAGATCCTCCAATTCGTAATCTTCTTCAACTACAGATTTTACAGCATCCTTTGAAACACACCGTACCGTCGCGAAATCTTTCGATGTTTTTGGATCAGCCAGGACTCGCGTGACAGTTCCAAATGTTTCCCATTCGCGAAGAATACCCATTGCGTCATTATGTTTTTCGCCGGTAAGACGGTATGCTTCACTCGCTTTACCAAAAATAGGGTTTGCATGTTTCTTCAAAACTTCAGGATCAATCTTGCCATCAGCACCACGCTTTAGCTGCACTGTCGTTCCAATTCCAATCAAACCTCCTTTAATTCCCCGCTTACCTGGTTCACTAGGTCCACTTACAAACTCTAAATCTTCAACTTGGTAAACTTCTTCAAAACTTCCCTTGGAATTGTCTAGGCGTTCTGTACGCACCATCACTTCCGTCTTTCGTTTTGGATTGATATGAGTGACCATACCTACCGAGTTTGCAAATGGACTTGCCAACCCCTTTCCACGATTTTTGACACGAGCAGACTGAAGTAAGCGAACACGCGAACCTTCTGTCAAGTATCCTCCAGAAATAGATATGCCTACAGCATTGATTCCCGAAGACACAATGTCCAGTACGTCAGCCGGAAGTTCTTCGATCTCAACTTTTCCGCCTTTGCGACACGCAAACTTTACTGTTCTTTTTGATTCATTGATTTCTGTTACACGTCCATTCCCTACTTTCTGTAAACAAGAATTTGGGTACCCATCTTTCTTATTTTGGTTAAGTCGCACTTCAGAGCCAACGTAAATTCGCTGACCAGAAGAGAGCTTGATACTCCCTTTTTCTTCAGTATCGATTAGACCAACGTATATTCCTATGCCACCAAGTACAGTGGCGCCAAGCATGGCCACCGGTAAAACGATGGACATTTCTCCTTATCTATTGAGTAGAGATGTTTCATTTAGTCAAAGACAACGTATCCGGAATTGAGAACAATCTTATTTGGGCACGATCTGTAAGAGATTCCATCGTGTCGTGGTGGTTCAATGTCGTGTTATTAGTTTTGGTCGTTGGATCCTTTATGTACTTCTTGTGGGCCAGTCACGGAACTGCACCTCAAGAAGACATGAAAAAGATTCCGTTTGAGCCAAACATGTGGCATAACGCTGTAAGAAATGTTCCCACAAGAGATTATGGACAAATTCCTCAAGTTGAAGCTGGAGATGGTTTACCGGGACATGCCCGTAGAACAAGCGCGTCAGAGTTTTGATAAATTAAAAGATGAAAAGCCGGTTTTAGGTGAAGATAAAGTTCCTGTTCCGGTAAAACGTAAATTAAGAATCGTGACGAAAGACAAATGAGTGCCGCAAGGTACACGAATAAGATCAGAACTGATTCCGAAGCACGTGTTCGGAAAGTTCAGTACCGATACAACAATGCAAATAATTACAACCCATTAGCTGCAGCATGCGATGCAAGTCCTGATTTCACTGTTCTTTTGTACACGAAAGGCGACTGCTGTTCAGCTCCGGCTGCCACTATCGTGATTATTTTATTCTTGGATGGCGGTAATGCTTACACAAACGTGTATGACGAAGGATATCCTCCTCCAACGTATCTAAATATCCTACAAGACATATTCATTCCTTCAAATTTAGCTTATAATGGCGGATCTGCGAGTGTTGTAGTTTCTTCGCCAATCTACGATTCCGGAACAGCCTCCGATAATTTTCCAAACATTTTACAGGATATTCTCGTGCTTTCAACAGGTGTTATTCTGGATTCTGGATTTTTAGTTACTCTACTAAATCCAATCTACAATGGTGGTTCTGCATCCATTGTTTACAGCGTGATTTTAGACGGTGGAAATTCTGTACCACTATAATAACAATAAATGAGTACCGTTACAAATGTCCGGTTTCAGCTTCGACGTGATACCGCTACGAATTGGGCCAGTGCAGGAAATCCAGTGTTGTTATCTGGTGAACCAGGATACGATACGACCAACAAGATCCTGAAGGTTGGCGATGGTAGTAGTACGTGGAGCCTTTTACCCGCTATCAGCGGAGGAGGAGGTGGTGGGGGCACAACACTTCCTGCTGGAATCAATCCTGGAGATTACTTGGCGTGGAATGGAGCTAACTGGGTAACTGGCGGAGAAGGAGATGTGAAATTGGGAGGATTATCAGATGTTTCTGGAACAACACTTAATAGCGTTGCGGTTGGAGGAGGAGCTAAAGCTGTTCAACTAGATGTTGTTATTGGTAGTGCAGCTCAATCGTCTGTTGGCGGTAATGTGGTTATTGGCAAAAGTGCTACTTCAAGTGGCGGTACAGCTGTTGTTATTGGAAATACGGCAACCGGTGCTGCGTTCAGTACGTCGGTTGGTGGAAACACTTCTACTGGTGCTAATGGCGTTTCGGTCGGTAACGGTGCTAACGGAACTGGATCAGGTATTAGTATTGGTAATCAAGCATTTTCTGCAAATGCTGGAATAACTATTGGAAATAATGCTACAGGTTCAGCAACTTCAGTTTCAATTGGAAGTCCGGCATTCACGGTAGGAACAAATAACGTTGTGATTGGTCAGAATTCAACAACCGGAATTGCTAATAATGCCATTGCAATTGGAAGTGCATCTTCTAATTCCGAAGATTGTATTGCAATAGGAGGAAATAGTACAAGTATAGGTACTTCATCAATTCGAAGTATCGCTATTGGTTCGCAGGCAAATATATCAACAGAATGTGCTAATTCTGTTGCACTGGGATACAATGCTCGTGTTGGAAATCTAGCTAGTAGTTCTGTAGTTATTGGGAGCAATGCCAGAGCATCTGATACGGCATCTAATTCCATTACAATCGGAGCTAACAATTTCACCACTGCTAACAACGTAATATCAATTGGACCATCACTTAGTTCAGGACTAAGCAATACAATACAGATAAACACAAATCAGTTAGGAGGAGCAGCTATACTTCCAAATTCCAATGCGTGTTATATTAACCCTATACGCCCCGCTGATTCCGGAAATGGTTTGATGCAACCAGGTACATTATGGTATAATCAAATAACGTACGAAATTTGTTACCAGTGGCCATAATTATGTACATTTTCATGTTAGAAATTCTACATCGTAATAATAACAGATGGCTACAACTAATGTACGTTTCAAGCTTCTCCGTGACACATTTGTAAACTGGACGAGTACAAACCCAGTTTTATTATTAGGAGAACCGAGTTACGATACAACAAATAACCAATTGCGAATTGGCGACGGTGTGTCTACGTGGTTAAACTTAAACCCGTTCGGGGGCCCTACTGGTCCTACTGGGGTTAGAGGGCAAACCGGGCATACTGGCCATACTGGAGTTACTGGACCTCAGGGTTTTACAGGGCAAACAGGTCCAACAGGTCCTACGGGGCCTGGATTAACTGGGCCAACCGGTGCTACCGGAGTGAGAGGGCCAACAGGATCTACAGGATCTACAGGTCCTGGGTTAACAGGTCCTACCGGTCTGCAGGGTAATACCGGTTCTACTGGATCCATAGGTCCAACAGGACCTGGCCTAACTGGTACAACTGGACCTAGAGGATCTACTGGACTATTGGGCCCTACAGGAAGAACGGGACCAACAGGTCCTGGTCTAACTGGTCCAACTGGAGTTACAGGACCCTTAGGTCCTACAGGCAATACAGGTCCAACAGGTCCTGGTCTAACTGGTCCAACTGGAGTTACAGGACCCTTAGGTCCTACAGGCAATACAGGTCCAACAGGACCTGGTCTAACTGGTCCAACTGGAGTTACAGGACCCTTAGGTCCTACAGGCAATACAGGTCCAACAGGTCTTGGTCTAACTGGTCCAACTGGAGTTACAGGACCCTTAGGTCCTACAGGAAATACAGGCCCAACAGGTCCTGGTCTAACTGGTCCAACTGGAGTTACAGGATTTAATGGTTCTACAGGAAGTACAGGTCCAACAGGTCCTGGTCTAACTGGTCCAACTGGAGTTACTGGTCCTACAGGACTTGGAATTACAGGCTCAACAGGTCCTGGTCTAACTGGTCCAACAGGATTTACTGGGTCAGTAGGTCCTACCGGAAGAACTGGACCTACAGGTCCTGGTCTAACTGGTCCAACGGGAGTTACTGGACCCTTAGGTCCTACTGGACTTACAGGCCCAACAGGTCCTGGTCTAACTGGTCCAACGGGAGTTACTGGATCGGTGGGTCCTACTGGAACAACTGGACCTACAGGTCCGGGGGTAACAGGACCAACTGGCATGACAGGTTACACTGGGTACACGGGATATACTGGATACACTGGCCCGACTGGACCCGGATTGACTGGTCCCACAGGGTACACTGGTCCCACAGGAACAGAAGGTCGAACAGGTCCTACCGGGTATACTGGTTATACTGGGTACACTGGAGTTGCTGGCCCAACTGGGTCTGGATTTATTATGCAGGGAACTTGGCTAATTGGCAATTCTTACAATAAAAACGATGTTGTGTATTACCTGGGAAACACGTATGTGGCTAAGATCAATGTGCCTGCATTCCTCGGTGTACCTACTTCATACATACCTTCATTCTGGTTGATCTTCACGATCGGAGCAACTGGACCTACTGGGGTAGGTTCGACTGGCCCTACCGGAAGAGTAGGACCTACAGGTTCCGGAATAACTGGTGCTACTGGGATAGGTTGGACCGGTCCTACGGGAACAACAGGACCTACAGGTCCCGGTCTAACAGGCCCAACAGGTCCTGGTCTAACCGGTCCAACTGGTCCTACTGGTCCTACTGGATTTACTGGACCAACGGGTCCTGGCCTAACCGGTCCTACTGGATTTACTGGACCAACAGGTCCTACTGGTCCTACTGGATTTACTGGCCCAACGGGTAGTACCGGATTTACTGGATTTACTGGACCTACAGGTCGAACAGGTCCAACAGGTCCTACTGGACCGTTTGCACCCCTAGTATCTGAAAACTTCGTGGTAGCTTGTGGAAATGGATCAAGTCAATCCTTAGTTTACAGTTATGACGGAACAACCTGGCTTCCGTCTAGGAACGGAATATCGATATTTGATAACTTAAGTAATACTGCGTCCATGATTGCCTGGAATGGTTCTTTATGGGTAGCTGGTGGAAGTGGGATAACAAATAGGTTAGCTTACAGTTCTGATGGAATAACATGGACTGTATCTACGAGTGGAAATTCAAGATTTACTACTGCGGTAAATGCCGTTGCTTGGAATGGAACGTTATGGGTAGCTGGTGGAGCTGGAACAAATAGGTTAGCTTACAGTTATGACGGAATAACATGGACTGGATCCACGAGCGGAAACACAACATTTGTTACTTCGGTAACTGCTGTTGCCTGGAATGGAAGGTTATGGGTAGCTGGTGGAGATGGATCAAATACCTTAGCTTACAGTTATGACGGAATAACATGGGAACCGTCTACTAGCGGAAACACATTATTTGGTGATGATAGTATTATAAATGAATTTGCCTGGAGTGGATTAAGATGGGTAGCTGCTGTACAGGGAGCAATTAAGTTAGCTTACAGTTCTGATGGAATAACATGGATTGCATCTGACAATGGAAACTCGATATTTGGAGGTGACGGTGGTTATGCACATACAGTTGCCTGGAATGGATCTTTATGGGTAGCCGGTGGCTCAGGAACAAATACATTAGCTTACAGTTCTGATGGACGAACATGGACTGCATCTACAAACGGAAACTCGGTATTTAATTCTGTTGTATCTGGTCTTTCATGGAATGGATCTTTATGGATAGCTGCTGGAGAAGCTAACAACACTTTAGGTTATAGTTCTGACGGACAAACTTGGACTGCGTCTACGAACGGAAACTCGATATTTACTACTGGTGGATATGCAGTTCACTCCCGCCGTGTTTTGCCAAATGTAGGTACTTCTTCGTTAGGAGGTGCTATTGGCAGTACTGGACCTACTGGTCCTACGGGTCCTGGGCTAACCGGTCCTACTGGATCTACTGGATCTACAGGTCCTACTGGACCTACTGGTCCTACTGGCCTAGTGGGTGCTACTGGTCCTACTGGACCTACGGGTCCTGGACTAACTGGTCCTACTGGATCTACTGGATCTACAGGTCCTACGGGTCCTACTGGTCTAGTGGGACCTACAGGTCCTACCGGATCTACTGGATTTACTGGACCAACGGGTCCTGGTCTAACCGGTCCTACCGGATTTACTGGACCAACGGGATTTACTGGACCTACAGGTCGAACGGGACCTACTGGACCTTTTGCACCTCTAGTATCTGAAAACTTCGTGGTAGCGGCTGGATCTGGAACAAATCAATCATTGGTTTACAGTTATGACGGAACAACCTGGTTTCCGTCTACGAACGGAAAGTCGATATTTGATAGTTCTGCGAACACAGTTGCCTGGAATGGATCTTTATGGTTAGCTGGTGGAAATGGAACAACAAATAGGTTAGCTTACAGTTCCGATGGAATAACTTGGGCTGGTTCTAGTGGACCTACTGGCGGAAATGCAAGATTTACTACAGGGGTATATGCGGTTGCCTGGAATGGAAGGTTATGGGTAGCTGGTGGAGAGGGAACAAATCAATTAGCTTACAGTTATGACGGAATAACTTGGACTGCATCTACGAGTGGAAACTCGGTATTGGATTCAGGTGTAAATGCCGTTGCTTGGAATGGATCTTTATGGGTAGCTGGTGGAAATGGAACAACAAATAGGTTAGCTTACAGTTATGACGGAATAACATGGACTGCATCTACGAGCGGTAATTCAATAATTACTACAGGGATATACTCGGTTTCCTCAAACGGATTGAGATTTGTAGCTGGTGGAAATGGAACAAACGTTTTAGCTTACAGCTCCGACGGAATCACATGGACTGCATCTGCCAATGGAAACTCGATATTTGGTAGTGGTATTGGTACTAATATAACTGTGATTGGTTGGAATGGATCTTTATGGGTAGCTGGTGGAGATGAAACAACAAATAAATTAGCTTACAGCTCCGACGGAATAACATGGACTGCATCTACGAATGGAAACTCGATATTTGATACTGCTGTATTTGGACTTTCCTGGAATGGATCTTTATGGATAGCTGGTGGACAAGCGAACAACGCTTTAGCTTACAGTTCCGACGGAAAAACTTGGACTCCGTCTAGTATCGGAACCTCGATACTTGCTAATGTATTTGGACTTCACTCGCGCCGTGTTTTACCAAATGTAGGTACGACCACAACAAATATAATTTCATTATTACAAAATCTTGGAGCTACATTACCTTCTGGATACAGGACACTGGCATACAATCCAACAACTGGAGTACTGGGTTATTTTGGCAGTTAAACGACTAACTTGCCTACAATTTTATGAATAGATAAAGACGATACACCAGAAGCGTCAGAAACAAGTTTCATTTGAGTTTTGGTTTTCAGACCCATAATATGGGCAACCACCCCGGCCACAATGGTCTTGGGTGTATGCTCAAAATCGTCTTCGGATTTCTTGGAAATTTCAACTAGTAAATCCATAATTTTCTGGCGCTGATCATCATTCAGCGAAAGAGAGGCACACAACCGCTCAGCAATCCCAATTTCCGTTTGCAGAACAGTATTATTTGTTACCTCAAAATGTGTCACGGCTTTACACAGTGACCGAATGTTCACAAGAAACATCTTGGCAATTTCCTCGTGACTCCGCGGCGCCCCGTTATTTCTACAAGCTACAAACACTGCTCCACCCATCATCGCTCGGCGCGTTTCGCCCCTCACTTTCTGGGCATCTTCCAGTTGTTTATACAACCCACAAGCGTCCATCACAATAGATTTCGGTAGACCTGCATGAGTACATGATAACTGAATAGCGTCAAAGATCGACATCCATGAACGCTGAGAGTTTGAGGAAAGCGACCAGCACGATAAACGCTGGATAGCTTTTAGTTTCACGTCTTTGGCCGTTAGTCCTTTGAAAGACATAACTGATCCATATGACGATTCAGGGAGAAGATCTGATGTTGTAAAGCCTGTGCGGCCTTCATCTTTTCCCTGATCGTAGTTCCGCCATTCGGCACCTTCATCAATAATCCTACCCATCATTGTTCCACACAGTGTACATACATGCTCCCCTTCATCAATTACAAGTTCATGTTTACAATTACTCATTTTTAGTATGTTTCAGCACTATCCTTTTTCGCATTCGTTTTACGCGACGCAAACACCGATTTCATGACTGACCAGTTTGGAGGAATGAATCGTACAATATGTTTGTGAACATGTTCCTTATACAGAAACTTCACTTTCTCACTCAGTTGTTCTAAAAACAAAAACATGGCGTATGCGAAAAACAGACCCGAAACGTACGTGTCAATCTGGAGATCAAGAACTTTAGATATCGGGAAGATCGGCGCCCACCCTCGCGTGATCTGGGTCGTCCAGAACGCTACTGATCCAATAATACCTAATTCAAGTCCAATATCTCCAACTTGGTACGCCAAGTGTTCAGCCTTCCATTCTTTGTCGCAGTCGTCAAACAGATGGTAAAGCAAAACCGATAATAGAAGACCTATTAAAGTATAAAACAAAGCAAGAATCACGATATTCATAGTTCCGCCCAACACTTCACCCAAGTCCATCATTATTATCTATTCTGGGGCATAAATTCTTGTGAGTACGCCATAGGGCGGTAATTGGTTGCAAGTATCTGTTTGTTTCCGTCGCGAGTTTTTACTGGTTTTACCCATGAGATCAGAAGGTTCTTTTGTTCTACGACCCAAACCCAGTACCCTGCCTTGGAAAACTCTGACACTAAATGATCTAAAGCCTCTTTCAATGAAAACAGGGGATACCCAAACACATAGGTAGGAACAGGGTAAATTATATAAGGAGCATCTGAATTATGTACTGCTTGACGTCTAATTTGTGCTTGAATCTGGGCAATTATGGGATTCATGGCTGCCATACGATTAGATCTTCTTTCTTCTTGTTCGTCCCATACGTCACGCGCACGCAACATCTCTGCTTACTCTTACTATAAGAATGTCTGTGCCATTCCGCACTCTTGGGTTAGGCGGTGGAGGTATGAAAGGTATAATGTACATTGGCGCTCTGCGCGAACTTTCACGGCATCAAGATTTAGTGTTTCCTGATGGCGTGTACGGAGTTTCAGTAGGAGCGATTGTGGGAACGTATATTGCTTTTGGACTACCTTTGGATTTAGGAATTGAAGAAGCGTTCAAGATCTCGTCATTTATTCCGGAACCGGATTATTCAAAATTACCTGAAATGATTTCTATGAAAGGTGTGTTTTCCATGGACGTTTTGGAAACGTCGCTCGTAAACATGTTTTTGACAAAAGGGATAGATCTGCGCACGAAAGTTATTGGCGATACCAAAATGCCTTTGTACATTTTGGCTTCCAACCTCACAAAGGGTAAACCCACCATTTTCTCCAAGAACGTCCCGATCTTAGACGCTCTGAAATGCTCGTGCTGTATCCCCGGTGTTTTCCGACCGCAAGTTCTGTATAATCAAGTATATGTCGACGGTGACCTGTTTGTGCCTTCGGTGGACAAATGTATTCCTGATTTAACTAACGCTTTGTGTTTATCACTAAAGCATCGGAAGTCTGATAATAAGTTCACTCCTTCAACAATTGAAACCATGTCCCCAATATCGTATGTCCATGACATGTACACTTTAGTGACATACAACTTTTTCAAACAAGTAAAAAAATCCTGCACCTTACAACTCCACTATCCTAACTTGCACAGCACTTCGGATTTAAAGGAGTTTAATGTTCCCGATATCCTGAAAAAAGCTAGTACAGACTTATCCCGATTTCTCGGCGCCTAGAGCAGCTACCATAAAAGCTCGGAAGTTAGCGACAGTGGGTTTACCGCTCATTTCGTACATCTTTTCGGCTGTTTCTACTTTTATGGTAGGATACGCCTTGATCTTGTACAGCGCCGCCTTGCCTTTATCGGCGTAGGCATTAATTTCTTCGAATATTACTCGGTGACCTCCGTACGTATAATTCTTGGTCTGGACTAGCTGTTTGAACGACGCAACTTCAGGTTCGGCATCTTTACAGTGAGGACACCATGACGCAAAGAAAAACATGAACTTCACAGTTCCAGGTTCAGTAGCAGTATCCGGTGTAGGTTTATCCTGAGCTACTGGTTTCTGCTGGATAATCTTGGCTCCAGGCCAGATTCCGGTGTACGCACGGATTCCCAATATAGTTATCAGAACAATAATAGTTGAAACAATCACGGCTGTGACTATACTACTCATCTTGTCTAAATGAAGGGCATAAAAGTTTAGTCTCCTTCCTCAGGACCTCAAAGTAGTTGCGATATGATTCCTCAGCCGTAATCCCGGTCGTAATTTGAGCCCAAGCTACTTGATAGGTTTGTCGTTCGGGTTCGTATGGTTTTGGGATGATGGCGTACCATTTTCCATTGTAGCGAACGGTTGGTGGCATGTTATACCTCCACAGAAACAAAGAAGCCAAGATTTCCGTTTTGCACCTTTTAGTGCCCACTGTTCAAATGTATACACGTTGCTCATCGACATATTGCACCTTGCGCAAATAGGGTACAAATTAGATAAAATGGTGGGACCGCCTTTTGATTCCGGAATATCATGTCCACACTGAAAATCAAAAACCGTGATTTTATTTTGGCACCATGGCGTGAAACATTTGGCAGAGTATACTTTACCAAATTTAGATATCCAAACTTGTTCTCTCAAAGCTTTAGGAATTTTGGCTTTGTGATGCCCTGACATTAATGTCTTAAGAGTAATCGTTGAAAACGGAAATTGTTTCTTAATTCGGAAAAGGATTAGTAATAAGATGTCTAAGAATATCCATAACGTTGTGAGTGATGTGCAAGAGAAGGTGACTGCCGATCATTTCCCTGTGACCGGTAATCTTCCTGATGGAGTTCATGCATGGACGGTTGTAGAATTTACGGCCGGGGACTGCATTCTCCAATTCGAAGTTCATCTTGAAAATCAGGTATCGTGTGTTCTCTGTCAGCGAGGGTTTACCAATGATCAGCGCGATACCATTATGGAGATCTTTACGAATATGATGTTTGATTAACTAATTAAAAAACGAAATCAATTTGGTCAGAAATGACCTGTTTAATACAAGAAGATGCCGAAAGTTCACCACCCTTATAACGCGCTTGACAAGATGAAAGATGCGATTGAGCGTCAGCTGGGGCAGAGTGGCGTCAGCATGAAGTGGGAGCAGTCCGAGTACTGTGACCGGACATTCATTGTCTGGCTTTACAGTGGCGAACGTACTTACGAATACAACCTGAAATTCTACCCGGAGTTCTATGCGATGACTGCAAACAGCAACTCGTCTAGAAGTCTTACGGCATTGATGCGGGAAAAGTTCGATCAGGCTATCTACTACTAAAAACTAAAACCAGACCCGAGATGGGTCATTTTTTAATGACCAATTTCGTGTTTTTTACGGTGTTTGTGTCATGTAATTTAGGCGTTTAAGGGAAGCCTACGAGGTGGGCGCCAATACCGAAGCCGGCACCGGTGCGCGCCGACGAGCCGACGGAGGGGGCATAGATATCGAGGATGGCGAACGTGGCCAGGGCAACGAGGGCAATCATGCCGATCTCCGACAGCTTGAGGCCCTTGCCGGGGAGGAGGTACGCCGCAATCGCAACAGCCAGACCCTCAAAGGCGTACTTGATAGCGCGAGTCGTTAGGTCCGAGAAATCAACTCCAGCAGGGGCGGCAACAGACTTCTGCTCGGGCATTTTTATAGAAAAGGACAGAGAAAAAACGAGTCATTCTTTAAATGAAAGTATGTTTGGTGACTTTGGCCATAGGTGAAAAGTACCTTGAAGAGTACAACCGACTTTTCCGTGAGAGTCAAGAAAACTATGCCCGTAAGTGTGGTTACGATTTTAGGGTTTTGGATGATTATTTGGATAAAGATCACACCGATCCAAAAACTATAACATTGAACAAGATTCTGGTATGTAGTCAACCTTGGTCAGCCGAGTATGATTTTATAGTGTTCATTGATGCCGATATACTCATTAATATCAAATCGCCCCCTATTCATACACACATTGACTTTGGTGACAAAATAGGTATAGCAAACGAAACTGACCAAACGCCCTCTTACTTCATGAACAGTTTTCGTAAGTATGTGTATAATTGGAAGGACGGCGCAGAATATTATGCAAGTAGTGGGTTTACTGTGAACTCTGGTAAGATTCTTAATACCGGAGTTCTGGTCCTTCAACCGAAAAAACACCGCGAGTTTCTTGAACGAGTTTACTACAAATATGTAACGTCTGATTACTACAATCCTAATATTCCCAACAACTTAGAACAAAAAAGCCCGTATCATTATGAACAATCAGCGGTTGGGTACGAACTTCAAACTCATAATATGTATGTTATTATATCAAAAAAGTTCAACTCAATATGGTTTCTTCAAGCAACTATTAACCGGTCAATAGGCGAACTTTTTGTACCCTTTACATTCCGCATTCACCGACGAAACATTCTTACGTATTTTAAAGAAACATATTTCATGCATTGTGCAGGGAGAAAAGGATTTTCGAGTGTTCAGGAATTGCAGAAAAACAACCACCTTTAGATAATGAGGCGCATCCGCGTAAAGGTCGTAGTTGATCCAGACGTTCAGAAAAAGTACACTATCCCTCCAGGACAAATTGAGTTTTATGTTACGACGTACCTCAACGATCCAGACGGATGGTCCACGAAGGGTTACTTCTTTGAACCTGTTTCTTTTAATCAAGATGTGACAATTCACTTGTCATCTCAATCGACTATTGATAAGAATTGCGGATTAGAAGGAAAGCTGTCGTGTGCCGAATTAGGAGGTAAGACTATGTGGCTGAACTCTGATCGATGGTACCATGGTGCATCGAAAAGCAAACTTAGCTTAGATGATTATCGCCAATATATGGTTTCCCACGAGATGGGACATATTTTGGGGTACGATCATACTGAGTGCCCATGCAAGAACTGCCCTGCTCCAATCATGATGCAACAGACCAAAGGGATAGGACAGTGCAAACCTAATACGAAAGTTTGAACTCGTTAAAAATAAAGACTTTAACACGTCGAGAATACAGTAAACAAATGCCTCGCGAAACTCTACCCACGAAGGAAACCGATGGAACTGTTATTGATTACCTTGAAGAGGACCCCGAAATCCCTACGCAGCGCTACTGCATCATCTCCTTTATTTCACCTGAAAAGGTGGTTAAGCAGAAGGCGGAGTTCTACAACGAGAAGTTTGTAGAGTGGATGGCGTATGAGTGGAAGGTCAAGGGCCTTGAACATCTCATGGCTTATGTCGCCAAGAAGTATTCTTTGAAGGTTGATGACCTTTTCAAGGATATGGAGGAGTTCAAGAAGGTGCATGAGGCCGAGGTGAAGAAGACGGATGTCCCCGAGCAGTACCAGGTTTTTCTCCTGAAGAACGAGAAGGAGGTGGAAGCCCAGTTTAATGAGAAGGTTGAGTTCCAAACCAACGTTCGTGGCGTCAAGCTCCGTCGCGTATTTGCAAATCTCGAGGAGTGCCAGACGTACGCCAAGGTCCTGCAGCGCCGCTACCCTAATGACAATCTTTATATTGGTAAGGTTGGTGCGTGGCTGCCATGGGATCCTTCTGAGAACATGATGCCAGAGGTAGAGTATGCCGAGAAGGAGCTGAACGAGATGATGCGCCGGTACAAGGAGAACGAGGTGAATCGCGAGATTTTCTTTGAGGAAGAGAAGGCTCAGCGCATTGAGCAGCAGAAGAAGGAGAATGAGGCGCGTCGTAAGAAAAATCTGGAGGATGCGAAGGCCGATGCAGGTCTGGCCGATACGGCCGATATCGGTCGCGCGATTGAAGACAATGTTCACCCTGCCGAAGGTGGTGTTCCCCGTGATCTTTGAGTTCCTAACGACGCTTGGTCTGACGGCGGCGACGTGTTGAACGCTTCCCTGCACGGCGGAATATACCTTTCGCCTTGTTAAACAGATTTGACGCTACTGATTTTGCGGATACAGGTGCTGGAGGTCCCACATTGGGATCAATGGGTGTAGGTGAACGAGGTATCTTTTTGACCTCTATGACGTACTTACTCGCAATTTCTGCTAGAAAATCTGCGTCGGCTTTCCATACGTCTGTCGCACGTGTAACGATTTTACCAGTCTCTGGATTCAGCTGGAGTTTTATCTGATAGAATTGCCCACTGACAGGATTAACAATCGCAACTAATGTGTATCTCTCGTATAAATGGTCTTCCGTGTCATACTTTAACACATTAACATCCGGAGCACCGTTACGACTTTTACTCAGTTCTTTGGATAGAGATCCGTACTTTGTGAGAACATTTGTTAGAGCTTCGTTATCAAACCCAAACGATACCATTATTTTTACGCAAGATTAATGTTTCTTTTTGGTCTGACGGCGGCGACGTGTTGAGCGAATAGTCTTGGAAACCTTCCGCTTGTATGTTCTAGCCTTTCGTCCTGCGAGCTTGGGGAGAGTAGACTTGTAAAAATCAACGTCCGCTTGGTCTTCAGGGAACACAAGCTTTCCGAAATGTGTCTTGGGCTTTGCACCTGAACGAAGAAGCAGCTTCTTAATCTGCTTAAACCGTTCAACCTTCGCGGGATCGCTGGATTTCTTTATGGCGATATCTGCAACGCCACGATACGTCTTTCCCTCAAGCTCGGGAGGAAAATTGGGGATGTGTTTGTTAAACTGATTATTGAAATTTGGTCCTTCAAACGTTCCATCCACTTGATACGTTCCAGGAAACTCCTTAAGAAGGGTATCTACCATCGCAACGTTGGCATGAATAATGGCATACATCATAGGACGCAAATGGAATATTTCGCTATCTAACTTTTCCCGAGGAGTGTCTGACCCCAACTCCGAATAAAACTGAGATGTGTGCGTGGAAAAGTTAGCAGCATCGCCACGCTGAAGATCATCAGCGATTAAGGCCAGATACTGGTCTTTCCGGCTCGGTGTAGAAGAACCCGATGGTCCTGACCTGCGATTGTTTCGGTTAAAGCCGTATGCAGCGAGATGCGCCATTATTTTTACGCAAGATTAATGTTTATCTTTGCCCTCCTGTTTGACACGGACCCAAGGATTTGAGCTCTTTTTCCTCAGAGCGTCAGGCGAATACTCATCTTGGGCCAACATTGCGCTCGAAAAAGGTTTGTTGTCTGTCCACAGCGAATTATCACATAAATGAAACGGTGGGTGATCTGAAGCTTTGTACCAGAACACTTGATCTTCCAACTTGTTTGACTGAACACCGTTGCAAATCACTAAACATTCGAAATTTTCGGTACACTGGTCCATGAATTGACAGAACATTTCGAACGTGGGAAACATACCGGCATAATTGTCGTATATACGACGGCGATTATTCACGATACTTTCGCGAAGAATAAACACGAAGTCTACGTTGGTACGCAAGTTAGGTGTGATTCCAAGAGGGTACTGCATCGTAATGATTGTCATGACATCAATGTGACGACCGTTCATGAAAATGTAGCGCGTAGATTCCTCTTTAATCCACGAAGCATCATACAAACAATCATCCAAAATCAAAAAGGCACGAGGATCTGTACCTGAATTCCCGCCTGATCTCTTTTTTTCTTCGTTACGTGCAGTCTTTACACCTAATTGCCGCTTAATCACATTCATCACGATAGAAGGATTGTACTTATCGTGAATCAGTTTGGAAGGAACCATATGCTGGAAAAACTCGTTCGCAACTTCTGTACCTGAAATCACCGTTCCAATCGGGAAACAGTGCTGGGTATTAAACAAAATATCGCGAACCAAGAACGATTTTCCGGTATCTTTCTTTCCAATAACGACAATCATTGGGGATTTACGAGAATCTATCTCGCACCTGTCTTTCAACATATCTATATTGAACTTCTTGATCTGGAAGTTCATCTACTTGCTTTATTGCGTGTAGTTTTTAGTTTATGTTTGGGACGCCATAATAATATGGTCAAGCGGAAACCATCAGCCGGAAGTGATTTACGGACAAACTCTATCGCCCTCAGTCTTCAGCGACACGATACGAAGAGCTTGAAAGCTCAGCAGTTTTGGGGCTTGAACCATCTCCAGCCTTTTTTTCCTCCCATCCAAAAACTGTTTAAAACTGAAGTTCGGGATTCGCCCCAAGAGTTTGGGTTCAAGGTCAATGACAGTATTGCCTCAATTGTAGACGCCGAGCACGTTCGGACGTCCAAGGGAACTGTAGTTGAAGTTCATCGTAAAGTCACGATGCTTCTTTCACCCTTCAAGTGGATGCAGGGAGATTATGGCACCGCACTAGGATTACCTACGTCTGAAGAAGAGTCGGCTGAGATTTGGCGCAAGATCCAGGATCCGAACAACGCTGCATATGTTGGTGCCCTTCTTTCGACTGTGCTAGCCCAGTCTGGATGCCCCCATTTCCCGAAAGTGTATGGAGTGTTCACGGGGGTATCGGAAAAGCATACAATAGATATCTCCGACGACTACGCAGACTTGTCAGAGCGCTCATGGTTTTCTTCCAATATCGGAAAAACATTTGATATCAAGTTGACAGACGACATCCGTGAAGGAGATTTCAAGCATACTCGTGGAGCCCGTGCAAATGTGTTATTAGGCGAAGATGTGGTTCTTGATGGCGTAAAGGAACTTGAAGCTCCTGAGGTAGGACCCACCGAAGCCGCTGAAATGAACCCTATGATGCGTGATGGAGAAGAAGATTCGGACGACGAGTCGGATTCTTCGTCGGTATCTACATCTTACGTTTTTGGCCTGAAGTCATGCGATTGTGATTCCGACGAAGATGAAGATGAAGACGAAGACGAAGATGATGGTGAGCCGTTTGCGTGGGCATCGTTCACTAACGTTCCCGTTCAGGTCACGGTTATGGAAAAATGTACTGGAACTTTTCACGAACTGTGTTCTCAGCACCCTGATCCTCCTAAACATCTGGCATGGTTATCCCAAGTTATGTTTGCCCTAGCGTTTGCTCAGCGGAATTACGGATTCACTCATAATGATCTTCATTCTAATAATGTCATGTACATTTCCACCGAAAAGGAGTTTTTGTATTACAACTGTGCCGGTTCTTTTTACAAACTTCCCACTTACGGTTACTTGATTAAACTCATTGATTTCGAGCGTGGAATTGGATCAGTGAAAGTTATGGGAATGAAGGAACCCAAACTGTTTATGAGCGACCATTTTTCGGTAGATGAAGAGGCTGGTGGGCAGTTCAATTTTGAGCCTTGGTACCTTTCCAAATACCCCGAAATCAAACCCAACCCTTCTTTTGATCTGGTACGTCTAGCTACCTCAATGTTCTGGGACCTTTTTCCAGAAGGTCCTAAGTGCCTAGATTATCGCAATAACCAAGTATTTAAGTTTTTTATGAAATGGTTATCTTTGGATGACGACACATCGGTATTATTTGGAAAGAGTGACGATAAGCATGATCGGTATCATGGCTTCTATCTCTACAAGGCGATTACTCGGCTCTGTAAAAATGCAGTTCCACGAACTGAAATTTTATCTTTGAAATCTTACTTTGGTACTGATTCACTTCCCACCGGAGAAGAGTGTTGTGTCATTGAGGCTTAAAATGTTGGGCGGCCAATGAACATATCCTGAACGCTGGGGACTTCCATCGTCTTTACTGCATCCGTAACAACATCCGTTGTGGTCGCAAATACCACACCGGCTGAAATAATACCTCCGAACAGTGAGAGCTTACCTGCATCTACCCAATTAATTGGCTCGCCCTTGGAACGACGCTCTAGAGCGTACACGATAAAGCACACGAGGGCTACTGAAACCGCAGCGATTGGAATGATCATTTATTTTGCGCTCAATCAAAATTTCACATATTTAGAACGAGAGTATCTCCCGCTTTTTTCTCAATTTCTTTTAGAGGATCATCCTCAACCTCCTTGTCCACCACATCCTTCTTGGGCTCTTCAGGCTTGTCCATATCCTCAAACTCAATTTCAGCAACCTCTTCGCTCACCTTCAGTTCCCCACGACCATCGTCGCCGCTCTCGGACCCTGACTCGGAATCTGACTCCGACCCCGGCTCTGGCACATCATCCTCAAACTTAACCTGAGTAGGTACCGACCCAGCCTTCTTTACTGGCTCCTCAGGTGCGTGCTGGATGTGAACGGGTAAGGACGCAGACTGCGCCACATCGTCATCCTCCGAAAAGTACTTTTTGGCAATCGCTTCCCAAGGCAGGAACGAACGAATGACCTGTTCCATACACTCCGTCACAATCTTTTCAATATCCTGACGGTTACGTGCCTGCTGCTCCGACGACACACCTACCGTCTTGAAATAGTACGCCATCTGCCACATTTTGCGCGCAGAATGCTTGTACAGTTCATGAATAAACTTTGCGAAGCTCGGACGCTCAAATTCTATCTTGAGTTCAGATTGTGATCCACGGTAATGAAGAGATGCAAACGATTTCATGTACGCAATAAATACGCCCATCAGAAGATCATCCATGTACTTACAGTTCGTAACCTTAAGGATACGCTCGACTTCGGTAGATAGCGTAGAGTCTGACCATTCAGGGATGCGCGTGAGCATGTTTTGGAACGTGCGCAATATCTGGTCGGGCTGACCGTTACGATCACACAGGTCCTTAGCTGAGTCGTGGATAGACCAGAACCCGTCGGCTACGGGGCTGACTAAAAGACCCACGAGGTGTTCGCGCAGATGTTCCTTGGCGAACTCGGTAGACATTTGTTAAAAATACGTACTATAAAACACTCTAGGAAACGCAATTTGCAAAAACGGATTTATTTTGATTAACGATATGTATTTCACACCCAAATCAAGACAAGAACAAACACTCAATATGAGCACGTTTATCAATCGCCCCAACATCAAGACTGTGGAGGACATCAAGGCTGCTCGCGATGAGCTGACCAAGATCCTCGCTGAGATCAAGAAGGGCGGTGATGCTGTCAAGGTTGTCGAGCCCGTGGCCAATGCTGGCGCGGGTAAAGCAGAGGAGCCCGTTACGCCTGCGAAGGCGAAGCGCGGCGCTGCCAAGAAGACCGACGCTCCGTCGGCGCCCGTGAAGGGTAAGAAGGTCGCCAAGGTGGCGGCCGGTGAAGAGGAGAAGCCCGCGGTCGCGAAGACTGCGGCGAAGAACACTGATGGCAAGCGTGAGTTCACGTTTGCCGCCGGTGCGAGTCACACCAAGCTTCTGAAAGAGGCGATTGGTGAAGACAAGAAGGCGTTTGAGAACGCTAAGAAGATGCTGAAGAAGCATGTGGAGGGTCTGTCGGACGATGAGTTTGACGCGAAGACCAAGGACGAGCACGTCCAAGCTTGGCTAGCGGCCAAGAACGCAGCCAAGGTCGTCGAGCCGGTGGTGCCCGAGGTTCTCTCTTACGAGGACCTGAAGGCGCTCACCGGGCTCACGGAAACCGATACGGCTGGCGTCTACTGGCACCCCGAAACGGGTCGCCACGTGACCGGACCGGCTGCCTCTTCGGAGGAAGGGCTGGATGAGGTCAATGACTACCTGGTCGGCGAGACCACGCACCGCGTCTACAATGACGCAGAGGCATTCCTCGGCTTTGCCGGGGTGGGCAAGTTTGCGGACATGTAAATCAAAAACATAAAAACAACAAAACCCAAAAAATCAAAACGGCGAAAGCCAATTTTTCATTTACTTACGCGATTTACGACGCCGAGTTTTGCGCGCCTTCTTGCTCCCCTTACGACGACGAGACTTTCCACCTTTTTTAGGAACTTCCTCTAGCGCCTGAGCATCTTTTGCTTGTTTCAGAAGGTCCGGCGTCCGGATCTTCAGTTTTTCCGCGGGTGAATAAGAAGTTCCAGGAGTCGTAGGTGACGGGATCTTCTGACGAGGCGGTGTAAAAAATCCTTTAGGAGGTAAATCCAGAGTTCCGCTCATTTACTTACTCTGCCCAGAAAATGATGGTACAATTTGGAAACGTTTGTTGAATGAACTTCTGGGCTTCCTGGGTAGGAATCAGTAGGCGCGGCACATAAAGTTCTTTCAGAGAAGTATTGGTAATCGGTGTCTTTTTCTTGTACTCTTTCCACACATGTTCAAAACACAGAAGTTTATGGTTCTTGATTCGACCACTGTTAATCGTATATTTGTGCAACTCTTCAATTTCGTTCGAGTAGTGTGAAAAACTGCGAATAAAAGGGTACTGATGAGTACTGGGATTGTACGCCATTTCGCACACTGTTCGCCAAAGAGTCTGCCATTCGCGCATCGTTTGGTCACTGTAGAGTGGATTTCCAAACTCTAGAGTGAAACTGAAGTAAATATCAGTTTCCATTATTATATAATTGATCTTCATTGTTCAACCCATAACGAGATGCCAAATGAGAATGAGGACAGGAAGTATGAGAATCGGGAAGAAACCGTAAGTGAAAAGTGTCAGAGCTCCAATAATCCAGTATCCTCCGCTGAACAGAGTCTGACCATACTTAGCCCCTTGAATCGTCATCGCAAGTACGAAGTATGTCTTGATGAACAAGAACACATCGTTAAACAGCATACCCACAATATCCAGTGCTCCGTCGGTAGGAGTATTTGTTACGTCAGCAGCTACAGCTGGAGCATTGATTTGAAACTTCTGCCCGTCCTGGATTTTTTTGGATCCTGGCTCATCGTTAATAGTGTAATCTACCATGAGGTACTTCACCTTCTGAGGATTCGGGTCTGGAATACCCAAGGAACTGTGACTTACCTTTAAATTGATTGACCCCTCGTTCAAGTACGTTCGTACAGCACTTGTCACATCCGTAAAATTCCTATCAAATCCATACCGTGCTTTTTTGATCTGTAATCCTGAAGCCAGACGAGCAGGAGGAGCGTCAATGTCCATTGAATCGCCGTCTACCGCTGTAGCCGTATTGCTCGCTCCATTATTAATAGAGTATGTCACCGTAAGAGTTTTTAGCTGCCCTGGGGCCGGATCTGCAACATTTAAGGCCGATGGCGTAACTACGAAATTAAGGCGCCCGTCTTTTAACTGGGCTGAAACAGCTTTTGTTACATCTAAAGTTTTGGTACCAACTCCGTACTTTGCCGACTGAATTTTGACTCCGGTCGCCATTCTCTTACTTATTATACAACAAGGACTTACGAGCTGAAAACAACGTTGGCAATTCCACTCATCACTCGCAGATAATTGTAGGATTCAACGTACGCTGTAATAGTGTAATTATACTGTAATGTCTTGACTGCATTTGCGACCTGAGTGTTTGGAACAATTGAGATTACGTCTAAAGGCGAGTACAGCAGTTGCCCATTTGGACCAGTAGCTCCCGGATTCACGATTGTCGGATTAGGAAGATTCAATGTCGATTTTAGAACGCATACTGGCCCAGGCGGACTATTATTGGTTGATGATGCAACTAACGGAGGCTGGACATACGTATTTCGCAATAGAGTTTTGTTAAACATTGATCCGTTAATGTGTCCGCTTGGCTGAGTACTGTATGGCTCAAGCGAGAATGAGTATGTGTACACTCCTGGAATATCCGTAGATGTCCGACCTTTCTGATGACGGTAATTCTCCAGCTGCGAGAAGAAATATGTTTGTTTGTATGAGAACCGCTCCCTCCCGTCCAAAATAATAGACGATTCAAGAAGGATGTCGCGCTGTGATACAGCGGTGCTTAGATCGTTTCCAGTCGTGTACGACAGAGCCATTCCTGTCATTCCTGACGTATCAATTGGAGGCTTGTAAGGATCCACCCAGTTAGTATAATTATCTACATCGTTGGCTAGTATACGGTCTGAACGCTGTGCAACCCATACTACCTGAGTACACAGATTCTTCATGAGTAAAGCAAGATCGTTACTAGATCCATACTGACCATTAGCCGAAACCATATCAATCTGCTTGATAATGAAAGAGTGTTCGGTCTGATTAATGTGGGCTAACTCAGCATTATTTAGGAAAATATAATTCGCTTCAATGAACGGATTGAGGTTCCAGTACATAAGTGTAGGATTCGAAGGCGCTGGGGGGATAGCGTATGTTGGTGGCGACAGGAAATTATTCATAGTCATCAGCGAATCGCTTGAATCAGGAGCAATACGCTTCCCAAAATTCGGGTTTACCTGACCATTAATTCTTTCACGGATATCGCGGATCGTGAATAGTTCGTACATGTTCGCAAGTTCAACCACAATTTCAACAATGGAGTTCTGGAGTGCTCCTAGAGGCAGAGCCGCACCTACATTCTCACAGAACCAAAAATGGAGAGGAACGTTCAGGACGCGTCCGTAAATTGACGGCTCGGCTGAGTCTGTCATGGTTGATATCGAATGAGGATACTGGTTCATACGATCGTATGCATTCGCCGGATCATACACTTCCGGCAAATTACCTACCATCTGGCTGACCATCGCCTTCTTGTTAGCATCAAAATTTAGATCAGCGTACAATTTCATCCATTCACCGGTATGGCGCACAATCTCTTGGCCGTTAATTAGGATAGAAGCATGCTTGATCATATTGTATCCAATATTTCGAATCCACTGGAACTCGTATCCAATAGCCTGAGAATTTGAATTTAAATTTGCGTTAGCACCCCGTGTCACAGGATAGACTGGAGAATAAATGTTTGGAAGAGTCATTACGACATAACAATCATTGACTAATTGAGCGATTTGATCAACTGTTGCTCTGAGAGTCAATGATCCCGATGCAGGAATTCTTAAATTTGTGGTCTTGAACACTAACTCAAACTGTTCCATTGCAAAATCTGTGTGGCGCTTATACACCGACCTAAAATGAGTGAACGATGGGTTCCCACATACTAGTTGATCTTGTGCACCTCTATTGACGAGCTGAATTAAGCCTCCAGACATCCTTACTTATTTACTGCATAGTTTTATGTCTATATACTCCGCATTTGATGCATCCGGTACGGTCTACATTCAGACTTACGGTCGTGCAATTACATAGGCGGGTGAGTTTCAGATTCTTGGCATTCGTGTTATTGGCATGTGTTGTTGACACAATGTAGTCCGCATTCTGCGACGCCTTGAAGTCTAACCACTGACCGTTTGTGCGCCGGATACGACTGCCACCAGTCGTACGAGGAATCAGCATGGGAACCGAATGTGGTGTCTGTGACGTCGTAGGAATATTCACGTCAGTATTCGCTGCAATATCGGTAGCATACGTTTTAGCTCCCTTCAGACGCATTAAGCGAGTCCAGTCGGCAGCAGATAATCCGCGCGTTCCTGCCTGGTTATTTGATGAAGTCCTAGGATGGGCGACAGTCGCCATTTATACAACATGCGGGAAAAAGGTTATAGCGTTGGGTCCACTACGTGACCCTATCTGGAACAAACGCTGATTATCCTGGAATGCAGAGTAGTCAAAGATCTCGTTCGTCTTAGGGTCTAGAATCATTACCATTCCTTTCACTTTAATGATTTGGAGCTTACGTCTTTTCGGTATTAAGTTACGCCTATAAAGAGTATCCTTTTCATCATTCAAGTACGATGGACGGTAGGCAAGATCTTCCGCAGTGACCGATGTGTCGAAACGCATACATTGGATTACCGGCTGTTCTTTCGAATGTAATTTACGATGAATCTCACAATCTACTGCAGCTTGTTTGAGGATCGTGGAAATGCCTTTAATAATCTTACCTTTTTTGTACGACATATCGTACAGAACCTCGTCAGAACTCAAGAAAGCCTCTATCGGTTCGTTTCCTTCGTACCGTTTGGTAGTAGTATCATTACGACGAATCTGGGTAATATTAGGTCCTTCCTGATCCTTGAGCTGTTTCGCTGAGAATACGGACATATACAGCTTCACCGTAACGTTACGTTGGTCTTCTGGCAACGATGAATGTGAGTTTACGCGGATGGCGCGACCAATCACTTGCTCAATACGCGCAGGGTTCCAATAAGGTTCCATGATATACACGTTCCGAACGTTTTTTAAGGTAATACCTTCTGCGGCCGCCTTAGTTCCCATCATAATACATAACTTGCGCTCTTTCAACGAATCTTTCAGTGACGACGGTAACTTTTCGGTTTCTCCATTGAACACTAGACGGGCCATCTCACGTTCGTCTTCGTCTTCATCGCCAGTATATGAAGCGTAAGCTGGTACTCCCTTCTCCATCTCGCCTTCACGCCACTGCCCTCCTTCCTTCTTCAATTTGTACGGCTGGAACCCGTTATGATTCAGAATTAATTTAAAGAGTCCAAGACCTTCTAACGACTTGTACTCGGAATACACGAACTGATTATTGAATTCGCCGTCTTTTCCTACTGTAGACTTCAGATCTTTCAGCATCTGAGCCATTTTCGGAGAGAAGTTAGGAAGCGCTTTAGGTGTTAAGAATCGTTCAGGCTCTGCATCAATCTTTTTCAAGATTTCCAGCTTATCTTCAGGAATAGGCTTGCCACGTAATGAATATTCGGTTTCGCCTTCTTCTGACATCTTATACTTGAATTCCGGAGGGACCGCAAAATTACATACTAGACGCGACGTCATACGGTAAGAACCAAGCTCGTCGTTTAGGGAAGGATTACGGTTCTTCTTAGCTTCACGATCAATTTCAATTTTGCGGGCTTCCAAATATCGCAAATACTGTTCGTCGGACATCTCAATTTTCTGCAGGGTCTTGTCTTCATCCAGACGCTTTGGAATCAATTTCTCGTCAGCGCCCTTGTAGTAAGACACCAGACCCTGAATACGACGCCCAAGTAACAAAGCATTCTTGATATTCAAGCCGTCTACAAACGTCTTCATAAAATCTTCATACTCGGTCGGCAAACACTCCAGGTTCTCTACACCCATCTTGTCTTCGCCCAGAAGCTCTACTCCCGCAAACTTATTTTCGAACTCGGTCTTCCATTCCGACGCCCATTTCTTGATATCCGGTTCCTGCTTGAATTCTTTAGAATACTTTACGGCAATCCGATCTCCCTTATCGTTGTACACGCTCTCGAAATAAGGAGGGTTGCGGGTAAGTTTCAGTTCGTGTTTTACGGAATTGTACTCTATCGTATCCACATCCTTTTGTTGCCGGAAAAAGGCAGTCATCAGTGCTTCGTCCCATGTCATTGCAGACTTAGTAGGAACCATGACTCGCTCAATAGGTCCGCGCAAAAGATTCATTAAAAAAGCAATTTCCTGGGGACGATTGATTGTAGGAGTACCTGACAAAGCCACGACCTTACAGTTCTGGGATTTATAAATCATATCGTACAACTTACGCTTTAGTTCGCTTTCGTTGATGACCGCACCAATTAAGTTATGGGCTTCTTCAACGATCACAACTGAGTCATCGAACATATGGGGAGAATGAAGAATACGATCAACATTAGATTCCAGAATGCCGTTATAGTTAATGAACGTGAACCTCGAATTTATTAGATCATCAATTTGGGCATCAATGCCTTTCTGCTGGTCTAGCGACAGCGTCCGGAAATTCGGGGCTGCACCCTGAACGGTCATAAAGTACCGTCCATTTTTGTCCAAGTACTCTTCGGAAATACCCATGGATTTCGCAGTATCCCGATCCTCTTCTGTCCGAACCTTCTTCTCCTCCCAATGACTGTCTTTCTTGTACACCGGATCGCCACACGACCGGATCTCGCCAATAAAGTTCGCTTTGAGTGATGCTGGAAGTAAGACAAACACTTTCTTGTTGGTCATCAAGGACTCGGCGACCGCGATAGCCGAACACGTCTTTCCTGAACCGAGGCCGTGGTATACAAGTAGACCCCGGTACGGAGTTTCAATTAAGAGATAGTCCCTGACAAGTTTCTGGTAAGGGTACAGTTCTCCAGGCTTACCGTCTGTTCCTTCCATGTCTTTCTGACGGTACTTCAAAAAGATTCGGGTTATGGAATCTACGAACGCCTTGCGATTAGGCAAAACGTAGGACATTCTCACTTAATTTTACAACCGAAATGATAATGGAAGAGGTTGTCCGCAAGAATCCCAAATTATGGACTGTCGCAATTTACCTTTTCTACGTCGCAGGGTTTCTCTATATAAAGCCAGCTGTGGCTTTTGATAGACAAGGAAATATCCGTCCCTTTGGAGTTGGAAAGAAGGAGTCTACAGTGTTTCCAGTCTGGATATGGATACTGGGTCTGGCGGTCGCTGCATACTTGACCGTGGTTTATATTCTGGACTTTGATTTCTAAGCAGATTTAGGAGGAGTTGCAGCATTCTTAGCCTCCTTTTGCTGTTTCTTGCTCAGTTTATCCATCAGTTTGGACTTGAAACTTGCCATTTCGTCCGCTGATGCGACACATGTTTTCGTGGACGCGTCATTGAATGCCCATACGATCATGGGCCATAAGAAAATAAGAAGAATATGGCCCAGTGCTACCCGAGTATTCATAGGTTCTTCAATCCCGAAACTTGTATAAAAATCAACAAACGGACGACGCAGGAACTCAAAGTAAGAAGATAAAAAGAAAGCTAGAGATGGAACTGCTGCAGCAATCGCTCCAGACTTGAACGATGCTGCTGTATCTATCTTTTCGCACGTAGCGTACGTACTCGCCATAAGAATCGCGGAAGTTCCTACAGTAAACCCTCCAAACACTCCGGCTGCTGAAAGAATGGTGTTCATTGTTATTACTATTACAGACTTTGATGTGTGGCAATCAGACGTTCAACTTGACCCATAAGAGCCAGACGTTCTGTATAGTGTGGTCGGATCACAGATTTGCATTCTGATAACGATTTCCAATCAACTTCCGAGATCTCTTTGCTCTGCATGAATGTGAGTTTCTGCTTCAAGTTCACGATCTTGGAATCTTTCAACATAGCCACAAAGTAGATGTGGCGGTACATGATATTGTTGGTACCTTTAAAGGTTTCTGTGAACTTCAAGGTTTCATGTAAAGTATAAGCTTCAGGAGGAATGTTTGTTTCTTCGAAGAACTCGCGTACAGCGCACACGGAATCAGATTCTCCTCTCATTCTCCTGCCTTTTGGGAACCCCCATTCTGGTTCAGAATACTTTGATCGGTTACGTGTAGTGAGATCAACCCTGTCTAGTTGGTAGTATTTAGATTTCGAAATCTCATACTCTGCCGAATGCGTGTCCCGTCCCTGTCCCCAAAGTTTGGTCCATAAGGTATCAAACTCTTCGGCTACAATCAGTTTCTGTTCAGGCAAGGTCATATTTCCAATTAGACGTTCAAGGTACTCCGTATCTCCCAACTCGTACTTTCCTCGAATAAATTCCATATATGCCATAGAATCTTTGCGTTTCACCATCAGAACTCCTACGGTTCGAGGATCCACTGGTAATTTTAGGGGATCATAAGGTCCTCGCAAGAGCAGGATCCCGCACGATATAATTGGGTCTTTACATGTTCGAAACACGTGACCTTTTTCACCACAATTGTTGCAGTACATTTCCTTCACCGACATTTCACTGTCATATCGTCCGTTTTTACTTCCGGCTTTCTAACAAATGGGTGGAAGCTCAAGTAAACCAGCACCGATAGCTCCAATTCCTGTGTCTACGCTACGACCCGATCTGTCCCAAGCCCAGAGTGTGACATATGCCCCAGGTTACCTTGAGAGCTTAGCGAAACAGAACGAAGAGGCTCAGGCTGCTGCGTCTAAAATTGCGGCAGACGCCCAAGCTGCTGCTGCTGCTGCTGCATCTTCGTTAACTCGGTGGAAGTGGGGAGTCGGTATTGTCGGAGGTATTTTAGGTCTTGGTCTGGTTATTCTTGCTGTGATTGTCATATACGACTTAGCTGCCAGACAGTTTGGATGGCAGACTATTGGGATGCCCGGTATTGCCAAGTTCACCAATTACCGTGAAGGATTGGAGAATATTGATGTAACGTCAAGTACAGCACCATACTCATCAAGTACGTCGCCTTCTACCGTTTCATCAATTCCAGGTCCTACAGGACCTACTGGACCAGCAGGATCTGGAATGTACGGAACCCCGCCGGGTGTTACTGGCAGTGCCCCTCCTCCTCCCTTGTTGTATCAGTGGTATTACGGAACTGGAAACATGCCTGATGCCGTAGATGCCCAGAAAGGTACTACTGTTACTGCGGCTGGGGCTCCTTTATCGGCCGGTAATCAGGGAGCTTATGGTATGCAGTGGTGGATGTATATTAAGGACTGGAATTACGGGTACGGACACGAGAAACCTGTTCTCATTCGTCCTGATTCCACAAACCCAGCTGTAATGAACCCCAAAGTAACTCTACACCCTACCGACAACGTCCTGCGCATCGCCGTATCCATCTTTCCTTCTGATTATACTTCCGGTGTTTCAGAACCCGCTCCAGCCAATGCCCCAGAGTTAGGTGATGATGTGTTCACGTGCGAAGTCCCCAATATTCCTCTCCAGTCATGGTTCTCTGTTTCCCTAACGGTGTTTGAGCGTAACTTAGATGTGTATCTCAACGGTATGCTTGTCAAGTCCTGCTTCCTTTCAGGAGTACCTAAGCCCGCAGTCGGAGATATCCAGATCACTCCTAATGGCGGATTCTCAGGACAAGTGTGTGGCCTCCAGACATCTTCTAAGGTCATCAATCCTTCCGACGCTCTAGCCTTCTATGGAGCCAGTAATTCATGCGTAACCACCAACCCCGGCGCTCCGAACGTCAGTTCTACAGTAGACACTACAGGGTACTCTGTAAAGTTCGGACTATTTGATGCTGTTGGAAAACAACTTCGGGAATATACATTCTAATCTAAAACTTTAATAATAACAATGAGTTACGTCGTTATTATACTTGTAGCCCTAGCTGTTTTAGCCACTATGTATGTAGTTTATACGGCTATTACTGCCTCTCCCGCCGCCACCGGCATTATCTCAATTGTCGGTCCGATCACCGACGGACGAAAACAGTTTGATAGTCCCACTCAAATCCCCAAATCGTTCAATCAGGAACAAGGACTCACGTTCTCGTACGCTTGCTGGGTCAAAGTGAATGATTTCTCATACCGCTACGGTACCCCCAAAGTCATTTTTACCAAGGGACCGATTGATTTGTCGGTCATGTGTCCCGCTCTCTTTTTGGACTCTTCCTCTAATTCCCTGATTGTAAAGATTGATACCTTCGGAGGAACTGAAGTGATTCCTATCGGAAACATCCCCGCCCAGAAATGGGTGCATGTAGCTATCGGCGTATCCCAGGAATCAGTCGACATTTACATTGATGGTAACCTGTACCTCCATCACTCTCTTTCTCAAATCCCCAAACAGAACTCTGAAACTGTTCATACATCAATTGCCGGCGGTTTCGACGGATCAATTGCTGGATTAAGTCACTATAATTACCTCCTAACTCCTGAATCTATTGCTCCAATTATGGCTCAGGCTCCAATAACTGCACAGGATACTACTGTTCTACCACCCTACCGCGACCAGTCGTTCTGGCTCAGCCATTTAACTGGTGGACTCTAATTTTACGTCATAGCCTGTAAACTCGCCTGTGCGGCCGCAGCTTGAGCCGACTGGTCTTTCGCTTGTTTCTTCATCTGATCTACTTCCTGTTGCAACGTTGTCAATTTCGAAGCCAACGCTCCTACATCGCTCAGATCGTTAAGAATATCCTCACAGAACACAGGGATCTTACCTTGGTCTACAGCTGCCTGATACACTGCTTGTTTTAGCGGATCCAGACTATTCTTTGACGCTTTTAGATCATCACACTGTTTCTTTTGTCCACCAGTCAGTGGTGCAGAACCTTTGGCACCTACAGCAGCCGGGGGAGAAGCAGGTACTGGCCCTTTAACCCCATCTAAATGCTCTAAAATTATAGACTGACGGTTCGCAATGACATAACAGATTGCAAAGATTATAAGACTCACAAGTACCCAGTACATTTGTTATTTCTGCACTTTAGTTTTCAGTTCAGCTACTGCAGACTCAAGGGCCTTAAGTCTAGCCTTCATTGCATCGATGTCCGCTCCTTCTGGAGTTATGTCTGGCGTTGACGAGAGTTCAGGTACATCCCAGTTCTTAGAACTGTCTTTGTTCATTGACATATGTTCGCGCTCACCGAACACGATATACAAAACAAGAAGAGCTACAAGCCCAAGAAGAATCAGTTGACTCTTCTTGAACATCTTTGTCTTCTTAGATACAAATGAGTTCTCAGGGTCCTGCAGGATACACTGGGTACAACTATGGTCCTACCCGCGACTCGAGCGACTGGACGCGCCAGTTAAAAGAGAAGCGCGAGTATTATTCGTACAGCACCAAGAACACGGGTAACAAAGATACTGAAGACCCTTGGATTAAGTTCGGCAACGATTTCAAGCTAGAGTATAATTACGGAAAGTTGGCCTGTGGTGGATGTACCGGAAACGCTTTTGGCGGTGGAAACTCTAAGGTCGGCGGGTCTTAAGCGTCTTTTTCAACGACTTACGGACTTTCTGGCGCTGGGTCTTGGTTAAATCTGTAGGAGTATAATTGAAAAACAGTTCTAAAAATTCCCGAGAGTTCTTATCCTCTTTCAACTTATTGTATAGATCAGCTGTTTCAACTCGCATTGTCACAAGATCTTTCTGTGTGCCTAAGCACGTTAGTGGTGTAAGAATCTTGTACTTGTGTTTCGATTCGTTGGCTAAATTCACCAAATGTTCAGCGGTGCACAGAAACCGCTGCTCGGGCTTTGATTCCATGAACTCTTTAGGCGCATACAGCGTCGAAAGAAAAAACTGGAGAAGAGTGGGAATACTTGCAACCATAAGACCAGACGGTGTTTTATGATAACTGTGACACGCTTGTGTTTCATATATGCGAACAAGAACGGTATTCTTATTGTCCGTGATATCTGTGCGTGGCGGCATCAACTCTTCGTATGCCGGAAAGTTTCGGGACTTCACTGGTTTTCCAAATGAATGCATGATCTTTTTCGTTAAATCTGCCCGCTTATCGGGAGTAGCAAGTAAATCCAAAGGCAACATCCATTTTTTTGGAGACTTTTCCTGCAGCATTGAAGCATTAAAGCCCAGTAATACAGCTTTTTCAACTTCCATAACCGTACGAATATGGGATCGTGTTTCTTCTTCCAAATACTCATCACTCGCATTCTCAGTTGCCGCTGGGCAAGTCATAGGATAATTACGGTTCAAACGCTGGAGGCGATCATACACCTTCTTCCATCGCGACACATCTCCTTTCGGTCGCGAAAGTTCTAAGTACATCGACATTCTCAAAAAATTTGGAGGAACGTAATGGATCTTATTTTTTTCAATACTTTCAGACCATAACTTCTTGAACATTTCGCCATCCATGTGCGAAATGTCTGCTACGCCAATATAGTCTGCAAACACCTTGAATGTGCCCAAATGTAAACCTGGTTTAACTTGGACACTCCCAAACCCAGCATTTGCCAATCTATCGGCTAACTTAGAAGCGTGAACTTGCGGAGTTTCTGAAAAGAAATCGTAGTCTGGAATCTCTGTTGAGTAATTGTAGAACTTGTCCTGTTTTGGCAAAAGGTTATTGATAGCTGTTCCGCCATAACACATCACACGATGTGTTTCAATAAACTCTTGGACTATCTTAATCATTTTCTTGACTTCGGGATTGCCCGCTGTTTCTTTGTCAATTTGATATTGCGCCTCTTCCGCTAAAGCAGCTACATCACCTACCTCCATTACTCTTTCTCTTCAAAAAACGAATGGTATTTGGCCGGTTTTATTTTAGCTACTCAAACAAATGACGAAGCGGACGTCTAAGGAGTCTGCTCGCGATAGAGTAGGGTCTGCCGATATGGTAGACCCCCCTCCCAACAAGCGTAAGAAGACCGATGGGGATACGTTGTGGATAAAGGACGATACTCTGGATTCTCAGTCGTCGGACGACGAAAAGCCCAGCGTCACGGTTCCCACAACTAGCGACGAAGATTACGAAGAGGATGAAGAGGAGGCTGAAGAGGAGGCCAAGAGCGACTTCATTGATTTTCTGATGACCAAGTACGCCACAAAAGGTCCCAACACTCGTTCTCAACGAAAAAAGAATGATGACTCGGCAGTTAAACTGCCACTTCAACTAACAAAATCCGAATTAGCTTACTTTAAGAGCCAACCCGCCGAACGCCAAAACTCACTTTGTGCTTTGATGACGAAGATGACAGATATGAGTTTGGCAGAAGGCAGCGTGCCTCCTAAATTCCGTGTCCTTGAACTTCCAGTGTCAGACTACATTAAGTCCAACGTCATTAAGAAAATCACAGCCGTTGAAGAGATGGGACCCGATTCTGGTGAATCGTACAAGCTTCGTAACTGGATTGACGCTTTCTTAAAAGTCCCTTTTGGAAAAATAGTACCTCTTCCTGTAACGCTGGAACATGGAGCCATGATGTGCAACGCTTTCATGACCGATGCGCGTCGTACGATGGACAAACATATTTACGGAATGGTTCCTGCAAAAACCCAAATTTTACAGATTATTGCCCAGCTGATTGTTAATCCTCAGTCGGTAGGTAACGTGATTGCCCTGCAAGGAGCTATGGGTGTAGGCAAAACTTCTTTGGCGCGCAATGCGATCGCCGAAGTCATGAAGCGTCCATTTGAGTTCTTCTCGTTAGGTGGAGCATCCGATGTTGCCGGATTCGTAGGTCATTCGTATACTTATGAAGGGTCTATGTGGGGACGCATAGCCGATTCGCTGATGCACGCTGGAGCCATGAATCCCGTCATGTACTTCGATGAGCTTGATAAGGTGTCTACTACCCCACACGGCGAAGAAATTGTGAATATGATGATTCATTTAACTGATCGGTCTCAGAACTCCCAGTTTCATGATCGGTACTTCTCTGGAGTAGACTTTGACTTGTCCCAATGTCTGTTCGTGTTCTCGTTCAACGACATTGAAAAAGTTCATCCTATTTTACGTGATCGCATGACAGTGATTCATTGTGGAGGGTACACTGAAAACGATAAAAAGGCTATATTGAAAGATTATATCTGGCCCCAACTTCTAGATCGTCTGAAGTTCAATCCGGATGAAATTATCCTTACGGATGCAGCTATCAAACATATTATCACCGAATACTCAGCAGACGAAAAAGGTGTGCGCACTCTCATTCGCACCGTCGAAAGCATGATGACGCGGCTGAATATGCTGCGTGTAATGCAGGACGAGTCTATGAAAGAGTATGTGTTTTACGTAGAGTACACTAGCCCTTTCACTTTGACTGAGTCCGTGGCTCGGAAACTGTTAACCGATTTGACGAAGAAGGACCCCGAACATTGGAGGGTGATGTACAACTAGACATTCTATAAAAACTCCAATTACATGATTCACACGTGTACACCGTTTTTATATGTGTATCTAACCAGTGAACATTAAGTGTGAAATAACTATTCTCACACTTGGGACACGCATGTGTCTTTTGGAACTTTTCTACTGGATCGTTCATTTTGTCCGCCTGATTCTTGAAGCAAGAAAATACATTTTCAATTTAATGAGTAACAGATACGTGGTGTAAGATTGGAAAAAGTGCCTTACGATGAACCTTCCATGCATAGGAATATAAATGCTGAGATCCCATACCGCTATTACAATCGTCACATATTGGCATAATATTATCTACTGAATTTGCACCCCCGAAACACTCTGGGAATATATGTCCAGCAATAAAATCATCGCGTTGGATAACTTTAATCCAACATATTGGGCATTTTGCAGAAACAATATTTTCTCCATAGTTCTTCATCCATGACTGACGCTTGGTTGTATCGGTAAATCCTTGTTTAGGTTTCCCAGTTTTCTCACAACACTGTACTTTATCTTCATAACATCTTGCAATCGTATTGCAATAAGAAATATACCTCTCTTGAGCGATATTAAATTCATTATCGTGTTTTTCTTTATCTAATGGCTTTGGAGGTCGCCCGGGTTTCCTCTTTGAAAGTTCTGCAATAGTATCTGACTTAATATGTACTATCTCACTATTATTGGTAACTAGTTCTTTATGCTTATTTTTAGCAGACTGTATTACTTTACTCATTATTTCCGCACTAGCAGCATCCCCTGCATTAATAAAATGTGTTCTGGTATGTTTTTTACCGCAACCAAAAGTTTTTGAACAACTTATTTCACATCCACCATTTAGTTTTCTAAATAACTGCTTTGGCGGGTCGTTTATATTACTTATTGTCCGAAGACTACCATCTTTATTCACACCACCAAAAGGACATTTAGTATTTGCAGGTATTGTGAAATTCCCGCTCATTTCTAGTTATTATCTTAAAATGCGCGGCATACATTTAAATGCATTTAAGCAGGCCATATCTTTGTAAGTACAAACGCACCAACTAATCCGAGCACACTAAAAAACAGGAAGCGTCTGGCCCGTGCGCTATTACGCGCCAACCGATCCTCTTCCTCTATTGCTAGTTGCAAATCGACTTCGGCATCCATCCACGCCTGAAATGCTTCATTGTGTTCCTGGTACAAACGATCGCGCTCTTCGGTAAGTTCTTCAACGGTTGTCATTAATTTGGTTAGGATTATTACGTTTAAGCTCGTAGTGGTTCTAGCCAAGTTTCCCACTGATCTTGTGGAATGTTGTTGTTGAAGAGTATAAGTTTTCCTTTACTCAGCCTCTCGTTCACACTCTCAATGTCCATAAGCTTTGAGAACTCGCGTCCCAGAATTACATTTGTAGACTCTTTCTGTTCAATGCCTTCCAAATACCCTTGGAGGACATTGCAAATACGAGACAGGTTGCCTTGAGCACACATCCCGATATTATCACGCAATTCCGATGTCAGAATCTTCTTCAAATCTTGTTTGTCGGGCGACTTACTAATAAACTGCCATACTCCATCTACCACTTTCCCAAAGATGCCAGGCTCCAGATCGTAGATGGTAGCGTCCGAACAGTACATTGAACTAAACTGCCATGCCGATTTAGGAGATAAGTGACAGAACATGATAATTGTCTTGTAGGTCATTGACAACTTCTTTGTCTGCCATCTGTAGATTTCCGGTACCGGAATCTTCAAAATTTCTGCGACATTCTTCTTGGTTTGTTCCACTACTAGTTGGGTGTGTACGTTCTGATTATCGTTTGCGATTCGCGCAAGAACGTTTGGATTCGGCAGAGCCATCACTACGGCTCCCCGACGCTGGGCTGGGGGAAGTACATCTTCGCCTCCCCATCCACGAATAACACCACCATTCTCCAGATCCTGCATTGCCCGAGCTATAAACTCGTCCAATGATACAGTGGCTTGTGCTACGAGTGCTTCAAGTCTCACCACGATTACTGGAGTAATATGGGCGATCGTAAGCATGTTACGAGCGCGAGTGCGTACTGTCTCAATTTCAGCAATGAACTGGTTACGAATTTCAAGATTTGGCCACCGCCTTATTATCCACATTCTAGCTCGAATCACACTCAGGCCCATTTGGCTAATTTCTCGACCCAAATTTGCCATATCGTCGGGATTACGACCTCCATTTGCTGCAATTTCAGCTGCTTGAGCATCCCGCAACGCTCGGAGTTCGGTCCGGTGCCGTACTGTCATATGCGCTTCTGCAATTGTCTGTTCGTCTGTAATAGCTTGAATTGCATTCTGATCATTTCCAGCTTGTGTGCGGCGATCACGGAAATTGACAATTTGATCTCGGATTTCAAACTTCTGTTTGATCGTCAACTGTTCGTTCGCAAACCGGTGAGGACCAGTTTCCTCCCTCTTGGTTTCGTGTAGACCGCAATATGCCAAATTAGCCTTGTGGGCTTTAGAGCATTGCGTGCCTTTTTGGGTGTATACTTGACACCTTAGTGGATCCATGTTCCGTAGATTGTGGTGGGAAATTATTTCCATTGAAAAATTTTCCGTTTTCAGGGAAAGCCCATGAAGTAAGTCATCACATAAAAGTACACTGGTGCTGCCATTAGGAACGGAAACGGTATATCGTCAGTAAATACATAAATTACACACGTACTTGTAAAGTACAGCATGAAACATACTAGAAGAAATCCATAGATTTTTTCATTGAGCATTTTGGTACTCTACTTCATATCTGCGTCCTTGAATTCGTTTTGCTTAAACCATTCTTGTATTTCAGCCCGGCTTTTCAGCATGTTGCGACGGTACATTTCACGAAGAGATGGCAGCGACATAATGTGAATTCGCATATCGCGCATTGCCCTCTTGATTTCGTTCTTGTCTCGCTCCGACAGATCCATCAGCAGATGTCCCGCCAACCGATCTTCAGCTTTTGAACGTTCATGCATTGCCTCCCTGATTTGGTCAGGATAAATAGCCATGGTTTCACGCGCACGCGCGCGAGCCGCAGCTATAATAGCAGAGCGAACACTCATCTTTGATGATAGTCAATACATCAAAAGAAAAATATCCGTTTTTTCATTCTCAGAATACGTTTCATTATGTATCATGTTTCAGGCTGCGGTAATAGGGGACATACGTCCCTTCTTAATTAAGGCATGGACTAACCATCCAAATACCAGCACAATAGCAATTGACAATGCTACAATAAGCACAATTTCCGAACCCATTTTAAGGATCGGCAGTGTTTTCTTTTTCTTTTTTGATATCTACAATCTATCTCTAGATGAATCCGTTTTCGTTTCTATGAAAAAACGTTCTTTGATAGAAATCCAAGTCGACATCCGCAACTTGGTACTTACTACGCCAGAACGATAACCCCGTAATGAAGGTTTGTAGGTAGATCTTATTAGAGTGTTGATCCAAACACTGTATTACTAGATAAAGTCCTTTGCCACTGCTGGCTCTCCCCGAGGATTTTATCAAGACCGGGGGGCATATGGGGAAGAGTCTATAATATATCCCCACCTTACACTCTTTCATGAGATTGTATTCTTAAAATTCGTTTTCAATGAAAAAGAGGTTTTGAATTTTACTCTTTTGTATTTTGTTTTGTACTTTCGTCTAATAGTGCGGATAGTAATCCATCCTCAAGTCATCGAGATACGCCCTGCGCTCATCGTCGGCGTCCTCATCATACAGCCCTTCCAGCCACGCGTCTTGCTCCTCATCCGGCACGTTGTGCGTGCGCATGATTTGCAGTGCCGTTTCACGCCGGACCTTTCGGTCCTTAATGGCCATGAGTGGCGGCAGCAGGTCACCGAGAATCTCGGCAACAGAAGGCTTGGGCATATCGTCGAGATACCCTTGCAGGACATTGCACAGCCGCGTCAGGTTTCCCTGCGCACACATGCCGATATTGTCCTCGAGCTCAATCTTGAGCGTCTTGATGAGCACCTCCTTGTCGGAAGAGCTCTTGATGTACTGCCAGACGCTGTCGAGCGTCTTGCCGTAGATGCCGGGTACCATTTCGTAAATAGTTTCATCCGACGTGTACTTCTCCATGAGCAGCTTTCCAGCCGCAATAGAGATCTTGCACTCGGCGATAATCTCGCCGGGCGTCTTAGCAATTGTTTCCATGTTCCAGCGGTATTCCGCGGGCACAGGGCTCAGTATCACTTTTTCGATGGTCTTCTTCACCACCTCGTTGACAGTCACCTCGCGGTGAATGTTCTGCCGATCTGCCGCAAACCTAATCAGGTCATCTTGCGGCTCTTCGTGCTCTTGTGCCGGTCCAAGATCTTGTCTCGGATCCCAGCGCCTTTCGTTGCGCAGCGCCCACAGCTCATCTCGTCGCTCAATGCGACGATTTACTTTCCGGCGGTGCACGACATCTGCTGCCGTGTCTGGCATTACTGTCAGTCTGTCCACCATGCGGATGCGCTCGTACTTGTGCCGAACCTCCAGAACCTCAATGTTCTCTGTGAAAGTCGGGTCGTCCTTGTTGGACGACAATAGTATCGAGCGCTCATTTATTTGGCGCCGGATCATTTCTGATTCCAGCACATGCTTGGGGCCCGTAAGCATCAGGCCGTTGTAGTGCAGCTTGCACCGCTCGTCCTTGAACACTTTGTGCGGGCACGGTCCGGCCTTGTAATGGCGAACAGCAATGCACGACATTGTTGGTATGCGATAAGTATCGCACATACGCTTAATATTCTTGACAAAATGAATTTCGTTTTCCTTTCTTCTACTAAAGTCAAGAATGCTGAATCGTAATCTTACAAACGATAAATGGTTAGACGGTAAAAACAAGTTTCTTGGAGAGCGTATTTGTGTAGAACATAGCGTAATTAATGGTCACAAATGGTCGTTTTATGTTGAGTATGTTGGGTGCACTCTCATGTGTGTCACATATATAGATAATCATGTTGCAGATATGTTTCCGCTGTCAAGATTATACTTATAAAATCTGACAATGTAATAGACTCTCCGATGGGATGTATATCTACTAAACATCTTTCTCAATCTAGTGCTGTGAAATTGGTACGTATGCGTCCTCAAGAACTTCCTGATGACGTTTATGCTTCAGTTCCAGTAAAAACGAATATATATTCAGGGAAATCCATAATCATAAAGTTCAAAGATGGGTTGCTCTAGCAGTAAGCCGGTTTCCGACCCCACCATTTCAGCACCTATTCACAAGTGCTTCATTCCCTCATGCGATCTTCCTTCGCCACAAAAACATTCGTTCTGTGTCAATCACGATCCGCGCAATAAGGCAAGAAGCTTAAAGTAAAATGATTTAGGACAATAATGCGAGTTGGCGTTGTCATGTTTTACGACGACGCGATTCGCGAGTATGGTGATTTAACTCGCCAAATTAATGAACTTTACTGCAAAAAACACGAACTTGAGTTGATTTGTGGTAGGGAAAAAACTTACGCTAATCGGCATCCTGCATGGGAACGATTGCCTCTCATTTTAGAACACCTCAAGAACTATGATTACTTGGTGTGGATAGATGCGGATGCCTTTTTCTATTATCATTCAATCAACATTATTGACTTCATTCAGTCAAATCCAGTTTCAGATTTTTTGTTCAGTCAAGATCTGGGAAACCGCAATTTGAATACTGGTATTTTTGTTGTCAAAAACACCAATTATGCTCACATGTTTCTTCAAAAATGGGCTTATGACGAAGAACTTTTTAAGACAAATCCTTACCCTCAATGGTGGGATCAAGGAGTTCTTATTAACATGATCACCTACAACACTCTGGACATACACAATCATTGCTCTTCGTATAATTACGGAGTTCTCCAGCATTTCTTTAAACACGAACTCCGGTCCCAAAAAATCAAGCCGTTCATCATACATTTAGCCAGCTGGTCCAAGCAGGAGCGCGTTCTTACTGCGAAAATGTACTTGGATATGATTAAAACGAATTTGGTTTCACTAGACACAAATAAGTCAGAAATCATTTAACATGAACGACGTTTATCAGACTACGATCACAGTTGATAGCAAGCAGAAATGCGAGTTCTTCAATATGACACTTGATGGCGTGGTTAAAACTGTGCTTTACGAACTTCTGGAACGCCATGCGATCCACACAGATCCGTCGATGGAGATTACGCAACAGCAAGTTTCCGACAAGGTCCTTGATGCGTACGGACAGCCGTCCACACACACTAGGATAACTTTCATTCGCAATAATTTCGGATATGTGGCCGTAGAAACATGGCTGCGATACGTCGGTAAGTAACTAAAACTAAACAAAACGGATTTGTGAATAACAAGTCCAATTTTTTCAATTAAAAAGATAAGATGGGGTTTCGTTACGTTCTCGTAAACCATACTTTAAAAGTCATTGAGGATACTGGGCTAGAAACCGTGTGGAACACGATGAATTTTCTTATCAAGGAACGTGGATGGACCTTGACCGATAAGGTCGATTTCCTTTATGAAGAAAGTTCATGGGACGAGATCGGAAAGTGTGTCAAAAGCGGATATAAGAGCCATTACCATGTTTGGGCGTTCGATGATTAATCTTTAACAAAAACGGATTTAATTAGGGTGAATAACCCATTTTTCAGATAGATACGATTTGTTTAAGATGGGCAACTATGATCGCGAGATTACGATAATTAAGATTATGAACAAGGTCATTCCTTGCAAGAGCGAATTTGAGCGCATGATGGACTTTTCGCCAAAAGAGATGAAGGCGATTATTCGCAAGAAGCCTGTGTTCCCGTATTCGCGGGAGCAGGTGGAGAACATGACCAAGGCGGAGTACCGCGAGGCATTTGCCAAGTGGGAGAATGACCGTTATGGTGTCTCGAAAGATGAGGAGTTGGACGAGGATACCATGTATGAGCGGTTCCGCGAGTGGAACCTGAAGTGCCTGTATGGCATGTACGAAGATGACATGGAACATTTGGAATGGCTGTGTGAATGGATTGCCAAGGGCAATGTTCGCAATATGGACATGGAGTCCTGCGGAGAATTTCACACGGCTGGACTTTACTTCAACGAGGACAAGAAGCTTGTGATTTACAACGGGCGCTGAACTAACCAAAAACGAATTAAACTAGGGTGAATAACCCATTTTTCATAACAACGTTTAAGATGGTTTACGTCAAGGAAGACATGATTGCCAAGATTATGAAGCTGATTCCGTCGGAACACCAGTTTGGTCGTATGACCGAGCTTTGTCCCGATGATTATGAAGCTATGCTGAATGACAAGCCTGAGTTTCCGTATTCGCAAGAAGAGCTTGCCAAGATGTCCAAGGTGGAGTACCGGACTGCGTTTGTTACGTGGGAATACAAGACAGCAGATCACTACATTCACTTCCGATTCAGCTATGACAAGTTTGTAGAATGGAATCGTAAGTGTCTGGATCTGATGGACGATGACGAGCTGGAACATTTGGGCTGGATTTGCGATGCAATCGCACAAAACAAGGTTCGCAATATGGATATGGAGTCCTGTGGACAAATCCTAACCCAAGGTCTTTACTTCAACGAGGACAGTGTGCTGGTTATTTACAACGGGCGCTGAACACTAGACGAAAGTAAAAACGGATTTGGTTCGAGATAACCATCGTTTTTCAATATACAATGATGACTACGCCTATTACCGTGTGGATGTGCCAAATTGAGACGAGCGACCCGAATAACGGGTGGCGCGTTGAGTGCACATTCCCTGCGAGGTCGCAGCCAAAGGCTAACCTAATGGCTACGCGTGCGATTGTTAAGGACCTCTGGGAGGATTTATACCTAGACATTCCAGAAGACGATAATGATATCATTGACAAGCTTGCTTATACTGAAAAGCAAAAGTTCGGTAACAAGTTTGTTACTGAATTTGAAAACGAAGATCAGTTCTTTAAGGAAATCAGGGTCACCATCTGGGAAACCACGATTTAATTAGTATAAAAAACGGATTCGGTTGGAAACAACCATCCTTTTTCATTATCAAAAATGGGAGGTCAGTCTGCGTTCGCGTTTATTGACCCTTCTGATTCCCACCGCGTAGACTACTACTTCATGGGCGATTCCGCTCTTGCAGATATTCGGAAGTATCTTAAGGAACCTTATAATGTTATGAAGGATTGTGCAGCAACGCTGTTAGAGGGCAATTGCACTCTTCAAGAGTACAAGAGCCGCAAGTTTCAGGAAGAACACGATCTGGTGGGTGCATGTATTATCATGCCCGACTCCATTGTGTGCTACGATTCCGAAACTATCGTGATCTATCGCCGGCGAAGGGGGGAGTAAATGAAAACTAAAAACGAAAATATTTTGGTGAATAACCAAGTTTTTAACACAGCACGATGGAGCCTATCACGAAAGAGATGCTTCAGAAGGCCTGCTCTGTTGAGGTTGTTGCTAAGAACAAGGAGGCTCGCCTTCGCGAAATGGCTATGCCGATCGTGACTGAAGTCTACGAGCTAGTGAAATCTCGGATCGACAAATTTAGTGATAAGACTAGGTCTATCACCTACACAGTTGGTCAACATTATCCTGGAAAAGTTATGCGTGTATACGGCACAAATGAAGACAATATAAATCGAGCTGTTGAGATTCTGAAGGAGTACTTTCCGGGCTGCAAAGTTTATACTGGAGATGTTCAGATCAATGAGCACTACGCCCTTTCAAATGGATGGAACGGAATGCAGAATGTTTCTCACAAACAGATAACAGTTGACTGGTCTTAAGGACTAAAAACGAAAAAACTTAAGGCGAATAGCCTGTTTTTCAATTAGCAAGGATGACGAAGCATCCCTCTCGCAACACTTATGAACAATCTATTGTAGGCCATCCAAACTACGGTTTCTTACCCCCTGAACAAAAACAAACCTGGGTTTCCGTATCAAAAAACGGGAGAAACCCCAGAAAGCCATATTGGGACGCAAAGCAGAAAGCTCTAATCGAGTCGGGCCAGATTCCCAAAGAGTCTATGCCTGTAAACGTTGCGAGGTATATTCACCCTACCGGGAAGCATGTATGTGGAAAGTGCGGAATAGAGTGTTCGATCTACTATGAATATCCAAGTGCCAACACATGGAAGTGGTTGAATAAGACCTTCGATTTCGCCAGAAATGACGATACGAAGCATTCAACTATCTTCGAAATTTACGAATCTATAACTGCGCCGACTAAGAATGATATATTCAAGAACTATTTTGGAGTCGTCTTAAGTGATCTCGAAATACAATGTAAGACTGACAAATATTCTGGAAGTAAGCTCTCGCCAGGTGTAATGAGTAATTCTCCCGATCGTCTAGACGGATTTCACTGCTACAACAGTATTTGTGGTTGCCGAACTCGGCACGACAAAGGACGCAGTAGTGAAAACATGAAGTCGTATAACCGCGACCGAAGAGCTTATGAATATTTATCTGATGGGAACTGCCTATTAGCCAATTGCCTCATGGGAAAATGTAATACAGTCATAACTAACTGTTGTGTTTGCGCTAAAATTAATCCTATGACTGCCGATCACATTGGACCTATCTCACTCGGGTTTATTCACGATCCTCTGAACTTTCAGGCTTGCTGTAAGACATGCAACAGCACAAAGAACAACCGAATCACTAAGGAAGATGTTGCAAAAATCAAGATGTTGGAAGAAAAAGGGTCGTGCCTTGTATCTTGGTGGGCTAAGACTGCCTGGGAAGCAAATAAAGATAAGGACATAGATACATTGCAAGACAATATGAACAAAAATACGAAGAAGTTTATTTCTGTGATTCTATGGCTAAAAACTAACAAACCAGACGTTATGGACAGCTTCATTGCGGAAATCTATATGGACCATGAAAAGTCATATACTGTAAGTGATATAGATATTTCCTCGACCGGCGATATCAAGTTCTGTTACAAGGAATCAGTAACGGGGAAGAAGACAAAGGAAATACAGAAAGAACGGACAAAGCAGATCCTTGCCGAACTAAATGAAAAAACTAATCGGAAGATTAAAATCCATTTATCGGAGAAGGAATTGATTGAACTGTCTGATATCACACGTGATACTTTCAAGAGTAAGATCTGTAAAGTGCTTGTAGGTCTATAATGCAACTCAAATATTGAGTATAAGGATTATCTATTGCAGCTAACGGAAGTTGGATCTCATTGCTTTCACTGCAATCTTCAAGAAATTCTATTGCATTTCTAATGCTTGTATATTTACCATTTTTAATTATAGGAAGAGGCTGCGGGAACATTTTTCTTTTATGACCTATCACAAATACTCGTTCCCGCTTTTGAGGCACTGCAAAATCGCAAGCGTTCAGTTTGAATATAGATACTTTATATCCAAGAACTGTTGCTATTCCTTTGATTTCATCAATAACCAACTGCTTTTTCTCGTTCTTCATAGATAGAATTCCTTTGACGTTTTCCATAACAAAGCATTCGGGATTGTAAGTTTCGATCATCTTGAAGTAATCTATATATAGCTTATTTCTAGTATCATCACTATCCCTCTTCCCTGCCAACGAGAACCCCTGGCAAGGTGGCCCCCCTATGATGACTCCAATAGTAATCTCTTTCAAGGTTTCTTTGATCTTGTTTTTAATATTACTGTCGCAAATATCACCACATACATACACGGTATTGCCGTGATATTTCACATTTTCTTTTACGTTCGCCAACCTTTCATCAAGTTCGTTAGATAATACAATATTGAACCCTTCTTGGCTGAACCCTATTGACATCCCACCAACGCCAGAGAATAAATCAAGCGTGTTCTTGTTAACGATATCATTTTTAAGAACACTTGCTATAAAACGAGCAAGAATGGGTGGGACCGCGTTTCCGATCTGTGTGATTGCCACGCCTTTGTTCTCACTAAACTTAAAGTCCATAGGGAAACTTTGAATAATACCTGCTTCACGGATAGTAATCATTCTATCTTTTGTAGGATGAAGGTTCGAGCTATTGGGAAGTCTTGAAAACTGCGTTGTAATAGTAAATCCAGGTTTGTCGTAATCTAGTCTTCCATAAAGCGTGGTTCTTCCTCCATCCTTCCTGATTTTGTTCAGTCGTTCGGAATCTGTAATACTGTTGGGAATATCCTTCCAATTTCCACCTGGTTTAATATGCTTTGCCATTGTTTGCTCTAGCTCGCTCATCTTCTGGGAAATATGGTTGTAAATTGTGATAGATTGATCTGATTTTCTGAAGTATGTTGAAGTGAAGTCTTTATCTAGATTATAGAGTTCATAGATTTTGAGTTCCCTCTGTTCTGCCGATATATTATCTAGATTAATATCCATATCAAATATATTTGGTAATGGCAACTTATGAATCTCATTGATACTCACGTGATTATTTCCGGAAAACAGCTCAAAGTATTTGTCCAGAACATTGCTGTTTAGAATATGCTTTAGGGTTATAAGGTACTTCTCATCACTTACAGTTAGGTAGTTACAACTATTACTTATTACAAAGCGGGCATCAACCAATGTGAAATTCAATCTATTCTCTGAATGCATATTGCAGATTTGTTGACCGACGAGTTTCTTGCTAGTTACATTTATCTTCTTGTCTTGCACCGTTTTCGGTGAAATGTACTCGGTGATCGTATCAAGAGCCTTTATATTTTTTCCTCTAACGAGTGGGTAAGCAGTTTTTTCTTCGCCGATACGCTCCTTATCAAGACTAATGTCAATGTTTCCCCGAACACATCTCAGACTAGATTTATAGGAACTAATACTTGGAAATTCCGTAAGTTTACTGAGAAACTTGGCATCTTCGCTCGTGATTGAAATGATATTGTAATCATTCTTTTTGAAAATAGATATGTTGGTATGAGTTGTGGCTTTTATGACGATATCTTCAGTGTAATCACAAGTGTTGTACTGGACGCTATTAGTTGCAGTATTGTTCACCACGTCCAAGACGCAGATGCTCTGTGTAATATTTGGGAAAATTGTATTTTTCTCAGGGAACTTGAATACATTTGGCAAAGAGAATGACTCGAGTAGGTACTTTCTTAGACTGACACAGGAAATATTTGTCAGTATTTGAGATGGACAGATTATAATGGCATTCCCATCAATATCCAATAAGTTGAGGATTCTTTCAATCGACAGTAGGTATGTATCCATCATTCCGTTTACAGAATACTTGTAATAGTCCAAGTTCTTGATTTGTTTCTTGTATTCGTTCTTCAATTTCAGATTAATAAATGGAGGATTCGAAAGGATTATATTGAACTTTGTGTCTAAGATGTTGACGTCAAGTAATCCATCGTTGACATAGAAGTTAGAAACAACATCGTCTATCTCGATACTGGTAGTTAAATTGTTCTTGATCCAGCAGTACAATTTTAGCTTGAAGATCTCAATTGCTGACTCATCTATGTCTACGAACACTGAGTTCATGATAATATCTTTGATCAAGGTATCTTTGTATTTTGTTTTTAGAAAGTTGAGATAACTAATGAACAAATTACCCGATCCACAACAAAAGTCAAGTGTTTTGGTTTCACTTGTAATATTGGATACGTCTAGCTTCTTAAGTAAAGTTTCAAAGAACCCCACGTGAGTATAATATACTCCATTTGAATGGTCTGTTTTATTAAAGTTAAGCAAGTCTTTATACAATTCTACCGTTTCTATCTTCTTTCCGAACAATACCTGTTGAAGTAGCGATGAAGGCGTTGAATTATCGGGTGAAATAATAACCTCGTATTCATGTTTAGTGTTTGTAAGCAGTTTGGTGATATCAGCCCTCTTCTTACCACTGTAGCCTTTGATTTTCTGTTCCTTACATAGAACAATCAGTTCCTCGCGAGTTTTTGTTGCAAGATCTATTTGTGTTGAACCCATTCGTACCGTTGTTGCTGCACCAATCCCTATGTAGTCGTTATTCGTTTTTGCTAATGCTTCCTTTACCTTTTGTTCTACGAGTTCTTCGAATGTGTTGTCTTTTTTACACGGACGTTTACGGTTACGATGATCTTCCAGATGGCCTTTCTGGTAGAAAGTTTTCCGACAGGTTTCGCAACTATATGTTACCATCACGTCATATACTTCATAATCACGTAATATTTAAACCTTTTCACGAATTTTAACGAAATCGTTAAACTCCCGCAGAACGATGTCGTATCAAAGTAAAAACGAAAACAATTAGGGCGAACAGCTCTTTTTCAATTAATCTACGTTTACAATGTTTCAAAGGTTCTTGATGTTCTTCTTCCGCCGTCCCCGCCCTGAAAAGCTGGTGCTGGGACGATGGGGGTATCATTGGGAAGTCAATAAACACATTCAGAAATATTACGACTAACTAACTAACTTACTTCTTCTTGTAACAGTTCTTGTAAGGGCGGCAGGATGCCTTTTCAGTAAATCCCATTTTCTTACATGTTTTGCGCAAACAATGTGCCTTCCCAAACTTACGCGGCATCTTGAATTTGTTCTTCCGCGTCTTCATTGTTTTATAAAACGGATTTGTTTGGGTGAAACTTGGAAGTAGTAACCTTCAAAGATGACTACTACCGTATGGATGTGCAAGATTGAAACGAATGATGTGAATAACGGTTGGAAGACCGAATGCATATTCCCCCAGAAGTCAAAGAATGCAGCAATGGATCGCGCTTCGCGAATCATTACGCAGGATTTGTGGGAAGTTCGTTACACTTGCGTGAGTCCAGACGACAATGATATTATTGCGAATCTTATGTGCATTGATAAGGATAAGGAAAGTGGCGAGTATGTTGCCGAGTGGGAGAGCGAGGAGGAGTTCTTTAGCAATATCAGGGTGACTGTTTGGGATACCACTATGTAAACATAAACAAAACTAAAAACGAAAACACTTAGGGAGAATATCCCGTTTTTCAATTAGAATGACGAGTATCTACGTTTTGAAACTTAAGAATGGGAACTATTACGTTGGCAAGTCCGACAATCCTGTTCGTAGGTTTCAAGAACATTTGAATGGAATTGGATCTGCTTGGACAAGGAAGTATTCCCCTGTTGCACTTGAGAAGACGTATAAATCTGAAAGTCCCTTGGACGAAGATACTGAAGTCAAGAAGCTTATGCTAAAATATGGTATTGGGGCTGTTCGTGGAGGTTCTTATAACCAAGTTATTCTTGATGATGAGCAAACTAGGGCTCTGAAAAAGGAGTTCTGGAGTGCCAAGAATGTTTGTCTTAATTGTGGCAGAGATAGCCATTGGGCTAAAGATTGTCGTGCATTAACCGATATTGATGGTGAACAAATTGGGGAAATTGTTTGGGCGTGTGAATATTGCGACGAGGAGTTTGAAGACAAAGATGATTGTGCGAAACACGAGAAACTACACTTCAAGAAAACAGTGGTAAGAGGATCTTGTTATACATGTGGAAGATCTGGACATTATTCTCCAGACTGTTATGCCAGAACCCACGTTGACGGATATTATCTGTAACTTCAAACTGAAAACGAAAACAATTAGGGAGAATATCCCGTTTTTCAATTACAGTTAAGAATGAACATATTCTTCTTGAGTAGAAAAAGTCGTCAGTGTGCGAGATGGCACTGTGACAAACATGTTGTAAAAATGATTTTGGAATCTACTCAATTACTTTACACCGCTCATCACGAGAACGGCGGCACACACATGATTCAGGTTTCTGCGCCTGTGTGTGCTTCTACTGGGAACCGCGGTTACCGCTCTACCCATAAAAACCATCCGTCCGCTTTGTGGACTCGTGCCAGTTTGGCACATTATTATTGGCTCATTGCGTTAGCTAAAGACTTGGTGCTGGAACACGAGTTCCGATTTGCGCCAAAGAATCCTCATGCGTGTCTTGCACACTTGCTCTGGCTCGAACAGAATCCGCCTCCTGACCTTTTGGAAACAAGGTGGCTGAAAGATCCTACTCCTGCTATGCCAGACGAATACAAATGTGATGATGTTATTATGTCCTACCGCAAGTACTACATGTATGCGAAGAAAGAGCTGTTATCATATACGAAACGACACATTCCCAATATGTTGTGATTCTTACTTTCTTAAGTACGGTGCACGTTTGTGCACATCTGGAAAGCGGGTAAACAGTTCGCGTTGTATTTCTACACACGGCTGATGAATTCCGAAAAACGCATCTTTCATAATTGTGTGAACACTAAAATGCGAAGACGGTTCATCATCTCCAAGAGGCATACCTAGTTTTTTACATCCAATCGTGAAGTATACGTCTTCAGGATCAGTATCGTGACTGTTTGAATAATTTATACCATCTTCCAGCCTTCTAATTGGGAAAGTATCTATAATTTTTACCATGTCAAGACGCTTTCGTATCGATAATCCTCCATTGAAATTCGAATGCTTAAACCGTATTTTTTCGCGCTCTAGTTCATTCCATACATATACCATGTTCCCTCCAATGTAACTTTTGTTAAGATTCGTAAAGTAATCAATTGTATATGGTGGTGTATTCACTACCCAAGTGTCTGTTTGAATTGTAAGTACAAATTCTCCGTATAATGTTGACCAAAGATCCCTCTGCTTCATGAAAAAATTGTATTCGTTCCCAGTACTGAAATTCGAAGTATAAATTTCCCGTAACTCTACATACGGTTTCAGTACACTCTTCCAATGATCAGTTGTGCCTTTCCCGCAGTAGAATACGTAGTGCCACCCGTCGCCTATGTATTTGTAGTACTCTTCTATGATAAGAGGTAACTTATCAAAGATTCGTGGTTCAACAATTAACACCGTATTCTTCATTACTTAATATTGATACGTCTGTTATGTATACGGCAACGCAATTAAAAACGAAATTAGTTTTATCAAAAAAGTGAATCTTAACCGCTGGTACTATACGAAGATGACGACACACGAGTCTCGCAAGATTGCCAGCAAGAAGTACAAGGCGCTGAAGGTTCGTGATTTCTATCACAATCGGGCGCGCATTATGAGCTACAAGGACGAGTTCCGCATGCAGCTCTGGAACTACTACATCGGCGAGACAAAGAAGAAGTCTCGTTGCACCTGCTGTGAAGACAAGCGCATTTACTGCGACTACTTCCAGGCCGGGCGCATCGTTGCTGGTGGACAGTACAACCTTGACAACGCGCTGCCCATTTGTGGGCTGTGCAACCAAGAGATGGCGCGAACAAACTTGATTGAGTTCAAGAATGTGCGCTACCCGGAGCTGACGAATAGCTCTAGGTGGAAGGACGTCATGGACAAGCTGAATAAGTTCAAGTCCACGAGTCAGGATGCCCGTCTTAAAGACGAGAATCTCTTCGATGAGGAGAACTACTAAACCAAAAACAAAACAAAAACGGATTTGCTTTCTGCAAGTCCAACATTTTTCATTACAAGAAGATGACGTTCAAGGAGTATTTGCTTACACTATGGCTAATTCTGTTCTCGATCATGTGCAGCATTGCATTGGTTGATGAAAATAAGCATATAAGGTATACTCCTGATTCAGCTGCCTACATTGTTGGGATGATGTTCTTTACAGCATCCTTTGCAGTATTTGCGGTTGGGATCTTCACTCTTGCAACTTAACGCCCGAAAGGGCAAATTTTTATTTTTAAATGCGTTTAAAGTAATGGCATTAAACCCAAACGCTCCAGAGTTCAAACCACCATTTCCGGATAAACCTCCGCAGGTGTCCAAAGGATTGGATACTGATTGGGATTGGGAAGGAATGTCGTCCCGTGGGACAAACCCAGTAAAGAATATTCCCAACCCTTACTCTACTACGTCAGTTGCGAAGGGTCAGGGAAAGAAGAAGCGCAAGACTCGCAAGACAAAGAAATCCAAACGTAAAACTAGGAAACATCGTAAGTAAAAAAATAAGTAGACGTGACAGTCTACTTATTTTAGTTCTCTAACGATCCCTGATACTTGATATTTTCAAGCAGTGTCACCTACCATATCGTCTCAATCCCCAAGCTATTTCCACCTCCTGCTTAAGATCATGCATACCCGATTTAACGCTGTATGCCCTGTTACCAAGGTCGCCAGCATTCTAATTCACATCGCCTTTATCTGTTTGAGGAGCTACCCCAACAGACAAGCGCTGCATTTAGAACACTGCACGAGCCCTACCTCCTACTTCTTTGACAAAAATGATTTCGTTTTCAATGAAAAATCAGAGTGTTTTCTTTTTTGTTTTTGAATTTTGCTCTTTTGTGTTTTGTTTTGTGTTGTTTATGTCAGAATCCATTCTGAAGCATCCACGCCACTTCCTCGTCATGGGCCTGTCGGGCCCAGAACTCATCCTTGAACTGCTCAGGGCAGCTCGCGCACGGCAGGATGCGATAGTACGGAATCCGGATTCTCGCTCCGGTTTCGTCAAAATCTATCCTCCGCTCATGCGGATGCTTGATCACAGCACGCCTCTTGCGTCCACCGTTTTCTGCCTCCGTCTTCCAGTCGTCAAACTGGTGCCCACAGCAACTGCAGGCCGCGCAGCCATACTTGGCCACGTTTGCAGCCTCCGCTGCCTTCTTCTCATCTTCGTGAGTCGTCATCTTGTTTGTAGGGCGTCGCCTACTCTATGCCAAAGGATGCGAAGCTATTAACTTCACAGTATGCCCTTGGTCTTACAATGGATTTGGTGAGGACTTGATGCTGTTAGCTTTCAAGTATGTTTTAGTTGTCAACCCCACACTATCTTCCATTCTTGATTAAATCAAATTCGTTTTTCTTCAATAAACACCCATTGCAGATACCATCAGCTGTCTACGCAGCCTAGCCATCTGACTATCTGCCCATACCTTGTCGACTTGGCGTTCCATCCAGAGAGTGAGAAACCTCTCGGCTTGTTCTCGTGGAAGAGCTTTGTACTGGCGAACAGTCATAATAGGATCATCATCAAGATCCATAGGCTCAGCATGACCATCAATCTGATTGTTATTGGGCATCTTGTGTTGGTTCTACTAATTCTATTAAAAATGTTTTCGTTTTAGTGAAAAATTCGGGTGTTTCCTTTTTGTTCTAGAATTTTAGATTGCCCCGAATAAATCCGTTTTTTCTTCTTAAGAAATATCTGAACCTGATAGTCTTTTTAAAACGTTCATGATGATCGAACAAAATCATAACAGCATTGCAGAAAAGAGTGAAATAAAAACCATATT